CACTACTTTTATTATCACCATCAGGATCATTACCATCACCATCACCATCAGGATCATCATCACCACTACTTTTATTATCACCATCAGGATCATTACCATCACCATCACCATCAGGATCATCATCACCACTACTTTTATTATCACCATCAGGATCATTACCATCACCATCACCATCACCAGGAGCAGCTTCCTGAAGAGCTTTTATAGCGGCTATTGCAGGTTCTTTAATAACATTTTCAATCATTTGTATATTCGTTCTTGCGATTTGTCGTTGAACAAAATTTAACCCACCAAGTAATTTTTCAGTTAATGCATCTTTCTTCTCAGCATAAATTACGGCTGGATCTTTACCTTTAAAGTTTTTTATATCTTCATCAGTAAATAATTCTTTTATTTTGCTATCTATTTTTTGTGTAATAGGTTCTATTAAAGATTTTAAATCACCAGTCATACCTTTAACCGCGTCCAATCCTGCATTTAAATCAATACCGCCAGGGCCTTTAGCCACAGGACCACTATCAGGAAGAGCACCAGCACCAGCACCAGCACCAGCACCAGCAGCAGGAACAGCACCTTTGTCACCAACAACAACAGGACCACCAACTGAAGAGCCAAGATAATTAATTGGAATTATCATTGTTCCAGACGGTAAAACTGCAAATTTTGCAAGATCCATTTATTAAATAAAATTATATATAATACCCTTACAAAAAATATTAAAAAAATACAATTGGACAATACAATCTCCTAAAATAATTATAATGGGATTACGTAATACGTTTGGCCTTCATAAATAATTTTGTAAAATGGTTTTTCTATATTTGTTATGCTAATATCACTCCGATAAGATTTAATAGATCTTGATTCTTCTCTTGATTCTTCTGGTTTTTCTTTAATTATAATATTGTTTTTCAACTCGCTTAAATTTTTAAAATTAACACTATCTGTATCATCAACTGATTTATCTGTATCATCAACTGATGCAAATAAATATTTATTCCCTTCACTTTCTATAAAAAAACTATTTTTTGTAAAAAATTCTTTGATATTGATTTTTTGAATATTCATGTTACCAGCATTTGGTGGTGGCGGCAGTTTTTTTGTTTCCAGTGTATTTTTTGATTTTAAATCGTCGTATCGTTGTTTAGCATCGTCTTTTATTGAATCATAATCTATCTCACAATTGTGTTTTTTTAAATACCACTTTTTACCATCAAGATTACAAAAAGTATATGGGTATGGATATATTTGATTTTCATTTATAAATGGATACAATTTACTGCCTTCAGAATCATTCAAATGTATATTTTTGATGGGTATAGAATAAGTATTAGATTCTAATCTTTCTAGTTCATTTACTAATTTTTCTCTTTCATTTTCTCTTTCTTTTTGTAAGATTTCATTTTCTCTTTCTTTTTGTAAGATTTCAATCTCTCTATCAATGTCGTTTAATTTATTTATTAATTTGTTTTCCTCAAATTCAATAACATTACAATTCAAATTAAAATATTTGCTTAATATTTTAAGATCGTCGATAGTGCACCAATTATTATTTTTATTAATAAAATCTATAAACCCATCTATATTAACTTTTTTATTTTCAATTGTAAACTCACTAGCAATATCATAATATTTTTTTATATCAGGATGGGCTTTACTGTCAATATAGACATTTTTAACAATATCTTGTAATTCTTCAAATTTATTTCCTACCATAAAATCAATAAAACCCATATCATTTGGATTAAAGATTTGTTGGAAAGCATTAAATAAATTTCCGTCATCTGCATTTTCATAATATTTATTATTACCCGAACCACATTTTCCGGAAGTTATATAATAATTCGTATTGTTATTTTCAAAAAAATAATCATAAAATTTGAGTGTTACACTTTTTGAAGTTTTGAAAGTAAATGATAATTCTATTTCGTTTTTTTTTTCGTTTATTTGTTTATTATATTCTTTTTTGAATTCAAAATAAAGGTTATCATCAATATCCCCATCGATACTTTCTTCAATATTTATAAGTTTTGGTTGTATATTATTATTACTATTATTTAAATAAACATAATTAATAAATGTTTTTTTTAAAGCTTCGTTAATTTCATTATTTTGAGATGCTGTTATCTTAGTTTTTGTATATACAATATGACCTATACCAATTTGTGCTTTTTTATTGTAATCAATATAAATATTTCTTTTTTGAAATATTTTTTCACTATTTTTTTCAGTAATTTCTTCAACATTATCTTTATCAATTTTGATAAATTTCTTAATTTTAATTATATCATCTAAACTACTTGACATTGTAAAAAAAGCACTCATTTTTATATAAATATATCTACAAAATATATTTATATCCTATTATTTATCATTATTATTTACGTCTATTTGAGCGTTTATTAGTATAACGGCGTTTTTTTAGTCTACGATTTTGGGTATTTTTTCTGTGGTTTTTTACTAGTTTGTTTTGAGCGGATTTTGAACCGCCTGCCAACATTTCAGCTGGCTGAACTGTTATATTTTCATCATTTTTTTCATTTTTTATAGGGGAGCCTTGTTTATACAAATTTTCATCTGAAAGAGTAAAAACGTCATTTTCGTTATAAGCAACAAAAAAATATTGTTTATCATTATCATTAGGTATAATATATTCTTCTCCACTTTCAGTCATTAATTTATTGTCTTTAATTTTTAATGTTATTTTATTTCTAGTTAGTTCAATATCTTCAAAAGGGTTATCAATCAATGGTTTTTCTTCAGATTTAATTTGATTAGATTTAATAATTTCATCCCATTCTTTGATTGCTTCTTCGGTGTTTTCAAATATTTTAGCATTATCTATTTCATTATATATAGCTGTTGTTTTATCTGGTCTTGTATATTTAACTGACCAACCTGTTTTGGTTTTTAGTACTTCTATCGTTTTATCATCTGCAGATGGTGCTTCATTTTTTTTTTTACCGAATAGATTAAGATTAAATTTACTCATTTTATATCAAAAACCTAATATATATAATACAAACAAAATATTATATACATAAACATCCCTCCTAAAATAACCCGCTAGGTCTGTTATTTTTTACTAAACCATCATCGCCTGCCATATCCCTTGTAGCCATACCTCCACGAGTCCATCCTTCCAATGCTGCTTCTTGCACTGTATTTTTTGGATCTTTTACAAAGTTCTCCATTTTACTATCCATTGGATACAAACTATAAGGTGCGAACGATTTCTCCATAATAGTAGACACACTCTTCTTATCACTTACAACCTCACCTTGTAATAGCTGTGATTCCAACGCTGGATCAGCACTACCTCTACCTAAATAAGGAACAGTCAAGAATGGTCTCTCAAATAACTGAAGTTTTTCTAAAGGTCTCTCTTGTTCAGTACTTATCAAAAGAGCAGAATCAACTACAACTGAATTTGCACTCAAACCGTCACCACGGGCAACACCACTAAAATTCATAGTAGGTTGTTGGACAGCAAAATTGACATGACTATCGGAAGTCATTTCACTATAAAAATTCGATAATGTATAGTTAGCAAAGCGTGTATTATAAACGTTTCTTTGTGATTGATCAGTAACATCATTACTTAAATTACCCATATTATTAAATGTATAAGGACTCAAAGTTGCCATTTGTCTAAATATATTTATTATTATATATTATGAATATAATAAATATTTATAATACAAAATCAAATCAATCAAATCAATCAAATCAATCAAATCAATAAAAATCGATCAAAATCGATCTAATACAAGGTATGACGACTCAAATTACGTGCACAAGCGAATTTATTACCCTCCTTACATGATATCATGCTACCATAACAAAATTCAGCAAATGCCCCTTGATCATTTGGAATAGTCGTAGCAGGATTCGAATTAAATTGCCGTAAAGATTGCTCGAATTCCATTTGTTCTCCTAAATCCTTGAAAAGTTTGTTCGACAAATCAGGTTGATCAGGGTTAGCTTCGTTAACTAGTTTTTTCGCCTGAGTCAAAATCTGTTCATTGATATTCTTATTAAATGCAGGTGGTGCGGGTTTTTTATTAGGATTATATTCATAATCTGTCATTAGAACATTACTAAAAGGATTCGATGAATCAGGTGTAGTAAAAACATCGGCAGGAATGGGAATATTATTCTCAACATAATATGCGAGACCAGGTCCTTCGAAACCCTCCTTAGTTTCCGTCAATTTCTTACTATCAGTTTTTTGTCGCTCTTTATCATGATAGAAATACATAACAAAAACAGCACCTAAAGTAATAACACCGACCAATAAAGTACGAATATTTTGTGTAAAAGCAAAACTAATGACCGTCAATACAATAACAGTTCGAGCTATAGTATTCAGTTTTTGTTCATAAGTCATACTATCAACAGGAAAGAATTCGAAAATATATTTTTGTTGAAAGAGAACATTGGGATTTTCAGTAAAAAATGGTACTTTTTCGACATTATCAAAGTTCTCGTTTCCAACCATATTAAAAGAATTATCTGTTTGATTAATAGTATTTGCAGAATTATCCAGTGGTTCTTTATTTTTTGGTGTGCCAAATACATTTATAATAGGGTTTACAAAATCATTATATAAGTTTGAAGGAATAGAACTAGTATTTTGATTCATTATCTAATATATTGTTATATTTTTATAAATATATATATATTTATAAATCTATTCTTATAATTGTTCTCAAAATTGACTAAATAAAATCCAAAACTATTTATTGAGAACATCACTTTCTCTTTTTTTAATGCATTTTTCATCCATTTCAAAGCTCTTGCATTTTTCATCCTGTGGAACAATTTTCAAAATACACTTCGATTTCTCACCGTAAAGTGGTTCAGTACATCCTTTCTCGTCTAATATTTTGATTTTCTTTGAAAAACGCACTGTTTTACCAGTTTTTTTCGTGCATTTTTTCAAAGATTTCATTGGTTTAGCACAGCGTGCACGGAAATGTTCATAACGTTCTCGGACATCTTCATAAGTCAATCCTGATTTTTTCTTCAACATTTTATTGATTACTTCATGAAGGTTATAAATATAACGCGAAAAGGTTTCTCTGGAATCCATATCTTTTTCTTCTAAAGGTAGTTTTTTGAAGTTTTTTTTCAAATTTTTCCTACATTTTCCACAAGGTAGAACGTTCTCTAAATTCAATATAAAATCGCGATAATGTATTTTGTCTTCTGGTGTAGGATGGACAGGATAGTTAAAACTAATCGTATGTAAACAATGCCACATACTTGGACCCCATACAGTAGTCAACATACCATCATTACTATTATAATCATCATTAGAGTAGACTGTTTTAGATTTTAAATAAGGAGGAAGAGGACTTTTATATATTTTTTTGGTTTTACGCGACATGGCAATATCTTTAGTTATAAAATAAAGATATAATAATTTACAATATTTCGTTTTATAAATAATAGAAATGTATTTGTATAATATATAGAATGGCTAATATAATCGAAGTTCTACGTAAAATAATATCCCCTTACTATTATTACATAATAGGTTTAGCAGTAGTATTGATATTTATATATGTTACATATTATGCATATAATAACGTTTTTGCAAAAACAAAACCAAATAAATTCAAGGATGTAGCAAATGTAAATCGACGTAACAAAGAAGCTACTGTATTTTTCTTCCATGTAGATTGGTGTCCACATTGTAAAAAAGCATTGCCAGAATGGAATAAATTCAAAGCACAAAATGATGGAAAACAAATAAATGGTTATGTTTTAAAATGTGTTGATATAGATTGTACAAATGAAACCAGTGATATTACTCGTTCTATCAATGAATACAATATAAGTTCATATCCAACTGTCAAATTATTAAAAGAAAATCAAAAGATCGAATTTGAATCAAAAATCACATCAACAGCATTGGATAGTTTTGTTATTACCATGTTGAACGATTAAAATGATTTTTTCATATTTTTACGTGTATTACGTCCTCCTCTAGATTTCGATTTCGATTGACTATGCGCATCTTCGACGATTGATGGTAATTTTTTGATAGTTTTTTGTCTGTTTTGATATTTACGTTTACGTTCGTTTGATTTGGTACTTCTACTTTTATTTACGGTTTCTTTAATTTTTTTATCTAAAATATCTAAAATTTTATTTTCCATAATAATCTCGTTATTAAGATTACGGTTACGTGAATTTATATATAATTTTTTTAAATTTGATTCTTCATCTCGTGTCAATGATCGTCTTATACTATTTATACTCTTTTCAATTTGTTCGTATCGAACATCTTTAATTTTTTTATTATAAAGATTATCTAAATTTTTTAGAAATTCTTTATTTTGAAATAAACTCATTATATATATATTTATATTTATAAATATATATAATTATTCTACAAAACTACCACCTAAATCAATCAACCGTTTTCGTTCTTCTGAACTATTAAGTATGCCATTAGCAATATCAAACGACATGGAAGAAGGGAGAGAACATTCAATACCAATAACTTCTCTATTTGGATAAATAATAATTTTTTCAATAGTATTATTCATAATAGTAATTAAATAATCTAAAATATTGGATTCTTGAGTAAAAGATGATTCAGTTGCCGATTCTTGTAATCTATACAACCCCAGTATTTCACTGGGTTCTGCACCATTATCAATGCACTGTTTCAATGGGTAATTAGATAAAAAGCCGCCATCACAATATGTTTTGTTTTCATAAAAAAATGGCGTAAATACAATAGGTAGACTACATGAAGAATATACTACATCTAATACAGTCCAATCAGGATGTGTTTTATAAGACATATCAATCAAACTAAACGAATTCAATTCAGTAGCAAAGGAATGAATTTCTATACCATTCAAATCATAAAATTCTTTCATAGTAATTCCTATAGAAATATCTTTTCCTGCAAAAAGAGGTGATAAAATATCTTCTATAGTTTTTTTATTAAAAATGCCTTTATTTTGTATACAATCAAACATAGAGTAAATATTTAATTTAAAAACATTCTGTAATGGACGTTTTATAAAATAATCATCTGTTTCTTGCCAATCATAATGTAATACCATGATAAATGCAATCAAAGATCCAACTGATGTTCCATAAATAGTTTTGATATTAGAAAGAATCCAGTAATTTTTTTTTGCTAATTCACGTAACGCACCATAAAACGTGAACCCTGATAACCCTCCGCCTGATATAACTATATGTCGTATAGTTTTTTCATTATTTTTTATAGAAGGTTGAATAAAAATACCAAAAGAAGCATCTATAATATTGTTTGAATCAGAAGATTCCATTTTATATATAAATAGTTCAAAATATATATTTATATTTCTATCTATATATATTATAATGTCTGTGTTTTTATATGTTAACGATGAAGAAACTAGGGGTAAAGTAAACATAGACGAATTATATGATAAATCACAACAAAGAGATTTGAAACAATTGGCTATTTTTAATAAAATATTAAATCGTGTTCATAAAAGGATAACTACAACCGCAAGAAATAAAAGGAATGATAAACATATTTGGTTTTTAGTTCCTGAATATATATTTGGAGAACCTGTATATGACCAGGGTGAATGTATAGCATATTTAGTAGTAAAATTAGAAGAAAATGGATTTTATGTAAGATATATGCATCCAAATACGCTCTTTGTATCTTGGAATAATTGGGTCCCATCTTATGTTCGTAATGAAATAAAAAAAAAGACAGGTATAGTATTAGACGAGAAAGGTAATATAATAAAAAAAGAAGATGACGCTGATAATGATCCAAATAGCAACATATTAAATGATAAAAACAGTAATTTACAGAAACCAGGAAAGCAATATACTTCTACAAAGGATTATAAACCTACAGGTAATTTAGTATATAATCCAGAAATGTTTGAAAAAATAGAAAAGAAAATAACATGAACTATAATGATGATAAAATTATTATAGTTTGAAAACATTATAAATGGGTTTTTTTATATTTAATAGTTTTACGTCGATTACTCTTGTATTTTTTTTGTTTATAGGATTTTTTACCACCGTTTCTTGATATACCAACGTTTTTTGATAGTGCATCAATTTGTTGCGCTGATAATAATATTTCTTTGATGAATTTTTCTTTTGTTTTATTTTGTAATGCTGCATTATTGCAATTTTCATTGTTATCACCAACTGCAGCACTTAATGTACCGTCAGTTGCATGTTTAATTGATTCTTTAAGAGATTTTCCTAATCTATAACATAGTTCATCTCTTTTTTTATTGATCAAAAAATCCACTTCATTAAGTTGTTTTTGTTCTCTTTCAAGTTCGTATTTTTTATTTTGTAAATCTGTTATTTCTTTTTTTAAATTTCTTATTTTTGGTCTATGTTCGCTATTCCAACTAGACATTTTGTTCTTTTCTTCTTCTTTATTTTTTATATCGGTTTTAATATTTTCTATAGATTGATTTACTTCTGTTTTTCTCTCTTCTAATTCCTTTTGAATAGTTTTTTTTGAAACTTCACCTTCTGTTTTTTTATTATTATCAATATTTTTTATATATTTTTCAAAATATGATAATGGAATATTATAACGTTTTTCTAATAATTCTGGTTCTGATATTTCGAATACGTCTTTTATATCAACTTTAGATATAGATTTATTTTTTAATTTCTGTATAAATTGTTTTGAAAATGGTTTTATTATATTTATAAATTCATTTTTATCCAATTTAGTATTTAAATATATTTTGAAATCCTTATTAAATGATTCAATTAACGGCATTATTGTTGTCGGGTTGTCGTTTATATATTCACAAATTATTTTTATCGAATCTATAAACGATTGCTTTGTTAATTCATTATCACCTAATCCAGCCGAACTAGCAAGCATCTTCATAGGATCGTTTCCACCATTATTCATTTGACCTTTTTCCATAACTCCACTAAGTTCACTAATTACATTTGCACCAATTCCACCTTTCATTTTTTTTCCTTTTCTTTTTTCTTCTTTTGTTTTTATTTTTTTAGTATTTTTTTTGGAATTTTTAGAAGTGCTACTAAGATCAATTCCTAATTTTTCATAAAATCCTTTAATTTCGTTATCGTTCATTTCTTTTCCTTCAAAATAAGGTAAATATTTCCATAGTATTTCACTAGTACCACCAGGAAAAAGTTCAGCAATTCTGTCCTTTACCGCATTATATGGATCTTCTGTAACCAATTTTTTTTTTTTGGTTTTATTATGAATATTATCACAAATAGTTTTTACTATGGTCGGAATATTATCATCCATTGCTTTTTTATTTTTTTTTTTGAAATTTTCTAATCGTTTATTATCAAGTCCTAATGATTCGTTGAGCAAGTTTTTACCCGTATCCTTAATATATTCCATATTTTGTTTTATCTATATTATAATTATAAAAAATTGAACAAGTAATTAATAATTATTTTATTTTTAAAAATATGAAATTAACTGGTGAAAAATTTAAAATACGAGTTAAAACGTTAAAAAATAATTATTTGGAAAATGTAACTAATATGGAATCAACAGTAATTATTCCTAAACCAGAATCTAATACACCTTTATATATTTCAAATATAATAACATCTATTCAAGACGAATCTGGATTAATAATCGGTATTTCAAACGTAAAAAAAACTATCAATGAAATTAAAATGACATCGTTACATAATTCATCTATTCAAAAATCAAAAAAAACAATAAAAAAAAAGAAGGAATTAACAGAACTAAATAAATCAAAATTATGGGAAATATTTGATAACGATAAGAAACATTTAGACAAAATAGTAATAGCTGATAATAACTTAGAATGTGTATATAATAATCCATTACTAAAACAACCTGAAACACAGGAACAGGACTTATGTAAATTATGTAATTCATTACTAATGATCATGGATGATGGGTTTCCTACATGTACAAATATAAAATGCAGTGTCATGGATAGGGATATTCTAGATTATTCACCGGAATGGCGGTTTTATAATACAGATGATAAAAATGCAACTGATCCTACTCGTTGTGGTAATCCTATTAATCCATTATTAATAGAATCATCATTTGGTTGTAAGGTTTTATCCAATACTAAATCGTCATACGAAATGAAGAAAATACGCAAATGGACTGAGTGGCAGTCTATGCCCCATAAAGAAAAATCGTTGTATGAAGAATTCCAGTTTATTACAATAATGGCTCAAAATGCTGGAATTCCACGAATATTTATAGATGATGCGATGTCTATACATAAAGATATTTCTGAGCAAAAAATGTTTCGTGGTATGAATCGGGATGGTATAAAAGCAGCATCTATTTATATTTCTTGTCGGTTGAATGGATGTCCTAGAACGGCTCATGAAATTGCTGAAATATTTAAATTAGATAAAACAAGTGCTACTAATGGGTGTTCAATGGCTGTAAATATTTTACATAATATAGAACGAAATACTGAACATTCAAATCAAACTGATTTATGTGTAACTTTACCTAGTTTGTTTATTGAACGCTATTGTAGTAGATTAAATTTCAACCAAGAATTAACCATGCTTTCTAAATTTGTGGCAAATAAAGTAGAAAAAAATAATATGATCACTGATAATATTCCTCATGCAATTGCTGCTGGGATAATATATTTTATAGCATATAATTGTCAAATGAATATATCAAAACAAGATATTAAAATGATATGTGGTGTAAGTGAAGTAACAATTAACAAATGTTTTAAAAAAATAGAATTAAACAAGGCCAATTTATTACCAAAAGCAATTTTAGATAAATATTCAATGTAACATTATCAGAATATATTTAGAAAAATTACAATTTTTTTATGTAGAATTACTATATATATTCAATGGAAGAGATTAGTGAAAATATTACAATATTTGTTGACGAAATACAATCAAAACCAGTCCAACAACAAGAACCAATACAAGAACCTGAACCAGAACCAATCCTAAAACTAGAACCTGAACCAGTCCTAGAACCAGTCCTAGAACCAGTACAAGAACCAGTACAAGAACAAGAACCAGTCCAACAACAAGAACCAATACAAGAACCTGAACCAGAACCAATCCTAGAACTAGAACCTGAACCAGTCCTAGAACCAGTCCTAGAACCAGTACAAGAACCAGTACAAGAACAAGAACCAGTACAAGAACAAGAACCAGTACAAGAACAAGAACCAGTACAAGAACAAGAACCAGTACAAGAACAAGAACCAGTACAAGAACAAGAACCAGTCCTAGAACCAGTACAAGAATTACTACAAGAACCAGTACAAGAACCAGTACAAGAACTAGAACCAGTACAAGAACCTGAACCTGAACCAGTACAAGAACCAGTCCTAGAACCTGAACCTGAACCAGTCCAAGAATTAGTACAAGAACCAGTCCTAGAACTAGTACAAGAACCTGAACCAATCCAAGAAATACAGCCTGAACCCGAACCATTCCAAGAACCAGAACCAGTACCAAAAATTATTTTCATAGTACCATACAGAGATAGAGAACAGCAAAAGGACTTTTTTGTAACTCATATGAAAACCATACTAGAAGATTTATCAAAAAATGATTATAAAATCTATTTTTCACACCAAGTAGACAATCGTGAATTTAATCGAGGAGCAACAAAAAACATAGGATTTTTAGCAATGAAAGAAAAATATCCAGATGATTATAAAAACATAACTTTTGTATTTAACGATGTTGATACAATGCCAATAACTAAAAATTTCTTCAATTATGATACAACAGAAGGAATAGTAAAACACTTCTATGGATATCACTTTTCATTAGGTGGAATTGTATCCATAAAAGGATCAGATTTTGAAAAAACATTAGGATATCCAAATTTATGGAGTTGGGGTTATGAAGATAATATGTTACAAAAACGCGTTTTATCGAATAATATAAGAATCGATAGAAGTCAATATTATCCTATAATGGATAAAAATGTATTCCAAATGAAAGACGGTTTATTAAGAGTTGTTAATCGTACAGAATATGATCGTATAGTAAATGATACAAATGAAGGTTTTCAATCAATCAAAAATTTAAATTATACAATTGATGAAACAACCTCTATGATTAATATAACATCATTTACAACAGATTTTGCTCCAGATTCCTCTAAAAATACAATACATGATTTGAGAAAAGGTATAATACCGTTTAAAACAAATAATAGAAGACGAGGAATAATGGGAATGGTTCATAGATAAAAAAACAATATAATTAAAATTTACATTTATAAAAACAAATCTATCTAATCTTCATCAGTATCTGAACATTCGTCAGCCCAATTCTCAACTCTTTTTTTATATTTTACAAAAATAGACTCTGCAGCAGGTTTTTTAGGTTCAACAACAATATTTGTTTCTGAATCAGAAACATCGTCATCACCATCGAGTGCAGCAAAACGATTTACAGTTGCATTTTGTTTTTTAACTTCAACGCGGATTTGAACAGGTTTTTGTATTGTATTTTGTTTTTTTATAGATTTACAGAATTTTAAAGTATGACCAAAATTTCCACAGTTATTACATAAAGTTGTCATAAGAATAGGACAACAAACATTACCGCTTTTATCTTTTACATTATGTGAAGTAAATATAGCCTCATTTTTACCAGAATCTTTACAGAATTTACAAAATTTACTTTGCTTGTTAAAATTACGATTTGACATATTGATTTATTGATTGATTGAAATAAATATAATTGGTAAAAAACTAATCAATTTTTTATCAATTGAGAACGCAATTTCATAGTTCGTTTACTTCAAATAATTTATATGTCAATCCAATTTCGTCATGAGTTTCCCATATTCCTGATATTTTTAGAACATATTGTGTATTTTTATTATTTTCATTCATTAAAAACTGATTTTTATATTCCTTATTTGTTTTCATAAATCCAATCATCATCTGTTTATGTAACAAAGGAACTATTTTACAATTACACCCGCGTATTTGTTTATAATATTCCAAAATACTCTTTTCTAGTTTTGTAAAATCATTAATAAGTGCTTGATTGTATTGTTGTAAAGGATTGAAACGTATCTGTGTTTTATTCATTATCTTTTCAGAACCGGTGTGTTCTATAGGAAATAATATATATAATCCATTCATTACAAACGATTCATTTGAAAAAATCAATTTTGAAAAATTACCATCCATAATAATGTTTTTTTTAGTATCTAAAAAATATACATTCGATAATACAAATTTCGATAAATTCAATGTAATAATCATTATATAAATCAATCAATTTATTTTTATTACGGTTTTTTATATATAATAATTTCCAAAGTATATATATAATATATGTACGAAACAATGAAACCTATTCCATATTTGGGAACTTTTTCATATCCTTTGATATCATGGAAAGGACAAACATTAAAACAAATAACATCAACTATAATACAAAACGGAAAAATCAATAAAAATATAACATTAAGTAATCGTAGTTTAATGATGTCTAGACCATTGAAAGTATATAGACGTGAAATCGCTGTAAATATAAATTCTTCAAAATGTAACGACAGAACATCATCTAGTATTGATATATTTGATCAACCAGGAGGTTCTATTATAAATTCTGTAGCTGGAAAACAAAATGGTTTAGTCAATACAATTGATAATACATTTCCAAACAATTCATGTGAGCGTCCAGGAAGTTGTTTACCATTTATGTCTAAAAGTGAAAATGCTTTAAAACGTGTTCGTAGTAGTGGAATGATTAAGCGTCAATTTGATATTTCAAAGAACCGTACTAAGTATTTTACAAATACAAATCAGTATTTGATTAATCGCAATATTGCATTTGAAAAAAATCAATATAATTATATAAGACAAGGTAATTCAAATGCAAATCCAGGAGATAGTTTATCATCCGCAAATGTATATTCAAGTAATAATTTAAATTACAAAGTATACACAACTGAAACAGAAGTTACCTTTCAATATCAATGGATGAATGACATAAATAATAATCCAAACATTCCTACTGTAACTATTCCACCTGGTTCATATCATGTTGAAGACATTAATGATATTTTACATAAAACAATGATAGCTAATAAACATTATGTAGTAGATAAAAATACAGATATTAAAATTTTCTTGTTGAATTTATCATATAATTATATTAAAAATACTATTGAATTACAGGTATATCCTCTTGATAGAACTGTATATCCTCCTAGCAACTATACAACTCCTTTTGGAGTAACATGGAGTATTCCATCTGATTATACATTTATTATAAAAATTTATGTAAATGATAATGATTTTAAAAATATGATAGGATTCAGGCCCAATTTATATTATCCATCTGAATTATCTACAGTTACAACCGCTCAAACAATTTATTCAACTACCCCACCTTTATTAACACCTAAATATCAACAATTATTTTATAAACCAAGTAATCCACAATTTGCTAGTCAAGGAGGCGTAACATCAGGTGATGTTGTATTACGAAATAAATTTAATGCCATTCAGACATCTGCTGCAATGATGTCACCTAGTTTTGGTAATGGCGTTGCAGATGCTTTATCGTATGGTGTATCTGAAAATATATACACAAATGCGTATACACAGAAAGATAAAAAAGGTTATCCATTAAATACATATCCTAAATTTACTAAAACTGGTGAAATGAGAACTTGCAGTGAAAAATCAATAAGAGGATAGATCTTTATCTTCTAACGATTCTATAATCGTTTGATTAATAAATATATTATTATTTGTTATTATAGTATGATACTGTATATTAAATTTTGTACACCAATGTATGCATTTCTGTATATTTGTTCTTAATAAATTATCTATTTTTTCCTGTTTATGTTTATTTTCAATCAAAGAAATAGTATAATGAATATTTTCAATTTGTTGTTGCCCTATAATTGCGTTGTATTCTTCAAGTTTACTAATAAAACAATAAGATATTGGGATGTTTATAAATCGGTGTACATATTGTTCAATTGAAAGCATCTTTTCAAATGTTTTATAAATAAATGGGTAAAATTTTTCGCAGGATGAAAATATGAAATCCTTACATACTATGTATCTTTCTGAATTTGCATAACGGCTTGTATTTGGCTTCATAATATATACTTTCTCATAAAATGATGATAAAATATATAATAAATCAATCGTATGTTGCATAAAACTATCGAATATTTTCAAAATAAATGAGCCACCTTTCTTTTGCATAGTTACCGCATATGCGATCTGTCCAAATAATAATTTTGCAATATGTATCTCTTGATTATTGAAATCCATGGAAAAATCGAAACCACCATCACCTGTAATCAAATCCATAGTTGATGCGTATTTGTCTTTACAATATACAAGATTCTCAAGTGATAATATATTTCCGGTTTTGTCTGAACCCGTTTCGATAAATACATTTTTATTTTGACGTAAAAATGATTCTGTTTTTTTCCATCCAGGAATATTTGGATCTTGGTTATCATCGACGATTGTCATTCCTATATAAATATCGTGTGGACATTTCCGTAATCCCGCAATGGCTTCTATAAATCCCCCTGGTCCTTCTGCCAAATGAAATGATTTAATAGGTTTACTATCATAATATAAATTGAACGTATTTACCATTTCAATCATTTTAAAATAAGATCTGGAAAGCGGCTTGTATTTTGATATGCATTTCTTTTTGAAAGGAATCGGTGTATGAATATATTCATATGGATTTGTATATTTTTTAAAAACATCCCAATCTTTTTCTCTTTCGTCGAGTTTTTTTTTCGTTTCATACAAATATTCAGATAAAGAATTTGAAATAATTGGCGTAGGAGGTGATTCTTTTTCTATACAAGTTATGTATTTATATAATAAAGGTGATGATTTTGGTAATAAATAATATGTCATTAGTATTTTTTTATAGTTAATAAAATATAAAAAAATATGTTTATATTGTTTTGTTTTATTAGAAGAAATTTATTTTTTCGTTGAAGGTACACGAATTTTTAACTTCAATGGTTGGCCAGTTGGTTTTATTTTACTTATTTCGACCATTTCTCCAGCGGGTTCAATTATATTTTCGGTAAGTTGTTCAATATTTTTTGTTTGTTCGTCATTTTTGGGTTTTTTTACTGTTGTTTTCTTTGGCATTTTTATTACTAATTTCGGTTTTGATAATTTTTCTATTTCAATTGTTTGTGTTGAATCTTCAATGTCTTTCAATGCTTCTTCACCATTATTTTCTATGAATTCATTTTGTTTTAAAATAACTTGTGCCATTTTTTTAGCATCTACTTCACGTACTTTACGGAATATAAAATAACGATTTAAAAATGATATTTGTTTTTCTTCTACGCTCATTTCCATGGCTTTTTTGTAGTTGATACCACTTTGTTTATTTCTTCGTATTTCATTTTCCATACTGGAAAATAATTCTCTGAAAAGTCCAGTTGAACTAGGTAATCCGATCTTTTGTAATTCTTCGTTTTTCAATAACACAAAACCATAATCTTCCATTACCTGTATTAAATATTCGAAATTTACTAAAAATTCCCGGAATGCTAAATTAATACTTTCTTGATAAACATTGATTGCGTAACCGAGGGACGCGTCTGTATCTGGAAAACCAGTTTCATCATACATTTTTGTCATTTCGAATATTTTGCTATCGTTTTTGGAGATCGTCCAACTCTCACCTTTTTTGTATTTACGTAGTCTTTCAAATACCTCTTTACCATCATAACATGTACCAATAAAGTAACCATTTATTTTCGTACATTCTGCTACATTACGTATAAATCCATGAAATGTTGTTTTATTTTCAAAGAAATAATGAATCGCGAATTGACAAGAACTGATATTGAACCCGGTAGCACCCAATCCAAATGAATTATAAACACCTTTTCCTAATATAGTAGCGTCTTTTGCACCCTTTCCAAAAATAGCATTGGAAATTTGTTTTTCTTTTTCCGTGTATAGAGCTTTTCCATCACGTATATTCAATCCACTATTACCATTTACAAATATTGCTCTAGGCATTGATTCTCCATATTTACGACGTTCTTTTAAATAACGTGTGCATGCACCATCTAATTGATTTTCAATATTATCTTTTGCAATATCTATACCATATACAAAAGAAAGTTTGGATACAATCCATTTGGATAAATCACCTGCTTTTCCTACAGCATAATCAATTAAAGTATCACCACGATTTGCCACACCGGTGATAAGTTTATTTTTTACAAATAAATTATGGAAATTACGTAGGGCAATTGTATTTGATTCATTTGTATTGAGATTACGATTATAATAGATATCTTCACTGATAACTACGTCTGGTATATTTTGACCAGTTGATATCATATGATCAGTAATAGGATGGTGTATAGAATACCAATTACTATTAGCAACATGATAAGCATTACCATAGTTCTTCGATCCAGCTCTTAGTTCTGAGGTTTTATCATAACGAACACGTATTGGAATCCACCGTCTTGTTTTTTCATTTTCCATTACATATTTGAATTCTACAATCATATCCTCTTCAAAATAATCACCCTCTTCAGTTGTCATAAATAGTCTTGATCCATCTTGTTTTAAAGTAATATCACAATAACATGCATTTGGATCATATGGCTCAGTCGGTTGAAATGGCACGGGTTTATAAAGTTCTTCGTTATCGAGATCATTCGGGTTGGGTAGTTTATCTTCTACAATGTCTTGAAATGGATTAATAAACCCATGTTTACGTTCATTGAAACCACAACGTAATATGAGTGTTTTGTATTGTACAACATTTTGATTAACCTGCATATTTGTACCTTCTTCGAATATATAATGAACTTCGTCCTTACCAGTTTTATCTTTTTTTACAGTTACAAGAAAATCGATGGTATTGAACTCTGGTGGTTTCCATTTGAATGATTTTTCCCATGTTGATTTACTTAGACCACTTGGTGGAGCACCTACTTGACTCGCACCAACCGCCATATTAGAGGGTGTAAAAATCAAACCATCTGTATTATATTCAAATAGACCATCTTTTATGTGTGTTAATATTTTTGAACAACAATCGAATATAGAGATTCGATCAGTATCATAATAGAAATTTTTACAACGTATTGAAAAATCGACTAATTGTTTTGATGTAGCATCTGAAACCTCGCTTTTTTCTTTTTTGATGGATTCCATAATAGAAATTGGATTGATTGATGATATAAGTTCTAGTAAAAGACCTAGACGGAACATTGTTGCGGGTTTTTCGGGATTTGATTCTTTTTTGGGTTCTTCCATAGTCGTAGTCGTCGTTTTTAAAAATTCTAACTCTCGCACTGATTTTTTATTAATAAAATAAACATCAAATGCTGCATATAGATTAATAAAATTATCGTTTTTATCATTTTTAATATGTTCACCATCCAATAAACTATCAAAAATAGTTTTTTTATTGGTTTTAACGCCTGTAAAAATAACGTTCATATTTGTATCAATCATATATATTTTACCATTTTCTGATATATACAAAAGTTTTCTTTCTCCATCCGCCTTGTCGGTAACCGTGTAATTATGTAAAATGGTGTTTATATTTGCACCTTCCTTGATAGGTTGTATATTTTCTATTTGTAAGGTATTAGAGGATGGTCCTATAAAATCACTTGGATAAACACGTCTAGGTTTTTCGTATTTTTCACCATGTATCAAACGCATATACGATTGTAATATAAAATCCCTTTCTACATAGGAAATAGGATATTTAGTTCCCTGTAAACCACCTAATACGATTCGGATACATTTACGAATTGATTCCATTAATGTATTGATATTATCAAATCCCGAGCCAGTTCCTACTCTAGCATTGTCTATTTCCAATTCAATTTCGTAGTTCTCCGTGTTGTTGAAAACACCAGCTTCTTGTATGGTATATTCAGGCATGACAACTCGGTTTGTTTTTTTCGACATTTTTACAATACTTAGATCAGCAAATACAGGATAATCCGGATGATAAAATCGAACACGATTCATACTACGAAACGTTTTTTTAGAATCTTCCCATCTAGATATGATATTTCTGGCAACATTGGATTGTATATTATAATCTTGTTCAGTCTGATAAGAAACACGGAAATTAAAATCGTCCATATCTAATTTTTGAATAAAAGCCCCATTTTTATCAACTGCTGTAGTTTTTTGTGTGAATTTTAATTTATTGAATACGGTAGACGGCATATCAATAATTCGTTGGATACTATTTGTACGACAATATTCTTGAATTATATCAGTTCCTACAAATTCTGCACGAATATTCGACAATTTTACTTTTCCCGTACGAATGTCTGTATACTCACATTGAATTCGCAGCATTTGTATACCATCTTCGAGTTGTGGTTTAAATCCAAATGAATACAATTGTTTCACTACATTATCATAATCGATTTTGGAAATAGGACGGGATAATTTTGTATTTGTGCCGAAACGAATTTCTAGTTCATTGGATTTACGACCCGCGTTAATATGTGGATTACTTTCTAAATAATGTTTTACGATTTGTTCGAAATCTTCCTTTTTTTGTTTTATTGTTTTTGCCACATTTATATCCGATGGTTTTTCTAGTGAATCGTTTGTTTTGGTTACTTTTTTATTTTCCATCCTATAATATGTTTTCTTATATAATAAAATAACATATTATTTCTTTAGTTCAATTTTTCAAATTTTATTTCCAAACAAGAGCTTCGATCAATTCTTGATACAAATCCGTTTTTTTGTACTTTTTATTGTCATTATATATACCAATTTGCTTTGCTATTTTATATAAATCTTCTACGTGATAACTAGAAATCGGTTTCAGTGGTTTTAAATAACTTTCTAAACAAAAAACAGTGGTTTTTGTGGTTTCTACTTGTTGTCTGGAAAGTGGTTCTGATTGTAATTTATATTTACCGAATTTGTCTTTATGTAAAACATAGGTTGGTAATTCATTATCAACATCAGATACAAATTCTAACATTTTTTTACCTGTTGCGTCTATTATCAATATATTGATATTATAAAAAACCAACATACCGATCATACTAAAAAAACTAGTTTCACGAACTGATGTCAAAAGCTCGGATAATATTTCTTGTACAGCGGCTTTCGTTATTTTCAAATTGGTTTTTTTCATTTTACTTGGATTAGATTGTATATAATTCCCGATTTTTTGTTTAATTTCTAATTCTTTTACACCATAATTACGGGATACTTGTAGGTAATCATTATAACCATGAATTGCAATATAAATACACCAAAATAAACTATCTTGATGTGTAGGTGAAATAAATTCAACAATGGGTATAGATTTTGTTTCCAATATGGGTTGTTGTATAATGAGTATGGGTTTTGTTAGTTCTGGGATTGGTTCTGGTGTTGATAATGGTTCTGATGTCGATGGTGTTTCTGGCTGTGTTATTGGTATATCCAATACAATAGATGATTTTGTAAACATATACTTATCCAAAAGATCTAAAATATTATCTGTATCATTGGATTGTAAAAAAAACATTTGATTAATAGTACTATAACTATTTGACATCAACTTTATTTATCGAGCTATATAATACTGTCGGATTGTCTTTATCTTCTTTTTCAATAAAGAATGCATTCTTGAACTCCTCCTTTTGATATTCAACTGTATTAAGAGACTCTTCTTGATCTTGTACGTATTCGACGTATTTGGTCACTTCGTCTATTATTTCGTCGCTCAAAAACGATAAATTTACATAACATCCGCTTTTGTTCTCATTGATTTTACATAGATTTTTCGTTAATATTTGTAATATTTCTATTTGATGATGTTTATTCAATGATTCGATGGATTTTTTTAATTTTTCAAGATTATTGATTTTGTCGATATTGGATGCCATTATATATAAATAAAAAAATCATTTATATTCTTTTTATTTATAGTTTTTTTTATAGATCATCGATTTCACCACCAAATTGTTCCCTTGATTCTACTAGTTTACCAATAACACATATATATGGATCATTCAATTCAAAACGTACACCTGCAATACGAACCTTTATTTTCATGTTTTCTTTTATTTCACTAAATGATTTTTCAGTAAAATGATGGTCTCTTGCTACAAAAACAGTAATAGGTGTTGCTCCTGTATTATCGCTTACTTCAGCATGTATTCCCGCTTTAGTAATCGTCTTTGTTTCACAATCTACTAACATCCCTTCTACTGGATGGCAAATCATGCATTCAAATAGTACTTGAAATTCTATTTTTTCGTTATTCACTGTTCCACTAGAATAATTCATTACTTTTACTGATCCAGGACGTATAAACCCTTCTGGAATACATTTGCCTTCTATTTTTTTGGAAATCATTCGTTCTAAATTTTGTTTTATATTTTTACCCACTTCGCGTATCGATAGTGCGATCTTTATAGTTAGCATCGAAACTTCATAAACACCGTATGTTTTTTGGGGTCTTCGTTCACTTTGCATTTTTTGATATATATATAAATATGTGTTTATATTTTTATTTGAATTCAATTTTTCGTATATATAAAAAAATTGAACATAAGCTATTTATGATATAGAGATCAATAAAAAATGAAAGATTCTAATTGGATATACATAAAGGACTGTGCATTATTCTCCATGTTATTTATCATGGAGGTTGGACTAATACCATTTTATGAAATAGATCAAGCCTATCAGCGGACTAAAAATAAAACTAAATCATAAATTCACCAAATTATTATAAATCGTTTTCTCTACATCAAAAAACCATGTTTTTCGTACTAGTGGGTTTTTTTCCATTTCAACATCATTATAATATCTCATTATTATTTCCAACATAACACAGAACCCTATTTTTTTTATCTCGATGGATGTTCTATCATTATAAATGTTTCTTTCATCACCCTCTTTGAAAAATGGACCACTTTCGAGAACCTTGTTTAATCTCTTAATAGTATCATTTTTCGTACTTCCACTACATCTCAGCCCTATATTGTTACGCTTATCTGACATATCTTTTGTCTTAAATACAACACCCTCTTTCTTGAAATTATGCATAAAACCCACAAAATTATTGATGTTCTCTCTAGCGATTTCATATTTTTTTTGAACGATTGATTGAAATAATATATTTTCACTAGGTTTGGACTTATTCCATTCCTTTGTTTCCGAATCTTGAATAAAAAGCAAGGTTTTTTTATCGACTTCGAGAACAATCCCTTTGATATTATTTCTTTCTACTATTTTATTATCAAAATATCCTTTTATTATTGTCTCGTTATTATCTAATGGTTTTGTAGTTTCAATATCTGGTCTTTTGTATAAATATTGAATGAGAACCAACCGTTGTTCACTTGTTAATGTATCCAAAAAGTGATAAATAATATATTTATTTACACTGTCGGTGGGTACATTATGAATGTTCTCATTTATTAATATGGCATATATACGTCCACAGTGAACATACCAATCATTTTCATCTTCTATTAATTTTACTTTATTCAATGCATTTTCTTTTTCAGTTTCGACAACATTGAATTGTTGTTTCAATTCATTGATAATATTATCATATTTATCACTAAAATCGACATGAATTGTTTTTTCGCCAATTTGTGCTAATGGCTCTTTTTTTTGTTTGGTGGTATCAATTTCCATTTCTAAATTTGTGTTTTTATTATCAATTGGAACGGTTCGATCAAATAAACTACTACGTTCATCTGTGATCTCGATAGGTTGAAAAATATAATTACTATCATTATTTATTATATACCCACTACGACCATATTTATCAACAATTGTTTCGTTGTTATCAACAAATATCGAAAGAACATAATCGATTTGTTCATCGGGATATTTACGTAGAATATTTATAGAAGCAATCAATTGTTCTCGATTATAGAAATTTTGTTCCCTAAATAGTTCCCGAATTCTCTTTACAATGGCCGAATAGTTTGTTTTTAGATAACCCGTGTTATATGTATTTTTAGTTACATCATCATCATTGATTTGTATATTTGGAGAACATACAAAATTACAATTGTCCTTGTAATCACAAATATCTGTGAATGGTTTATCTCCTACTTTGTAATCTATTGCGGTTGGATTACTAGATAATTGTATTTGGATTTTTTGATTTCCGATGTTCTCTAATAATTTATCTACAGTTAGATTAGTTTGAGAAATATTCAATATACAATCGACTGCGACTTCTTTCATTAGACGTGTTATTTCACCGATTTGTATAGCTTTGTTCTCTGCATAACGATATAAATATAAATCGGCGGGTTCTTCATCATTTTTTGGAGTAGTAGAATGTAGGTATATTTCTACATTACGTTTTTCGAATGGTAGATCACAATGACTGAGATTACGAACACCTCTACCTATAATTTGTTCAATTCTATTCAAGTTATACCAAGGTGATAAAATATGTACTTGACGAATGTTTTTGAAATCTAGACCTTCCGCTGCAGCTTGACTAATAAGAATAACTTTTACATTCTGGCCATTGACATTGTTTTTCGATGTTACATATTTTATGTCTGCCAAATTATTTGGTGAGAATGTTTTATCACCCGTTATCATAACATACTTGGCTTGTGAAAACTCACCAATAGGATTACTGCGATGTGTTTCACCTGCTTGTTTTGCTTTCAAAAAATCTTCTTTTGTTTTCATAGTAACAGCGTCTAGCATTTTTTCTGAAGGAGGTGGGGTTTTCAATAAAGACGTGGTATGAGATGCAAATCCGTATCTTGTAAAACCCATTTCTTCCAACATAAGAGCAAGGGGGACTACGCCACCGTCGATATATTGTGAATAAATAATAATAATACCTTCTGATTTACGTAGTATATTGGATATATTTCCCATCTTACCACTATATTTACCGATGTTGTCTGGATGGAATATTCTACCATATTTTTCCAATATATGTGGTTTGTATTCGAAATTCTTTCTTAATTCATAGGATTCACGTATCGTATCATATGTCATTATATTAGATAGCCCTGTTTTTCCGGTCATGTTTTTTATGATTTCTGTATTTTCTTGTACGGTAGATTCTATAGATGATTCACCCGACAAAGTGGAGTCTATAGAGTCACCTGCTCCGCCAGTTAGTCCAATAGTTTTACCAATACTTTGAACGAATGATTGTTGTTGAGGTTTTTGTGGTTGACTCTCTTCTGACTTTTGTGGTTGACTCTCTTGTGACTTTTGTGTTTGAGGTTCGGTATCTTTAAAATCGGGATTTGGAAAAATAATATTAAGTGATTCTAATGGTTGCTGTAAATGAGTATATCCAAATGACTCCATATTTTCAAATGTTGGCATTTCTCTTTCTTCACCATGAACATTGTATGTATTAAAAGATTTATTACGTAAATTATCCATAATAAACTTATATGCTTTTTCTTGATATTCACCGATAGGATTTAAATATACAGGTAAATGTTGTAATGGTTTTTCGATCGGTTTCAAATTCATTTGTATTTTTGGATATGTTGTTGCAATCGGAATTGGTAATGGTGTAATGCTAGATTCTTCAGATTGAACAGTAGCCTCTTCAGATTGTTGACTCTTGGTTTCTTCTGGTTTTGGAGGATCACCGCCTGTTATTTCTTCTGATGGTTTATTAGTTTCTTCCGGTGTTGGGGTAGTTGATTGATTATTAGTCTCATTATTGAATGTATTTTCAGGAGAAAATGTATCAGGATAAATACGAAAAGGAAATGTATAAGGGTTCTCACCACGAACATAAGAAACATATCCAGTTAATTTACGTTTCAAAAGTTCTCTACCACCTTCTAGTTTTACACCATCTTTGGTAGTTCTCTCTTTTACAAAATTACCTTCTTTATCAAAAACATCCTCGATTTTTATGGAACTACGTTTATCAACAGCATTCATAAGATTCGTCAACCATATTATTTCTTTATAATTATTATAAACAGGTGTGGCTGATAGTAACAAAAGACGTATATTTTGCGCATAACGAGCAATACGCATCAACATACTACCCACTTTCTTAGCTTCTTTGTTATCTTGTGCAAGTGTTATATTATGTACTTCATCAATAATAATAAGACGATTATTAAATAATTGACGGATTTTTTTAATTTCCAATTCCTTTTGTTCTTTGGTAGGTTCTTTGTCTAGGTCGGCATCCTTGGTTTCAGAACGTATTATATTAGCTAATTTATCATAACCTACAAATTGATAATATGTCTTTATTAGATTATTTATTTCACTTATAATTTGGTTTCGTTTTAATTCATGCATCGATGATGGATTTATCTCATTCAATAATGAATTACCAATACATGTATTAAGATTCCACATTCCATTTTCTTTTTTCAATTTACGATCATCGAATAATTGTAGACGGAAATTATTTTGAACGTTTGGCGAGGCAACAATCAAAATACGTTTATTTTTTTGAACTAAACCAATCTGTTTCATATAACTACGCATTTCTTCTGCAACACCAATAGAACTGCACGTTTTACCAGATCCTAACATATGGTAGAGCAAAAGACAATTATAAGGTGTTTGATATGATAAAAAGTTTTTTACAAATAATTGATGTGGTAATAATTCAAAGTCCGCATTACACATCTTTTCAGCTTGTTCTTTTATGTCATAAATAGAACCATCAAACTTAGTATCATTGAATTCTTTACGTTTTGCGATTTTTATATTGAAATTTGGATCATTTAATTCTGGATATAAGAAATCGAATTCGGCTGTATCTGAAGATTCATGTTCTAATTTTTCTTTATTAAATAAAAATGCATTATATTCTTTCGAATCGGTATCGAGGTTCTCAGGAATACCGATTTTTTGCTGTATTTCTTCTTCTTTTTCAGAATTTTCAATTATATTTGTAGGTAATTTATCTTGATTTATTATAGGTTCTTCTTGTGTAGTTTCTTCTAACGATTCTTCAAGCGGTTCTTCTTCAATAAACGGTTCTTGTTCAGGGGCAGGAGGTGGATTTTGGATTTGATTTTCAATAGGTTCGTTTATAGGTTTTATTGTAGGTTCTTCAATAGGTCGTTTGTTGATAATATTGAGTTTTATTGTTTTATTTTTCAATTGAGGTACTATATTTAATTTTCTTGTTTTATTTATTTTTGGAGCAGCAATATCACTTATTAATGCTAATATCAGATCACCTCTAAATCTACCATACGTTTTTTTATTTTGTTCTTTTATTTGTTTTTCTAATTTCTTATCTGATATTTTCTTAGGTGTATAAAAATTATTTATTTCTTCTTTATATATACTGGAATCGTCGTTATTATTAGTTAATTCTAATAGTTTTTCTATGTTACTATAATGTTCAAATCTTAGTTCATGATCGTAAAATAAATACGTTTGTTCATATCGATTATTACCAATATAAGTATTTTTATATTTTGGATCATTATCCAGATTTCGTTTTATTATAGGTTTTTCGGAAGGTTCTTGGATAGATTCATCTATAGGTTCATCTATAGGTTCATCTATAGGTTTTTCAAGAGGTTTTTGGATCGGGGTTTCCTTAGACTGTACTACAGATTTTTCAATAGGATTTTCGGAAGGTGATCTATTAAATAAATATTTGATAATTTGGTTATCTTTTGTAACTTCAGTGCCTTTTACATCTGTAAATATGTCGGTTGTTTTTGAAATACTATTATTTATATTACTTCTTAATTCTTCTAATGTTGATTTTACAGGGGATTTTTTCTTTGTAGTATTCTTTTTCTCTGCACCTTTTTTTTTATTAGAAGACATTACTTAAAATATCATTATATATTTTTTATACTGATATTTCGAACAAATTTAAAGAATAAAAAACAAAATTTTTTCCATTTCAATTATTCAGTCGGTATGACCAAAGTTAATCGGGTTATACTGAAAAAATTTGAAATGATTTCAATATATTATGAATATTAGTTAACAATCTCATTTTTTCTAAATTATATGGACGTATTGCATTTATGCAATCATCATAAGTCTTCCATTCCATTTTACTAACTTCTGACTTTTGAAAATTATTCATATTAAGTGTATTATTATATTTCATACAAGCCAAATAATATTTATGTTTATACGATTTATAATTAGACCCTGTAAATATTTCTTCAAACGGATTTATATTTTGAAATGTCATAATATGTACAGTATTATATCCAGTTTCTTCATTAAATTCACGTAAAGCACATTCATAATCTTTTTCTTGATAATTCCTACGCCCTTTTGGAAATCCCCATTCAGGTTCTTGCCATAATTGGTATTTATTACTTTCTTCGATTAATAAATCCAAATTATAAAATTCGGTTTTCACTGTTAAACCATTTCGTAATGAAGTAATTTTTTCATAAGACACTATTTCTTCTGATTTATATTGAGACGAAACAGTTTTTGTTCCCCATAATCCATACCATAATTCTTCAAAATTAAGGGTTTTTAATTTTTCTTTTTCTTCTATAGTCATTTGTTTTAGCATATTTAAAATATAATCTTTATTGAAAATCGAATATTTACCTCTCATAAAATCAATATATCCTAAAGTATCTTTACGACAAATCATCAAATATTGAATTTCATCATTATAAATACGAAAAGTAATTAATCCGATACTAGTAATTGGCATTTTACATTGATGATATAAATGTCCTTGTTTTCCACAATTATTACAATATGAATCATTCATTTTTATTGTTTACACTATTTAATTATATTCGAATATCTTTATATATTTATAATTAAAATGCATTTTGATCCATTAATATGGGGACCACATTATTGGTTTTTTATACATACAGTTGCAGAGTCATATCCACTAAATCCAAATGATGTAACAAAGCGAAAATACTATGATTTTATACAAAATATTCCATTGTTTATACCTGTTCCAGAAATGGGAGATAAATTTAGTAAAATATTAGATAAATATCCAGTAACACCTTATTTAGATAGTCGTGATTCATTTGTTCGATGGACACATTTCATTCATAATAAATACAATGTAATGTTAGGAAAACCAGAAATACCATTACCATTAGCTTTAGAAAAATATCGTAATGAATATAAACCTAAACCTGTTTATTTTGCTGAAAAAATAAAAATGCGAAAACATTATCTTATTATGGCTATTATTTTGATATTGTTTGCACTGATTATTATTTTTTATAATCGATGAAGTTTTCTCGTTATAATATAATTAGAATCACATATATAAAATGCGTATTGAAATTCTCATATTTATTATAGCAGCATTTTTAATGGCAAATGTATATACAGATGGTAAATATTTGAAAATGCTACAATCCGGTAAAAAATATTATCAAATGGCAGGAATTGCTTTTGTAGCACTTATGCTATATGTATTGATAAAACGAAATCCAGCTAGAGCACACGATATTATGACGACTACGAATGATTATATAAAATATTTACCAATTGATAAAGGAACATCGAGTATTATATCTCCTATTTTGGATTTTACAACAAAACATCATTTTGTAAATGATCAATATAGGAGTATCGATGGTGGTGATTATGATAATTATAATTACCCTATAATACCGATGCCTGTAGGAAAATCACCAATGCAAAATGCAGCAGAAAATCGTCTTGCAAATTCAGGTAAAAAAGCAACAAAACGTTCTGTAAGTGAAACAAAAAAGAAATTTGTAGCATCTAGGCAGAATTGGAAATGTGGTGATTGCCAAACACAATTAAACGCATGGTTTGAAGTTGATCATATAAAACGATTAGAATATGGTGGTAGTAATCATATAGATAATTTAGTAGCTTTATGTAGAGAATGCCATGGTAAGAAAACTACTATTGAAAATTTATAAAACTATTATTATAAAAAATATTATTTATTTAATTCTATCTATATATTAAATAAATATTTATAAATGAATAATGCAGAAATATTAATGAATAATTCAAAAATATTGAATGATGGTGGATTTATATCAGCTTATGCTATTTTTATGTTTTTATTTCCATTTACATTATTTTATTATATTTTTGTTTGGTATGATCTTGATTTTAAAAGTTTCAATTTATTTTTTATATTATTTTTTTTTATTATTTTTATCATTTTATTAGTTAGTAATATTATTAATATAAGAGATAAAAAAAATAAAATAACTTATAGTTTATTGATATCATTTTTTACTTTTTTGATACCTATTTCAATGTCTGTATATATTTATTTTACAAAAAACTTACCTAATTTACCATTCAAAGATTTTTTCAGAAAACCACGAGAAATTTTCAACTTTTTGAATATATTACCAAGCAGAATATTATCATTTTCATGGATACCACTAGGATCTTTCTTAAATTATATTTTTTCTAATGGTCGCATAATTGATATAATAATGTATACAATAACAATAATTATATTATATTTGAATCTAATAACTAGTAATTCTATTGATTATCATGATGCAATAATTGGTTCTAAAAACTTTTTGAATTTTTTCATAGGATTATTTGTTTTTGTTATTTTTTTATACTTTATAATACCTAAATTTGTTTCGTTAATAAATTTATTTATAATTTCATATTTTTCAGGTAAGTTAAGTTCAATTGGATTTAATATAACAAAAAATTACGATGGTTTTCTTGAAGGATTAGATTCTGTACAAGATAAATTCAAACAAAACTATGTAGATATCAATAATAAAGATGTAAATAAAGACAAAGAAAAGTCGTTTTTTACAAATTTTTTCGATTATTTAAAATCAATATATAATTATATATCCTCATCAGTAATTGGTAGTATTTATATTATTTTTGATATATTGAATGGGTTTTTTGAAAATATAACTAAGGAGGTATCATCAGAAGAACTACAACCAACACTTATAAAATACGGCGCTTTATATAGTTTTATTTTTGTCATTTTAGTTATTTTGTATTTGGCAGCATTTGATACGGATGCATTGACTGGTAAAGCATACGTATATGCATTTACTATTATAATACCTCTTGTTTTATTATTTAGTTATGTAATTCCGTTCAATAATCAAAAAACTTCTTTGACTAAGTTATTAACATTTGCGTTCGGCATTGTTTTGTTTATCGGTATACTTTATTCTTATGCCTCATTAAGTAATACTGCTTTTACATATATAAGTTATGCAATAAATTTATTAATAATTTTGATAATTTTATTTGCATTAGCCATATTCTTTTATATTTTTGGTAATTATTTGAAAACATTGAATAACTTCACAGGATTTTTGGTTTATTTCATATTTTATATTCCTTGTTTGATTATCGACTTTTTCAAATATATTATGAATGAATTTAGAATGACATCGTTAGTAATATATTTACTGTTTGTATTTGAAATCATTTTCATATTGTTATATGTATATTCTAGTAAAATTATTAACTTTTTTATTACAAAAACATCAAAAAGTATTATATTATTAGAAAAAAGTGCATTTTTAGACATAAAAACAAATATTGGCAATAGTTATAAATTACGTATGACATCACCTATTAATAAGGAGAATGAGAAATATATATATAGAAAAAATTACGCAATATCAATGTGGGTATATTTAAATAGTCAGCCTCCTAACAATAAATCCTATTCAAAAGAAACTGAAATTTTTAACTATGGTGATGGTAAACCAAGAATTACATATTTAAATGATACAACAATAGATAATGGTAAAGATAAATATATATTTTATTTTACAAATAATAGTAATAATAGTTATAGTTTAACATTACCTAGTCAAAAATGGAATAATATTGTTTTTAATTATTATTCGGATAAAGTTGATTTGTTTATAAATGGTAATTTAGAAAGAACTTACACATTCAATGAAAATATGCCAATATATTTAGCAACAGATGTTATTACTATAGGTTCACAAGACGGGTTAGATGGTGCTATATGTAATGTAAATTACTATTCTGAACCATTGACAAAATCACAAATAACTACAGCATATAATTTATTAATGACCAAAAATCCGCCGACTTTAGTTGTATAATATTTTTCAGATTTATTTTATAATGTTATTTTATAATGAATACAACTGTTATTGTTTTAGGAATTATTATAGTTTTTTTAGTATATTTATTATTTAAATATTTCACAAATACATCAATTAGTTTGAAAACAGAAGCTAATATGAATACGTTAGTACCTGGTATCAAGGTAAATAATCCACAGGCTACACGATATGCTTATGGTATATGGGTTTATGTAAATACTTGGAATACAAATGTTGATCATACAATTTTTAGCAGAAATAATAACATTAAACTATATTTAGATAGAAATTCTCCTACATTAAAATGCCAAATTACTATGAACGATACCACTGTTAAAAAAGATATGATTATTACTGACAATTTCCCACTTCAAAAATGGGTTAATATAGTTATAAGTGTTGATAATCAATTCGTTGATGCATATTTAGATGGAAAGCTAATTCAATCTAGTAAATTTTTAATTTCTAGAACAAATAACGGTGTAAATATTATAAATACACCAAATCAACCACCTGATGTAAATACTTTGATGTATGTTGGAAATGCACCAGCCAATAATGGTTGGGATGCTTATGCATCAAAATTCAAACAATGGAGTACTGGTCCTGTAGATCCACAAACTGTATGGTCATATTATATGGAAGGTAATGGTAACAATATACTTTCTAGTACTTTAGGTAATTATGGTATAAACGTTCAATTATTGAAAAACAATGTAGAAAATAGTAAATTTCAAATATTTTAGATTTTATTATTTTTATTATTATAATATATACTAATATTAATATATTATAATTATGAATCCAATACAGCAAATGCCTGAAATTAAAATGCCTGAACAATTAAAAAATGTTGGTGAAACTATAGGTAATTCAATCAATGATTTGAAATCAAATGTCAATACATCTGTATCTGCTTTTTCTGAACAAGCAGAAGCGGGCGCAGGCGCATCTTCGCAATTTTTACAATCAAACACCATATTTGCTAAGTTCGCATTTTTATTATTAGCAATTATATTATTTGTATTTTTATCAGCTTTAGGAATAATGTTGATTCAATATTTTTTATCACCATCAACAAACCCTTATTTAATAAAAGGTATGATAGATGGTAATGAAAATAAAGTTATTACTCAAGACCCAAAAGATAATAATGCTGTACCAATTATAAGGTCAAATAATAAAACAACTGGATTAGAATTTACATGGTCACTATGGTTATTTATCAATGAACTATCTTTACCAACTGGTAGTAATAGTACAAAATATCAACATATTTTTAATAAAGGTGATAATAATTATGATCAAATTACTGGAATTGCAAAAGTAAATAATGGTCCAGGTGTTTATATATCTCCAGGTACTAATAGTTTACGTATTATTATGGATTCAGTATCACCTTCTGATACAAATGTTATTGATATTGATAATTTTCCTATTCGTAAATGGTTTCATCTAGCAGTTCGTGTTAAGAATACAGTAATTGATGTTTATATCAATGGAATGATTGCTTCTCGTTATGTTATGAATAATGTTCCAAAACAAAATTATAATGATATTTATTTTGCACAAAATGGAGGATTTTTTGGTAAATTATCTAATTTACGTTACTATAGTTATGCATTGAATGTTTTTGAAATAAATAGTGTAGTCACATTTGGGCCAAATACTAATACTGCAAAAATATCAACTGATGCAAAAGCTAGAGGAAATCAATATTCTTATATTTCTAATTCATGGTATAGTAATAAATTGAAATAAACTATTATAATATAATAACTAATTATTATATAATAAAAATGTCTGGTATATTAAGTTTAACATCTATATGTGATCAACGAAGACAACAACAATTGTTCAATAAACCATTACCTCGATATACTCCTTTATCACCATATCCTTCATATACACAATTTCAATTAAATATGAGAAGAAAAGCCGAAATATTAAGATATAGTAGTAATACATCAAGTTCACAAACAAATAGTTTAACTAGAAAAGAAAAATGGGCAAAAATAGCAAATGCGAATAATAATAATATTAAATACTGTCCAAATGATTTATCTTTACCAACATTGTCTAGTTCTTGTGATGTTCCTGGTCCAATTACTATTTTATACAATGATAATACTATTCCATTATATAATTTTGCATCAAATACTGCAGCTTATGCAGTAGATAATACAACTGAAGTTATAAATTATAGCACTATATTGAATAAAAACATTCTTATACCATCTAACACTGAAACAAGTATAGCTACATTATATATTCAAAACAATCAAAATACACCGATTCATACGTTTTCTATACAAACACCTATTGTATTTTATGTATATGGGTCTAATGTTATTAAATCTGGCCCTTATGATTTACAATTATTATTATCTTCTATTTCGTTAATAACTTATTATAGTGGTGAACAAACATTAGCATTCAATGACCCTCCTAATTATCAATACACTACGATGAATTCGCCTATTCAATTGACACTAACTCCTCCTTCTGCACCAAACCCTTTTTCTTTTTCTGCGTTTGTATATTCTGGTATTTTGAAAATATCAAATATTAATTTATATACAGAACCCGGATTCATATATGATATAAAATTGAGCTTTAATACTTCGATATCAAGTTCAAATAGTTCTAATTCTAGTATTATAAACAATACACGTGTATATATGTATACTAATTTAACAAATGAAATATATAATGATATCATTAGCGTTGGTGGACGGCCATTCAATAGTACAAATCCTTATAATTGTATTATTAAAAGTGGTATTTCTGTAGATCCATATATTAGTGCTAGTTTAACTGGTAATTTATAATTATACTTTCATCGGTTTTAATGATGGCATATTAGATGTATAAGTTGGATTCAAACACATTTGTTGGGTAGGGAATACTTGTCCGGATAAACATTTATCATGTTCATTTATTGCGATGCATCCTCTGCGACCTTCATACTCGCCAACTAAACACCATCTTGCTTTTATAGATGATATTGGTTTTTGTATTGGGTTTTTCGTTGTATCAGGTTGGGGGTCAGGTTTAGATTCAGGCTTTGGCTGTGGTTGTGGTTGCGGTTGTGATTGCGGTTGTGGTTGGTTTGATAAATTATGACTGGCTTTTAAAAATAAACCACCTACCGATTGTGCAGTTCCTTCAGCTATATCAATACCTGTTTTACTTGCATCTCCAACTAAATCCGCCGTTTTATTTATAACTGTTCCAGTTGTATAACCGAATAATGATAAAAAATTCACAAAAACAGGCCCGAATATATTTGAAATACGTTGAACAATATCACCTGTTATATTCAATAAATTTATTCCTAAAAATGATAAAATAAGTAAAAAAATTAACAAAATTATAATGGTGTTTTTATTACTAAACATATCATTTGTACTATTTGTCGATTTAGGAAGACTATTTTCTATTGTATTATCCATTTCTAAATATTATTAATACTATAATATATGATTTTATTTTTTAAAAATGAATAATAATTAAAAAATGTATTTAGAGCTTTCGTTTGCTTTATAATTATATATTCTTTTATTATATTAAATGGCCTTTTTTAACTTTATTGAAACATTTTTCTTTATAAGTTTAGGAATTACGTTTGTACTCGTATTATTGTTAGTATATCATTTCAAACAACGTATTTCTGGCTTAGAACATAAATGTGATACTATGTTTGAAATTATTAATGACATTGTAAAACAAATGAATACTGTACGTATGCAAAATAACGTTCCTTTTATGAATGTTTTCAATCCATTATCTAAATCTATGCCAGAGATACAACATTTTATCAATGAAAATATGGAAATTTCTGAAAATGATGAGGAAGACGAAGAGGACGACGAAGAAGATCACGAAGAGGACGACGACGAAGAGGACGACGAAGAAGATCACGAAGAGGACGACGACGAAGATGCCGATGACGACGATGTCGACGACGAGGATGACAACGAAGAGGATGCCGATGACGAAGATGCCGATGACGAAGATGACAACGACGAAGATGACGACGAAGGTAGTATTAAAATTATCAATGTAAATATAACAGACTCAACTGAAATAACAAAATTAGCTGTAGAAGAACTAACAGATAATAATGAAAATGATATAAATGAACTTGAAACAGTAGAACCTGTAAATGTAGAACCAATTAATGTTGAAAAAATTATTCCATTAGATCAAGAAGAAAATGTTGAATCAGAAAGAGATATTATTAATAAAAAAGAATCAGAAAAAGAAATTTATAAAAAAATGTCAATGAATGCTTTGAAAACTTTGGTTATATCAAAGGGTTTATGTAGTGACGCGAGTAGATTGAAGAAACATGATCTTTTAAAACTATTAGAAAATATAGAAGAATAAATAAATAAATATTACTTTAGCATATTGCATAATTATATATTATATACTCTATAATATATAATCCAATGTTTTCAAATTCACCTGTTAATATTAATTGCGGATGTCCTTTTATAAAAGAAACAATTCCTCCTTCTTCATTAGGCTATAATACTAATAATAAATATTCAAAATTCCCTCCATTAATGAGTGATGGACGTTCTATAGTGGCTAGTTGGCAACCAGAATCGATTATCAATGCAGAGCTCATTGAAACGAATAACATAAAATCAAATTGGGAATACCGCCAATATTTACAAAAAAATGCAAAACAGATCATGGAATATAATTTTCACGAATCCGCGAACGATACTGGTTATTATAAACGTCCTATTGATGTACCATCAATACAATCAAACGTTGTAAATGGACCACACAAAGCACCTTACATGTTTACATCTGGATTAGATAATACAAAACCTTTTGGTTATGCATCTAGTGATTTGAAACAAATGTATTTATCTAGAGAACAATTAGAATCGCGCCAAATATCACCCGTTATTACACAAGATAAATTATTAGGAAAAATGTCACAAAAATAACGATAGAAAATATATTGAAATTAGTACATTTTTTATATTATTATAAAATATAAAAAATATGATATAATAAAAATTAATAATATTTTGGATGTTATTATGCTATTTGATCAACATAATTTAATTTATTAACACTCCATAGTAATGTAGTTGGTCGTTTGGACCTTTCTATAAATGAACATGTCTCGCATTTTTCGTCAAAGCAATGAATTTTATTATCAAATTGCCACATCCATTCACCTCGTAAATTATAAAATGCCATTGCAATTAAATTTGGATTTACAAAAATACCAAACAACAACACTAATATATAATATATACTGAGTTTCGCAGGAGCACCAAAATGAGATGGGTCTATTTTACTAGCCATATAGTAATGATAGGTAAAATCATCTTGTTTTATTTTGTCAAATCCAATGCTTTCTATTTTATCAGAAAGAGTTTGTCCAGGTTCATCGTAAAAATACCAACCTCCATAAGCACGTTCAAGAATATACGAATTTAGAGTTTCTTCACATACTTTTTTGTTCATATGTAATGTTGTATTAAATAATAATTTGTATTTAGAATCAGGTTTATAATATTGTTTCACATGACTCATTACTTTTTTAATTTCTTCTTCAGCTTTTTTCTCACCACTCTTTGAACATGGATAACTTTGAGTGACGTGTTCTAACGAACCCCAAAAAGCGATAATGTCATATTTTCCAACAAATTCGGGGTGAAAATCACGATAACTTCCTAAATATACATCTAGATTCTGTTTTTTTAAAGCATCAGCTTGTTCGCTTGAAATTGATATGGCAGTTGTTTGAATTCCCAACGAATTACAATATTTAATAAAGTCACCATTTCCACAGCCCATATCCAAAATTTTGATATTTTTATATTCATGTGGTTCAATATTTAAATACATGAAAAACTTGTCGTACTTATTTTGATTGGCTTTTTCAGGAGTTAGTTCTTTTGCCTCAATCTCATTCATAAGAGAAGTATTGTCATCCAAGTTTTTTAAATAAATACCTTCAGTTAAATTTGTATTATTTTGACTATTATTAATAAAATAAGTAGTGGTAATATCGTAAAAGAGTTTAGTTCTAGATTCACCGTCAAATGCATCTATATTTAATTTGACATAAAAAATTTCATTTAACAGTAAAAGAAGAATTGGACCAAGTAAGAATATTTTTTTATCAAAATAATATGCTAAATAAATAAATCCGAACCATACAAATAACGTAATCAATGTGTTTATATTCAATAACACACAAGATGATTTAAGAATAAGGCATGTAATAATATGTAAGAAAACAATAAAGTATAATAAATTAATATATAACATTAATATATTTTTATTGTATATTTATATATATCATTAAAAACGCATATTTTGTAAATACAAAACCATGTATTCGTTGTCAACATAAAAATATAACATATTGAGATTTTATATTTTTTATTTTTATCTATACAATGAATCTAATAAGTTTTGACATCGGCATCAAAAACATGGCATATTGTATTTTTTGCATCGATTCTTCTAATAATCTTTCTATAAGTGATTGGAATGTTCTCAATTTAATGGATATAGAACAACCCGATCCGAAATGTTCTTGTAAAAATATTCCAAAATCCAAAAAGGCAGCAGCCACCAATTGTACTTCGAATGCAAAATATCATAAAAATAATGTATATTATTGTGAAAAACATGCTAAAAGTTCTCCATTTTTGATTCCAAAAAAATCCTTGAATTTGAAAAAAATGAAATTGGAAGAGTTAGTAAAACTAGGAAATTCCCATCTTTTATTTATGGATGTCGAGAACATTACAAAAACACTAAAAAAATACGAAATAATCGATAAAATCGATGAATTTTTGAAAAAACAATCTTTAGAACCCATTATCAAAAAGAAATCGAAAACCGCGAACGATACTGATCTAATAAAAATAGGTAAAAATATGAAGAATTCATTGAACCAGGTTCTCGAATCCTCCAATATTTCGAATGTAATTATAGAAAATCAAATATCACCGATTGCAAATCGGATGAAAACAATACAGGGTATGTTGGCACAATATTTTATTATCAAAGATGAGAACATCGTTATCGATTTTGTATCTTCTTCTAATAAATTGAAACAATTTGATATAAAAAAAATCAAGACCAATGAGAACATTTTAGAAAATACGATGAAACCCACTGAAAAACCAGTGGAAAATAGTGTTGAAAAAAATATCAAAAATCCAGACTATAAAAAGCATAAAATGGACGGTGTATCTTATTGTTCTCGAATACTATCTGTAAACGATTTTTTAAACCAATGGATTACATCTTTAGATACAAAAAAGAAGGATGATTTAGCAGATTGTTTTTTACAAGGATTATGGTATTTAAAACAAAAAAATATAATAATATACGCGGAGGATTTAAAAATAAAAATTGTATAATTATCATAAATGGAAGTTATTGATCTTGGTATTAATGATTTAGAACCAGTTTCTTTGAATTTAAATGAACCATACAATAAACCTAGTGTAAGTTTTGGAGGTGGAATTGAATTATTAATGAATGATAAAAAAAAATCATCTTCTTCAATGAATTTAAATTTAGGTGAACTTGATTCTTTAGAAAATGAATTGAATGAACTTACGGGTAATTCTTCTAAAAATATTAATGCAAACACAAGTAGTTCATTTGTAAATTTTGCATCCAACATGTTTGGAATTGGCGGCAATGAACCTACTGAATCTTCCAAAAAAGTATCTTTAAACATCGAAGAAGAAAAGAATGATTCTAATTTAGGAAATGCAACCCGTGAAAGTGTTGGTAATAATAAAACATGGGATGGTTTTTCAAAAATGACTGATATTCCATTGAATAATATTAGTGGCGGAATTGGTAATTTTTTTTCTTCATCTGCACCAGAACCAGCACCTGCTGCTTCTTATTCAGGATCTTCTTCATCTAAACTTAGTGATAGAGACCGTAGACGAAAACAACGTATGATGATTAAAAAGATGGAAGAGTGGTACGAAAAAGGATTGACAAAACATAATTCTCATTTCAACATGGATTCTGATTTTGCTGAAGTCGAAGATGAATATGAATCCGCAATGGAAGATAAACGTAGAAAGGATAGTGTTAAATTACAGGGTTGGTGGTTTATGACTTTTGTTAATTCTATGGAATATGCAAATGCCGCATTCAATCCTTTTGATTTGAATTTGGATGGTTGGGGAGAACAAGTTAGTGAAGATATTGATAGTTATGAGGAAATTTTTGCCGAATTATATGATAAATACAAGGGTGGTAAATTAGCTCCTGAAATTTCACTTTTATTGAGAGTTGTTTTTAGTGCTGCTGTATTGAATTTTTCCAATAAAGCGCTTTCTAGTGCTACACCCGCATTCAATGATGTTATTAAACAAAATCCTGAATTGATGAAAATGTTCACTGATGCAACTGTCAACGTTATGGGAAAAAATTCACCTGGCTTTCAAATGGCTAGTAATCTTATGCAAGAAAATACTCGTCCTAGAGGACCTCCACCTCCAGCTCCAGTTGAAACTAAATCACAACCACCACCACAACGACCTGGATCAAATATGAATTTTACAGAAACTCCTTCAAATAGGCCGGATTTAAATGCTGGCCGAGGATCAACTATGTTTTATGAACAAGGTGTTGAATTAAATAATAATTTCCGTGATGTTAATCAACCTGATCGTAGTATTAGACAAATGAATTTACCACCACAACCAATACAACAACCAATACAACAACAGCGCCCTGAAATGAAAGGTCCTCAAACTAGTGATATTGATAATATTTTGTCTGGTTTGAAAACACGTAATATCAATATACAAGAAACAATTAATACAGAGGATGACTCAATGGTTTCAATTAGTTCTTTAAAAGATATTCAAAATAATAACATGCCAAAACGATCGAACCGTAAGAAAAATAATTCAGCTAAGAATACTATTTCATTGGACATATAGACCAATAGTAATAAAAAAATACCCTTTGTGGGTATTTTTTTATATTGAGTTTGATTTGTTTGTATTTATATTTTTATATTTATAGAAGCATATCATCTATAGTCAATCATTATTTCATTCAAAACAGCGCCACGCTTTTTTTGGTATGCACGTCTTGAGATAGAACGTACACGATCAGCATTACGTAAACGCCATAACTTGTGTATTAAATTATCATGATCGCGATCATTTAGATTCAGTTTTGAAATTTCTTGGCGACGATCAGCAGAACTTAATTCATTGAGTCTTTGCAGATCTAAATCAGTTAAACGACGAAGAGTTACCGTTGCAGGAGGTAACACTGGCTCATCGACTGGCTGATTATTTTCAGAATCTGTTTTTAAGTCACTTAAAGTTAGTGGTGGTTGCTTTGAACTAATAATTTCTTGAATTTCTTCTTGAGGTTTGGAAAGTCTTAATACACTATTGGTATAAATTTTAAAATTTTCAGGATTATCAGAACCATATTTAAATATTATTTTGTTTTTTTCTTCCATCGGTAATGAAATGAATATTTGATCGAGGATTTGTTCCTGATTCATTTTGATATTATTAGTATTGATCAAAAAGTATTATTAGTATTGATTATAAAAGTTAGTAAATTAAGTAGATAGGTCAGACAGTTTGATTGTTATTAATATCATACTTTTATTCGACCAATTTTTCGTTCAATTTTTTATTCAATAAAATTAGTTGAGAACGCGTTTTTAATTGATTGAATAAATTGATTGAAAAAATTGGTTGTTAGCCCGCATTTTTATACATGCTAAGCATTTTCGTCTTTTGTTCAAAATAATCAATTATTGGTTTTGGATATTTGATGCCTTTGTATTTCGGATCACTATATGCGGTGTTCCATTTATGAATATCCACTGGTTCGACTTCTTTTAGTTCCGGAATCCATTTTTTGATAAATTCCGCGTTTTTATCGAATTTTTCTTGCTGTATCCAAGGATTCATATCACGAAAATAGGGTTTCATATCAACCCCTGTTCCACTAATACCTTGCCAATTTCCATTATTGGATGCAATATCATAATCCGTCAATTTTTGAGCGAAATATTTTTCACCCAGTCTCCAATCTATCAATAGTGTCTTTATTAGAAAGCTTGCAACGGTCATACGCCCACGATTATGCATATAACCAGTCGCATTCAATTGTCTAATAGAAGCGTCTACGATGGGGAATCCGGTTTCGCCATTTTGCCATTTTTTCAAATTGGCGGCACTATTATGCCATTGGATATGTTGATATCTTGGTTGATAGGATTTTCCAACTACTTCGGGATATGCATAGAGAACATGTGCGAAAAATTCACGCCAAATAAGTTCACGAATAAGCCCATGTCCCAATCCAAAAGCATGTTTAAATGCATGATAGACTTCGCGTATAGAAACACACCCAAATTTTATATAAGCCGACAAAAAAGTCGTATTTTCTATGAAAAAATCGCGTTTTTCATCATATTTTTTTTGTTCTCGAATCGCTGTTTTTAATCGTTGTAAAGCCATTGATCTACCACCATGAACTAGTATTTGATCGTTCTTTTTTGTAAAACGGTCGAATGCTTGGTCTAGACTAATTTTGTGATCTAATTTGATAGTAGTTTTCGTAAAATTATTGATTTTTGTGGTGTGAGGTTTATCGACCGCCTTATGTAAAACATTTGTATAAAATGGAGTATATTTTTTATATGCTGCCTTTCCACTTTTGATTGTTCCAGGTTCATATAAATAATAATCCGAGAACATTTCACAATTTATGTGATTAGATTCACATATTTTCATTGTTTTTTCATCCCGATCAACAGAATAGGGAGTATAATCTTTATTGAAATACACGCCATTTATGTCGAGGGTTTTGATCAATTGATTCAATATGGTTTGCTGATTTCCATAAAATGTCATGAGTTCTCCGCCATGGCGTGATATGTCATGTTTTAATTCTACCAAACTTTCAATCATGAATTGAATAGCATTATCACTTTTGTATTTGTTCGCACTAGTGACTTGTTCTGGTGTAAAAATAAAGCAAACATATAATTTTTCGCATTTTTTAGAGGCTTCAATAAGACCTATGTTGTCAGTGATTCTAAAATCACGATGAAAGATAAATAGCCCGTTTTGTAGTTTCATTGTATATATAATAATGATATTTTTATATTTTTAAAAAATATATAAAAAATACTTTGTATATATATTATTATGATAGATAATCTACCATTTATCCAGAAAATAACTCTTACTATGAATTTCTTTAAAAGTATTGTTACAGAAAATATCGAAAAAACGAAAACAAAAATAAAAGAAACATTAATGCAAAAACTAGAAACCATCAATATATATGAAAAATGTTTCAAAGTTATCAATACTTATGCAGCACAAAAAGAAAAAGTAATGGGTTTTATTAAAAAAATATATAATTCCGATCCAAAAATAAAAACCCTCATCGATAATGTCGTTTATTTAATAAAATATGCTTATTGTAGTACATATGGTCAAAGAATAGAACCAATGAATGACAAATGGATTTGTATATCTGTTTTATTAAAAAGAAATGCTAGTTTTATTGGTGAAGAATTTAATTATAATGAAACGTATGAGTTTGTGAACACCGATGATATTCTCGATCCTTTAAAAGAAATGTCTGATAATATATCGTCTATTGTAGAATCAACTAATAATACATTAGAAGGTATGATCACTATGAAAATTGGTGAAAAATATATAAATCGTATTTTTTTCAATAAAAATGAACCAAAAATGGATACTGAATTGCCATTAGTACCTAGTAAACATAGGCTGATTAGTGTAAAATACAAACATCCGAATATGGACGAACCTATTTTTATTGATATCGACAAAGAATATTATTATACAAACAACGAAATTTTATCACCCCTATTTATTAAACGATATTTGGAATATCAACATTTGATATACGATTTTGATATGAATTATGAATTGGAAATAATGGATAATGATATTAATACATATGTTATCAATAGTAAACAATATATTTTATTGGCTGATAATACTTATACTATAAAAAACATTGAATAAGATAAAACGACAAAATATGTAAAAACAATATAAAGCTATTATAACACTAATATCTACGGGCGTAATCACTAATGGATACAGTGAGTATTCCTACCCAACAACATTCTTTGCATGGTAAATGGAATTTGTATTATCATTTACCACACGATAAAAACTGGGATTTATCTAGTTATACAATTATAATGAAAAGTATTGATACTGTAGAAAAAGTAATAACATTGAACGAACTTTTACATGAAAATATTGTAAAAAACTGTATGTTGTTTGTTATGCGGGAAGGCATTACGCCCATGTGGGAAGACTCACGAAATAGAAATGGTGGCTGTTTTTCTTATAAAGTTCTCAATAAACATGTTCCAGAAGTATGGAAAAATCTTTTTTATTTATTATGTGGTGAGGCTTTATGTGAAGATATTGACGATATGAAACATATGAATGGAATTACTATTTCACCGAAAAAAAATTTTTGTATTATCAAAATTTGGTTAGATATATCTGAGTTACAAGATCCAAATGTAATTATCAATATCAATAATTTATCCAAACAGGGGTGTCTTTTTAAGAGACATGAACCTGAGTTTTAGAATTATAAATACAATTAGTGTTTTTATAATTTTTGATTTTTTTATTTTAATTTTCAAAGCATATGACTGCATAACGTAAAAATCACACTTTTTTATAAAATTTTTCCTTGGACTTTCTAAAAATGGACAAAAATAAATGTCCATTTTTTCGGAGCGACCCGATTTCTTTTTTCCAGATTTTGTGTAAACATTTTACGTAAAATATCTATAATAGAATAGGCCCAACCAACGGTCTAATAATATCGATCAATTTCAAATATAATTCTTTATTATGGATCGATGGATTTTCAATCGTGATAACACTTAGATTTTTATATATACTATCAAAATAATCATTATCAAAATAATCATCAAACAAATTTTCGTTGTATTTTTTAATCATACAATAAAGCATTTCACTATCTAGAAAATGAATTTTCGCTCTACGTTCAATAATAGCATGTTCTGGTTTACGACTAATGATTTTCCAGCCATCTGGATTTGTCTCTGTTTTCAATCGATACCTAGGTAATTGTTCATAAGATACATCACGAACCTGAGGAATGGTTTTATCGATATCTTCACCAACATTCATATACGTATTATAATTGTATTTCTTTGCAATATACCAGTATCCGCATTTGTTTAGTTTTTCTATCAATTTATCCAGGACTTCAGTCAAAACAACAAACTCAATACTTTGTGTAAGATCACTATTGTTAGTACTATAATAAGTATATACGTATTTATTTAGTTCTAACATTTGATTATATACAACAGGATCATTTAATAGATGGTCTTCGACATCATTTTCAATAGTTCCTAATAGTTTTTGTCTACCAACTTCTAGTAGCTCTTTGTATTTATAAATATAGTTGTTTTGATTTTCAGATAACATTTTATTGCATTTTTTGTTCTCAAAAATATATTTATTATGTTCAATTTTTTATATTTTTACATAAAAAATTGATGTATTTTATCTACATAAAAATATATAAATAAAGCAAAACCATGAAAATCGTAACCAAACACATCGATTGTATTGAGATAGAATATAAAGTAGGATCAAATGCACAAGAGAATCATGATATAATCGACGCGGCAGAACCAGAAGATTATTGGTTTCATATATCAGGTTGTTCCTCATGTCATGTTATTTGTAAAATACCCGAAAACATAAATGATAAGAAAATATTACAAAAAATAGCAAAACAAGGTGCTGTTATATGCAAATCGAATTCAAAATATAAAAGTTATAAAAACGTACAAATCGATTATACAAAAATAAAAAACGTCACTAAAAAAGAAATACCTGGCAGTGTTATTATAACAAATTTTAAATCGGTTTTTATATAAAACTCAATGAATAGCTAGAAAACATAAAAATAGTAATGTAGTTATAAGTGTTTCTGTAGTTTTCAAACCATATTTTTTTATTGTTTTTTTACAAAATAAAGTGTTTTCGAATTCGTTTAACCTCGTTAGCATGGGTGATTGTAAAATAAAAAATATAATACCATATCCATAATTATAGAGTGTTGACAACATAATCGAATTAGTAAGAATACTAAATCTTAATATTTTACATATTAATCGATAAGTGAATTGTCTACCATATTTAGTTGGTATAGTATTAATACCTTTTTGAATATCTCCATCCGCATCTTTTATATCATACAACATTTCTACACTAATTGATCCAAACAAAATCATACGCGCTAGTACCATTAATAATTCGAAATTTCTATTTGTACAACCAATACATAGAGCTGGAAAAATAGTAGAAAATGATATTAATCCAGCACATGTCAAGTTTTTTATAAATAAAATTCTTTTAAAAATGGGTGTATATAATAGTATTACTAGGTTTGCAATACGTACAACGTTTTGTGATGATGTATTGAGATATCTAAGAGACAAAAATTCAGTAATTACTATGAAAAAGGCTGAAATACTGATTGCATCTTGTTTTGTAAGTTCGCCAGTAATAAGTGGTCGTGTTGGTGTGTTTATTTTATCTATTTCCATGTCAAATATATCATTTATTATCATGCTATTAGACATTATTAATAGGGTTGTTATAATAGAAACCATGAATGGAGTTGAATATATTAAATCTAAAACATTCGGCATCATAATAAAACCACTGGACATTGATAGAAAAAGTGTTGGAAGGATATTTTCGGTACGGATTATTTTTATGAAGCCGGATGATTTTTTTTGAACGGTAGATTGTATTTGTACCAATTGGTTGTATTGGGTTATACCAGACAAATCATTCCATGGGCTTATATATGTTTGTAATTTTGTCCATTTTTGTATTGTTTTTATTGATACAAATCCGGATGTTCTCGAAACATTGAAAAACAATATCAATAAAATGATATTCAAATACATTATATAGGTATTTAGCGTAAAATATTTATACTATTTATTAATAAGGTATTATTTCAACAGCTTGCAAATATTTTTTTGTAGCAAATTCTTTTGGTCCAATTTCTTTATAGTTTATAGTAAAATTTGCATTCTCTTTGCCAAACTGTATTGTGAAAGTAACACTTTTAATTGTTTTACTAGCCCCTATAAATTTATTAACCCCTAACAATGGATGATTGCATTCAATATTTGTTAATTGTCCTAAAAAATTATCATTTAATGATACCATTTTTTTTTCGGTTTTTAGTTCTTTGTTAATATCTTTAATGCCGTTTTCAAAATCACTATAATTATTTTTATCATATTTTTTTTTGAAAAACTTAGTTATTATGTCATCATCAAGAACTTTGCATTTAAATACTTTATTTAATACAGTGCTTCCTTTAATAAATTCTTCTTTGCCTTCAACATTTTGTTTTATTTTTTTTATTAATTTTGGTTCTTCTATTTTTTGTTCTTTTTCGTCTATCATTTCCTGAAAATAGTATTTTATTTTTAAATAGTATATTGAATCGCATGATGATTCGGTTTGTTTTGTTATTTCAACAATTTTCCCATAATTTGAAAATTCAGTTGTTTCTATTTGAAAATATATATTTTTATATTCATTTTTAATTTTTTTGGTATCTTTATCATATAAAACATCGATTTCAATAGCAGGTGCAACATTACCACATGGTGTTAAATGGGAAAAAGGGTTACTGTTAACTCTTCTTAATTGTTCCAAAAAACTTTCATCTAACAAAACCGATGCATTTTTTATTTCTGAAGACATAAGACGTAAACAACATATAGTATGAATTGTTGGAATCATAGTCAATGCTCCTAATGGTACTTTGAATGGTTGAAATGATCCTATTGCTACATTCATAACTGGTCCTAATGTTAATAAAGGGTTATATATATTTGCTATATTGAATAAAAGTGTGTTACTAAATATATTAAATAACTGAAAGAATGTGCATTCATGAAGAATCAAGAAAAAATTTGCAACATGTTCTTTCATTAATTTTCCTTTCAGAATAACCTCCTGATTTTCTGTTAATTTTGAACAATCTTTTAAACGACGGTCTATCATATTTTCATAACATTTTTCAAATATTTGTTGTATAACGTCAAAGAATTTTTTTTGTTTATCAATATGTGAATATGCTGATGATATTTTTTTACCCAAATAAGAATCTGAAACAGTGTTTTTTACTGATTCTTTTACTGATGATAAATTGCTTGATACTTTGGTTCGTAAATTATTAAAAAAATCACCACTTCCGTATATTTTTCTAGTTTTTTTTGATTTTTTTTGTTTATGACGACGCAATTTCATTGTTCCTCCAGTTTGTTGTTTAATATGTTTTCCAGGATTTAAATCATTCAATACTTTTATCAATGTTGCAATGTCTTCTTCTTTTTCTGATTCTTCTGAAAATGGATGTGTTATTTTTATTTGATTTATTTGATCAGTAATTGTATAGATTCCTGAAAATACACCGTTTTTTTCTTGTTGTTTCAATTTTTCTTGTTGCAATAATTTAATAGCTGTTTTTATTGCAAATTTAGCTTCTCTTTCCATAAAAGGTGGAAATTTTTTTCTCAACACGGGCAAAATATATTTCAAACTATTTGTATTTGTATATGGCGGATCTATATCATAAAATTTTAATAATATTCCTGTAATATTTATTTCACCTAAATTTAATTCGCCACCTTTCATAGCTTGACCGCCGTCGCTTTTTTCGTCTTTGTCTGTAACTTTATCGAGATTGGCTTCTTTTGCGTTTTCTTCTTCTACTTCTGTTTCTACTAGTTTTTCTTCTTCCTCTTCATCTTCTTTGGACTTGTTTTCAAATGAATGTTTTGCATTAGGATTACGAATACTTGATGCTAACAATGACAATTTAAATACTTTTAAAAAAACTGGTTTTAAACTAGCATTATTATTTATCATTTCATATATTTTTTTGAAAAGATATTTGATACGTTTGAAATATATCATTTCAGAAGGTGTCCAAAGAACTCGATTGATTTGATATTTATAAATATGTAAAATTTTATATAGTGGATCAAAGACCTCATAAAAGCCAATACAATCTTTGTATTTATTATTGTATTTTTTTGAAGGATCATCAATTAAATCTCTATCAACTAATGGTGTGTCATTCAATTTGCTAAAAGGTTTTCTATTCAATGTATCTTTTATACTAAAACAATTTCTAGGTTTATCTTCTAAAAAATTTTGAATATTGTCTTTTATTTCATTGTCTTTTCTTTCTAATTTATCTAAGTTGTTGTTTATTTCTTCTGTTGTAATATGAACAGTGTCAACCTCTTTTATTGGATTAAAGTTTGTTGTTGTATTATCGTTATTATTAGCGTTTTGACCGTTTATATATTCTTCTTTATAAATATAATATTTATTGCATTGTTCTACAATTTTTATACGTTCATTTTTATAAATTTTATTTTTTACTTCATCTTCATCTATAAATTCTAAAAAAAATGCATTTTTGAATAAAATACGATCAGGATTTGCAGGATTTATAATTCTTGTTATCAAAAATTTTGCGGATGCAGATTCTCTCAATGTATTCACTAAAGCTTCAGACCCTTTTTTTACTTTACTCCCTACAGCTGAAATAGCTTCTATAATTTTAACTCCACCTTTTCTAGTTTTATTTATATATTTTCTTCGTTTCAATGTTCTGTTAACCATATATATATATATATATATATATATGTAAATCATGCAGGCGGTAATGGTGCTAAACATAACTTGATTTCACCTAATGATGCAACGTCATATTTGACAATCAGTGGAAGGTCATTTCCTAAATACATTTCTAAATGACTACAAAGGGGTGTACATTTAATAAAATGACTGAGACTTTTCAATGAAAATTCGCCTTGTATGATGACAGATGCATCGGATTTCTGAATGAATTCCATGTTTCCATCGGATTCCGATCTAAAGATGCGAGAACTTGCAAAATTACCTTCACATGAAAATATCAAATCATTACCGACGGACTTAATTTCAATACGATCGGAAATACCATTCAAATCACGGATTATTTTTTGGAAATCCGTGGTAGGTAAATTGATAACAGTGGAATATTCGACATCGGGAACAACTAATTCTTCCATATCCGGCTCGATTAGACGGAGTTTTTGACTATAACATTGTTTTATATCACCATTATCATATTGTAGTCCTAAATGGGATACAATACCATCATGATAATCAGACTGATCGATATACATAGATAATGTATCGTCATTTGACATGGTAGAAATAACCTTGAACAAATGAAGAGTATTTGCACATACTATGATTTTATCTGGATTACAATTATATTGTTCGAATTTATTCGAATGGAGAATAACATTCACTAAAATTGTATGTGTTTTGTCGAAATTAATTATTTTTAATCCATCTTTAGTAAAAGTTATTGTGGCATCGGTTAATATGTCCTTGATGGCGGTTATCATATTACGAATCGGTTGTATTTGAACCGTTTTTATAGTTAATACATTATTATCTTCGTTCATGCGTATTTATATATTATTTCATCGTTTGTTTTTATATTTTATTTATTTAAATGTATTTTTTTATATTTTGAACGCGGATAATTGAATGTTAAAAATATAATAATATTATATAATTATTGTTATATTTGATATGAGTACAGAAAAAAAAAGATGGATTCCAAATATGGGTTTAAGCGAAAACTTACGTAGATTAGGTTCATCAGTAACATCAGCTGCCTTGACAGGATTATCGCAATTAAAAGAAAAAGGTTTGAAAATTGAAAAGTATTTAGAAATACGAAATTATATTGATACATTTTATTTGAATAATGAATATTATATTGAATATATTGATAAAACTAAACTAAAAGAGTTGTATAAATTCATATTGAATAACAATGATTATTTTTTAGCCCAAGGAAAAAGTAGAGATGTATTCAACAATAATAAATCCTCTACTGATGATAAATTTTCTTTTGTTATGAAAAAAACACGGAATCAAAAATATAAAGATATGGTTGATTCTAATACCAATATACCTTTTTCGGAATTTAGAAATGAGGACAAAATTGATAAAAATGTTTTTTCATTTGATAAATTGAACAATACTAGATTAGTAGAAAAATCATCTAAAAATGAAAATACAATAAATTTTTATGATGTTTTAGATCCATTATATCATTATTTGCATTTTTTTAGGTATCAATTGAAAATGGTATTGAAAGGTTATAAAGAACCATATTTTCTAATAACTGATATGGTAAATAAAAGTGTACTTTTTTTAAAAGAAAAAAAAGAAAATGAATACAATTATAAAAAATTTATATTAGATAATCGTGATGATGATGATGAAATCGATAATAAGAAAAATACTGATGCCGCAGAAATAAAAGATGAACTGGTAGATGATATTGAACAGACAGGTGTTAAACCTGTAGATATAGTTGCTGAATTATACAAAAACATAAATAATTATAATATAGATATAACAAAAAATGCTAATATACAAAAATATTATCCAGTTCTAAAAACTAGTACTTTTTATGAAACAGGTATAATAATGGAATTACAAAAATATTATGATATTGAATCTACAATAAAAGAGTTAGATTCTACAACGTCAATATTTTCAATATTTTCAAAAATATCAGCTAAATATGCATTGCAAATTGCAGTTTTATACATAGAAAAAAATAAAAAAAATAATAATTATATATTAAAATCAAATATAAATAATACTATTTTAGATAACTTTTTTGAAAATACAAATATGACTTATGATTCTTATACAATTGAAATTGTTAATAAAACAATTTCCGATAAAAATGAAAAATATGAATCTTTGATAACATATGAATCTTTGATAACAAAATTGAAAAATTTATTAACTCCTGTTAAAACCGGCGGATTGAAAAATAAAACAAAAAAGAATGAAAAACAATATAGCGGCGGTTTTAATCTAGGATTAAAAAGAACTGCAAGAAACATAAGTAATACTGTAGTTCGTGAAAATCCACTTTATGATTTTTTGAATCAAATATTTTTCAAGACAGCATGTTATATAAATAAAAAAATAATAAATGATATGAAAGGACTATTGAAAACCCCAGAACCAGAACCAGAACCAGAAACAAAAACAATAGCACTAAATGCAGGATATGAATTAGAACCATACATATATTTATTTATTTTTAAAACAATTCGAAAAACGTTGTCTCTTCGAAAATCATTGTCTCTTGGAAAAAAATTCGATAAATTATCAGAATTAATAGAATCTATCGTGAATGGTGAAAAAAATTATGTAAACAATAATTCAATAAATGAAGATAAAATAACAGAGTTCTTACAATAACAAATCAAAACATTTTTTGTTTCTTCATAAATTTCCGTGTTCGTCGAATGCCATGTTTGTTACGACGAGCTAATTTCAATGCAGGACTATCCTTAGCACAACCCTCTTCCAATAAATTGAAATCAATAATACTGGCTTTTCCTCCACTAACAGAACTTGCTAAACGTGCTATTCCCCAAGAATACGGTGTTTGATTTGGGCGAGAACCACTTGAAAAATACGCACCCTTACCTTTATTGACTATTTTTTTTAATGTTTTCAAACTACAATGGGTTTTTTTTGAAAGTTCTCGTGTAGGACCAAAATGTTCGATATTATACATTTGTTTTGCATTATCGATGTGGTTTGATTTTTTATTTTTAAATGATTTTACTTTAGGACGTTGAAAATATTTACCACGGCTATATAGTTTTCTTGATTTCATAATATTTTTATACTGTTTTGTAGTATCAGTATTTGATAATGATTTAGGAATATATCTTTGAGGAATAGACATTTTATATTATATTTAGAAAATATTATAGAAAAATATATATTCAATATATATAATGGCTCAACCACTAAACCCAAATAATTATTCAACTATTAATGATGAAATCAATACTCTTTTAACTAGCGGTGCTTATTCAGGTATTACTTTTACACTTTACACAGATTCTAATAAAACAAATATTGTAACCACAGAAAGTGGACCTGTACAAAATGAAACTATATCACAAATCAGTCAAACAAACAGCTATACTAATAGTGAAAATCAAATAGTACCTTCAAAACTAACATTGTATTTCAATGATGGTACTTCTATAACTGTTACTGATGGTGTAGAGAACTATTGGTATGTATTAAGTGGAACAGTTTTTCAACCAAGAATTTTCGGTACTGCTTAAATAAACTTTTTATAAAAACGTATATAAAAATAATCACAATATATAAATTATGATTATTTGGCTTTTGTTGGTCTCTTTTTTAACAGTTTCCAATACAATTGAACTAAATAAATGTAATAAATGCAAACATTTTTTACCATCATCATTCAAAGGTGATTTTATGATCGGTTATTATCATGGCAAATGTAACAAATTTTTGAAACAGCATTCTATAACTGGAGAATTAGAATTTGTTAGTATTCATGAAGCAAGACACAATGAAGAGTTATGTGGAATATCTGGTACAGATTTCAAACAATACAATGCTACAGATACCATTGAAAATATATTAAGTGGGTTTTATGATTAAATAATGTAAAAACAATATCAATATATATCAATATATATTGATAAAATGTATGATATTATTATTGTTGGTGGAGGAATTGCAGGGTTGTATTCAGCATACAAGATCAAAAAAAAATATCCACGAATTAATATCTTGATTCTAGAACGAAATCGTGAAGGATATTTAGGTGGAAGAACCGGTAATGATATGTTCGAAGGAGAAAAAATAGTAACCGGTGCGGGCATAGGTCGTAAACATAAAGACATACTATTGATAAAATTATTGAAAGAACTTGAAATAAAAACCCATGAGTTTTTGACAGGTCAGACTTATGCGTCAACTATTATACCACAATGTGATGTAAAGGATGTTTTTTTGAATTTGAAAAAAAAGTATAACCGTAATATCCATGGTGATATGACTTTTAAGCAATATGCGACATCGATCATTGGTAAAATTTTATATAAACAATTTATTACTTGTGCAGGGTATACAGATTATGAAGACGAGTCTGCATATGAAACCCTGTATAATTATGGGTTTGATGATAATTATAGTAGTTGGACTGGTATTCATATTCCATGGGATACTCTTGTTGAAAAATTGGCGAGAAAAATAGGTCTTGGTAATATTTTGTATTCTCAAAGTGTTCAAAATATTCGTACTATTAAAAACGGTAATGATACTACGTATGTAATTGATACTAAATTCAATCAATCGAAAACAAACAGATTCGAGGCTAAACATATAATAATAGCTACAACTATTGAACCCTTGAAAAAAATGTTACCTGGTGCATCGACTAAAAACAGTGTATATCAACAGATACATAGCCAACCGTTTTTACGTATTTATGGAAAGTTTTCGAAAAATTCTATCAATATCATGAAATCATATGTTCCAGGGTTATTGGTCGTACCTGGACCACTTTATAAAATCATTCCTATCAACCCAAACAAGGGTCTTTATATGATAGCTTATAATGATAATGTTCCAGCAATAATGTTACATAAATATACAAAAAATACGAAAAACAATCGTGATTCTTTGGCGAGATTATTAGAAAAATCGATCGGAATACCCAATAATACATTGGAACTAGAAAATATCAGTGAATATTATTGGAGTGAAGGGACACATTATTTTGATCCGTTGAGGGGTATTTATAAAAATCGTGATTATTTTTTGAAGGTCGCACAACATCCTTCGGAAAATATGTGGGTAGTGGGTGAAATGGTTAGTAAAAACCAGGGTTGGGTAGAAGGGGCATTGGAAAGTGTTGAAAAGGTCATTGGCGAGGTTTTGAAGAGTCTGTAATAATATTTAATGAATCATATAAATCAAATATTATTTTTTACATATCAATTGTCGTACTATTGTTTTTCCATGTATATCTTTTTTTATACTTTGTTGCATTTTTACCACATAAACTATCGAATTCCCTCGCAGTATAACAATATCTATAATTCGAATGACGATGTACTCCGTCAATCAAATATTTCTGACTTTCTATTGCAAACAAGGAACATTTGGCAAATTCATTCGACGTTCCTCCTGACGGCTTAACAAAATATTTACAATTGATACAAAATTTTGGTTTGATCGAATCTACTAATAAAGCACCACATAAAAACATCAATAACCATACCATCATTGTATTAATAGTCAAAAAACATTTATATTGTTTTTATAAATGTTTTTTCATATATTTCTATCAGCTCAAACTGGTACAAACTTCATTTTATTCCCTTCATTAACTAGGCGTCCTATCAAACGTGGTTCTCCATTTCCTTGTACAGCCTGCTGGTAACTTTCAAAATCATATATTTCGTTGGTTCGCTCATTCATAGCATAATCTTTACCAGCAATTTTTACTTTTGTTGCTTCCCAATCAATTCGTTTATTATCCAAACCCAATTTTTCACTCTGGTCTTTTTCCAAGGTAGGATATGATGAAAACTTATTGGATTCTACTTTTCCAAATCCATAACATACTAATTTTTCACTATCTGGATCATCTTTTTTGGATAATACCGAATAAATATTACAATCTATCGCACTCTCTTTGACAGCTCTTAATATTTGATTATTAATACGCTGTTTCAAACTAGCAATTTCATATAAATTTTCATCTGTAGTAATCGGAGTCTTTTTATCAATACGACTAACATCACGAATACGTAATTCAACATTCTTTTCATCCGTTTTTTGTGCTTCACTGAATGTGGTAACATATAAATAAACCTTTACAGTACGTTTATCTTCTGGTAAATCCTGATGACTACATATACGTCTAGCACGTCCTACCACTTGGTCTACACGTACCATATGCCAATATGGTTCTATAATATGTACAAAACGAGTATTTCTAAGATTGATACCTTCTGCACCAGATGAAGTGATCATAAATACTTTGATTATCTCTCCATAATTATTGTTTTCTGCTTGTTGTTTTAATTTTGTTACGATATTTCCAGGAACGAAATCCCACATACTATTATAAATATTACGTATTATTTCCTTTTCTTCGGGCGATTCTGTTCCTGTATATAATACAAATTTGGGTTTACCTTCATCTTCGATAGAATCTACTATATCCCAGTTTTCACCTATTTTTTTGATTTTGAATTCTGTAAAACCATTAGCTAATAAAATCAATCTCAATATACCAATACCTTCTATAGTACGGAAATGACTATATAATAAATGAAGTCCATCATTCTCTGCATTGGAGATGTTTTCTAATACTTTGGCAAATTTTGGACTATATGTACCAAGAGTGTCTTTTGATAAATATTCTGATTCATTGGTATTTTCTATTTTTTTACTTAGATCCGCCATCGCTTTTTCTATACGTTTTTCATAATTTAACATCTCTTGATCAACCTCAGTATTAGGAACACTATCAATATCCTCTTGTTCTTCTGCAACAGAATAAACGTCGACTTCTTGTCGTAGTTCTTTTGGCACAGCATCAAAATCCAATTCATTTATTTCTTCAGTTTGTTCACCTTTAATTTCTGTTTTTTTTGGGTTTGGTAATGGTCTATCAATACCCGATGGAAATGCGAAATTACAACATGCTCTTGAAAATATACGATAAGTAGACGATATATTGAATAGTTCTTCTGTGTTCTTTTTTTGTAGGTTTTTAATTCTATTTTTTTTCGCGGTTTTCTCTCTATCCGCTTCTTCTTTTCTTATTTTTTCATATATACCATATTGATGTTGTGTCATTTCGCATTTTATAACATGATATGTATCACCAGTGGATGTTTTAACAAATTTTGGTAATAATTGTTCTTGAGCACTACGAAAGTAAGAAGTAAGTCCTAGTATACGCCGCTGTAATAAATTGGATTCTTTTATATCCCCAGTATCTGTATTGACAAACATATTTAAAAAATCTTCAGCATCATCTGGTAAAGCTTTGTATTTATTGAGCTCTATGCTACCACGTACAGTTATATCATTATTTTTCAAAATAGTTTGAACTTTGTTTATAAATGCATCATCTGTCAAATTACCGGCATCATCTAATGTTACACCATCATAACGTTTGAATACATCACCACTACCACCTTCATAAGGATTTTGTAAATTTTTATTATATTGAATATCTTGGTCGTTTTCATCCGTTATTTCATCGTGTTTGAAATTAATTTTATTGATAAATGATTCCCTTGTTTTTTTAGTACGATTTTTTCCACCCACTTTCATTTTTGGATTTCTCTTTGTTCCTTTGATTGCGCCCCTCTTTTTTGTATTAATAAATCCAAATGGATTTCTAGTAATGGTTATTTTATTATCCGCGTATTCTACATAATCGAATGTTTTCAAATTACCATCGTCTAATATTTTTAAAATAGTATCTGTATTTATTTTATCGGCTTTTTCCCAAACAGCTGGAATAGTCCATGTCTTCAAATATCCACGTAAAATATTATATAAAATACCAATTTCATTCGGATAATTGATAATAGGTGTACCCGACAATAATACAATTCGTGCATTGGACGCATTCATTAGATAATCATACATCATATAAGGGATCGATTTTGGTTTTTTTATTTTATTTACAATACGACTTACAAAATTATGTGCTTCATCTATGAGAACCACCGAATTATCAAATGGATTTTTTGTAAAATTTGATGTTAAAACCTTCATTTTATTCATATTCAAACCATTGTAATTCATGTCTGTGTATTTACTACGGATCATTTCATTCAACTGTTTATCTATATCTAGTTGTTGTGATGGATCTAATTCTGTATAGTTTGAGGGTTTTTGGACATTTACTAACCATGCACCATTTTGTTTACGTATAAAATCAATTGGTAATGAAAGAGCACGTGATAAAATACCCAAATATTCGGGTTTTCCATCTATTGAGACGAATTCCCAGAATTGATTTTTTTTATACAAAGCATCACCACATTTCTTCATTTCACTGAAAAAATTCATTTTTAAAGCTGCAGGAGTTAATACAAAAACACGTTTGTTTGATTTCATTCCTTCCGCAATAGCAATACTGGTGCACGATTTGCCTGTACCTAAATTATGGTACAGCAGAAGCCCACGATAAGGAGTATACAAATTCAAATAATCACGAACTAATTTTTGATGCGTCAACAAACTAAATTCGTCATTTTGAGAACGTGATTCACATGATACAGATTCTTGTGTTTCTATTAATTCTTTTTGATAAGGAGCAAATAATTCTGTTAGTTTCTGAACAAATAACTTACGATTATTCATATAATAAGAAGACGCTTTGATAATTATTTTTTCTTTTTCTTTTGGAAGTCTATCGAGAACTTTCTGATTACGTATCATGGCCGTTGTCATATCCACTTCTGGTAATTCTTCGATTTCTGGTTGTTTTCGTTTTCTACCACGTTTTGGTTTTTCATTATTGGCTTCTTTGATGATTTGGATTGTTTCTTCTTCGATTGCATTTTCTTCGATTTTTCGTTGTTCTTCTACTGGCTCAATTAATGGAACAATTTCCGTCGTTTCAGATATAGATACTGGTGGTGGTTCAACTGGTTTCACCGTAATTTTCGGTTTTATAACTAGTTTTTCACCAGTTTTTATTGGCATTGGTGGTTCTATAATAGTAGGTTCAATGATTGGCGGTGATTCTAATGTGTTTTTTGTAGCTCTCTTGTTTTTCAGTCGATTCATTATTAGTTTTCTATCTAAACGACTAGTTTTTCTTCTATCTAAAATTTCTATCATTTGAGAACTTTCAATGGGGTTTTCATTGTTTTCGGTTGTTTCACTAGGTTCTTCGTTTTCACTAATAGGCTGTTCACTAGGTTTTACAAATGCAACACGAACCTCTTTTATTTTTTTAGCAATCGGTTTTTTTTCTAATACGACTAAAGGTTGAAACACATTTTTATCCATGTGATATATTTCTTTTATTTATTTATATTATATTTATATAAAATTCAAAAAGCATTCGGTAAATTATAGAAATCTTTTTTTCCATAAAAAATATATGAGAACATTTGTTGTGGTAAACCAATGTCAACACCATTATCACTTCCCCTAGCAGTTCGAATATTTTCCTGTTGTGTTAAATTAGATAATCCTGGGAACATACATGAGATGCGCTTTTGTGTACGTTTTAATTCCCATGGTAATGTATTGTCTTGATTTAGCACTTTATTGAAATTTTGATAATACGAAATATGTTGTATATCATCTTTATGTGTAAGTTTTAATTGAATACGTAAATTATCATCGCTACTTTTCCCATTCTTTGTATTCATCGTTCCAACATGTATTAAATTCGCATTGAATATAATGACATCTCCTTTGTTACATAGTATGTTTTTTACAGTATCATTGATATTTATGGAATTTGCATAAAAATCTTTATGACTTCCAGGCATTACACCGAGACATTTTTCCATATCTTCCAAATAAACTAAAACAGTATAGGATGGATGTTTTTGATTTTTATTAAAAAAATCGCCGTTGTTATCACGATGACATGTATGAACGCTCGATTTTTGAATTATCCATATATAATCTTGGAATACATATTGATCATTGGTTGCCGTGTTTTTCAGAGCTGTTAGTTTTTGGTTGGTCAATATAGTTTCCTTTGTTTTTTTGTATTGTTTTTGTATACACAACGTTTTTAGAGTATTGATTTCTGAATCATTTAATATATTTTTATATAAACAAAACCCATCACGCTCCAAATTATATATATGACCGTTTTTTATTGTTTGGTCTTTGTACAAAATGAAATAATTTACGCAAAATATCAAAATCAATACACTCACCAAAACCCATATTATATAATATTTTTGTTTCATTTAGTATATAAATTATTATATACTAAATATGCAGTCATGTATAAAAACTTGTAATCACAATTGGACCGTTATTGGTCACAGATTGTAAAAATTAATATATACGGCGGGTTTTTCTAAGTTTGTACTTTTTAGTTTTTGATTTTTTAGTTTTTTTGTCCGTTTTATTTCTTCTTGATTTACGTCCTCCTTTTTCTGTACTTTCTTCTTTGAAATTTTGTGAAAAATAAGTTTCGTCTAATTCGCTAGATGCAAAATAATTTACATTATTAATAATAATTTTTTCTATTTCAAATTTTTCAGTATCTATTGTGATAATTATAACATTATTGTCTTTTGCATCTATAAAATCACGACCGTATTTGTTTTTTAAATTTATTGTTTTATTTTTTGGACCGCTAACTGCATGTCCAGAACCTTCATAATCTCCTTTTTCATCAATTCTTATTGATCTTATTTGTGATGTGTTTAGATCAGATATTGGCGATGGCTTGTAATTATAATATACATAAATATCATATTCATCTTCTTCATATTTTTTTGTTTGAACACCTTCTTTTAGTTTTTCATCAAAAGTAATTTTAATGGTAATATCAATTACTTTATTGGGATAATCTTTATCGGAATTCATTGTTTTGATGATACTATACATAATAAAAATATTTTATTTTTCCTAAACTCGTTCAAAACCCATTTAAATTACGGATCGCAGTATCACAAGCAATTTGCTCAGCCTTTTTCTTTATTTTATGAATTCCTTCACCTAAAAACACAAAGATCTTATTATGTTGTGACATATATTGATGGATTTCATAATATGATTTGAATTTTTGTATTGAAATGGATTGTGATGGAATCACATCATGAATAGGTTGCCCCAAACATAAATAAACTCCCATATGGTATCCAGTTTCTTGATTGTATTCTACCACTTCCAAGTAATCCGGTGTTACTTTGAATTCTTTTTGTATTTTTACTTGTAAAATATTTTTATAATTATCGTCATTTTTAATTAAATTAATCCAATCTACATGTTTTTCAAATACATTTTCTACAAATATTTGTACCATCTGGAATCCTGGGCCAGTAACAAAGACATTTTCAAACCATCCATCATCATCATGCACACTTATTTTATTGAAATCCAAAAACATTGCACCAATGAACGATTCAAATAAACATCCCAATTTTTTCAAATTGACACGTATCTGTTTACCCTCAGCATGTTTCGATAATATAAACCATTTATGTAATCCCATTTCATATGCCATTTTACCAATCGATTCGTTTTTCACAAGTGCGATTTTTTTCTCTGTCATAAAGCCCTCATTTTCTTTAGGAAAACGTCTATACAGATAGTATTTAGTAATACATTCTAACACACCATCACCTACGAATTCTAATCGTTCATTCGATTTTGTATATAAAGGAAGGCAATCATTAGGTTTAGGAACAATAATAATATTATTGATATCATTTTCGATGTTAGGTCTTTTTATGTATGAACGATGAATAAATGCCCGTCTATATAGTTCAAAATTATGTATAGGAACATTGATTCCATAATTTATCAATATTTGTTGTATTTCATTATCGGTTATTTGTTTATTTAGGGGATTATAAGGATCAAAAATATATGTATCAATACCTTGAGAATTTTTTTCAACACGTATATCTTCATCTATATTCATGTTATTCTATAAATAAGATGAATACAATCTAATTTAATATGATAAAATGTTTTTATATTATTTTAAAATATATTTTATTATGCAAAAAAATATTTAGTATATATATATTGATAATATAATGACTAATCCTTTTCGTTCATCTAGTAAAGCTCAAATGGGCAGCAGTGTATACACTACTCAAAATCAAGGCGGTGGATCAAAGAAAGCCGGTTTCCCTTATCAAATTGGACGTGATTCCTGGTCATCAATCTTTATACGCTCAACTGATCCAATTAGTGGACGTTGCTGCACATTAACAAAACTACAAATCAATCTTTTCCCTAATACTTCTTTAAGTCGTAATATTGGTTCTACATATGTTCCTAACACTTATTTCAAAATTCCTGGAACAAGATAAATATCGACGATACAATATATTTATTGAAACAATATAGTAACTTCATATAAATTACTATATTAAAATACCAAAATGAAAATTATTATTGATGAACGAGAACATTCACTTTACGAAAAATGTATATCAATGTTGACACAATATAAAAATATTGTTTTATCCAAGGAAGTTCTCCCATTAGGAGATATTTTGTTTAAAACAAATGAGAACATGGATATTTTATTGATCGAACGAAAGAGTTTTCCCGATTTGTTATCATCCATCAAAGATGGACGGTATGAAGAACAATCTTATCGGCTTTTGAACTCGAGTGGTTTATTACCACATTCTATTTTTTATTTATTAGAAGGAATGTTCTCACAATTATATAATCCAAATGATAAAAAAATTATTTTATCCTCAATGACGTCATTACAATATTTCAAAGGATTCAGTATGATTCGTACGTCATCAGTCAATGAAACCGCTGAAATTATTTTGTCAATGGCCGATAAAATAGAACGTGATTTACAGAAAGGGAAACAACCTTATTTTTTATCGGAAGCATATCGACAAAACAATACTATTGAGAACCTGGAAAATACAATGGACGTATCGAATAATATTACCAATCCAACAATAACAAGTTCTCAATATTGTTCGGTTGTTAAAAAAGTAAAAAAAGATAATATTACACCTGAAAATATAGGTGAAATAATATTATGTCAAATACCAGGGATAAGTTATACCACTGCAATAGCTATTATGAAAAAATTCAATGGGTTTCCTCATTTTATTAATGAGCTAACTAAAAATCCTCAATGTATCGAGAACATTACAACAGAATCTAATGGAAAAATTCGTAAAATATCGAAAAGCTGTTTAGACAATATTCGGCGATTTTTATTATAGACTATATATATAATGGATAATTTGGCCAAACAACCAAAACAAAAACCACCATGTGATAAACATGCAACTTCTGGAGACAAATGGAGATATACTATTTATACTACTATTCTTTTATTGATTTTATTCAACCCATGGACATACAAATTAGTAAATAAATTATTATCTAATTTCGTCGGTGCTATTGCTAGTAAAGATGGATGTCCTACTTTATTAGGGTTTGGTATTCATGCTGCTATATTTACTATTATTGTACGGTTATTGATGGATATGAATATTTAGGTTATCCAATTAATCTATTCACATTGTTGAATAATAACATTAGTAAATTCATCATCACTATCAGTAACTTCGTGATTATGATATTCATCAAAATCGTCTAGATTAATTGGATCTTTTGATTCATCTGACTCAAATGGTTCAAATATATCTTCTTCATTTGTTATATTATTATCAATATGAATTGATTTATTTAATTCAAAGTCATTTGCTTGTTGTTGACTAGAGTCATCATTACATTTTTGAAATCCATTTTTTGTTTTAACACAATCGGCGTTATTACAACATAGCTTTGATAAAAACTTAGAAAAACTGCTAATATATTCCATTGTTAGTAATATATAATATGTATTATATATTATTTTTCACATATTTTATAATCCTATATCTTGACCATAAGGATCAAATCCAAAATGTTGATTTTTGTTTTGATAAAAAACTAGAAAAACGACTATACTTTACCATATATATATTTATATATATTAGATAGAACTTTTTAATATAATGAATTCATTTAGTAATATAATACTTATTGATAGCCAAGTGCAAAGCTATGAAACGTTCGTGAACTCAGCCAATACAAAAACTTTTCTTATAGTTTATTCTACTAATACTTCTAGATTTTCATTGTTATCGTCGATGAAAAAGCGATTTACCAAAATTGATAGAATTGGTATTGTTTTTGAAGGACAATTGAATTATATGTTTTTAGATAATCAACCATTGTTTATTCCTCATGAAGCAGAATCGTTTAGTGAAAATGTTCAATTTATTATTGATATAATCCAATTATTCAATGTCAAAAATATTGATTATTTGGGTTGTAATACATTGAATTTTCCTGATTGGAAGGCTTATTATGATATTATTCAAACAAATACAAATGCTATTGTGGGTGCATCGAACGATATGACTGGAAATATTCAATATGGAGGTGATTGGATTATGGAGAGTACTGGCACTGACATAGAAATGATTTATTTTAATAGTAGCATCGGGTATTATAAATATTTATTGGGATCTAGTTCTAATTATTTTTTACTTGGAGTGGACATAACAACTTTTTACATTAAAACGTCGCCTCAATCAGGACCACCAATAGAATATTACATTCAAAATAATCGCATATTCAACGATACGAATACTTTATATATGCATGGAACAAGAAAACCTTGTAACTATTTTATAAATAATGTAGATATAGGAAGATTTTATCAAGTTGATACTTTTACAAAAGCAATTGATTTAGGAGCATACAACATAGCCATTGCTAATACAACATGGGGTGGTCCGCAATCTAACATATTTAATAACGCTAAATGGATATGGAATGTAGCTGGCGCAATTACTAGTGCTCCTGGTAGCGTATTTATATGGTTTTATTATACATTTTATTCTAACTCTGTAAAAACTGGAAAAATAAACGTTATATGTGATAATCATGCAAATGTGTATTTTAACCAAAGTGACTTGGGTATTGCAGATGGTGGGTGGGGACTGAACTCTGTTGGTAATGAAAAATCTATAAATATAGTTAATGGACTGAATTATATTAGAATTGCTGCATATAATGCTGGTACTGTAAATAATCCAGCAGGGTTATTAGTAACTGTGCGTGATTCGTCTGGCAATAATATAGCAAATAGTAATGCTAATTGGGCAATATCAACATCAACTGCTTATAAACTAGGCGCATTAACATATAATTCTATGTAACCTTTATAAATTATAATTCATCCTTAGGTGGTGGAAACGGTCCTTTTAAAGATGGTTCAAATGCAAGCTTTGGTTGAAACAAAACTGGTTTATTAACATAATTATCTACATATTTACCACTATCAATCATCTGTTGTGTATACGTAATACCAGCCCAATTTGAATCCATTGGATTGTCACTTATTTTATTCATTTCAGTTGAATCATGAAGTTTATCCACTTCTGTATATAATCCTATATCTTGACCATAAGGATCAAACCCAAAATGCTGATTTTTATTATATGGTAGATTTCCTCTAGAAGAATCTATTTTTTTGTATACACCTGCGTCATTATTAGTGTTTTGAATATTTTGTATACTTTGATTATTAATAAGTGATATAGGTGGAAGTCCACCTTGTAAATCGAAAGGGCTAGGTCGCACACGATATACATCTTTACCCTGTGCATCATTCTCTTGCTGTAAATATAATACTGGACAATTTATACCTTTTTCGCGTTGTATTTCTAAATAATGTATATATTCATCTAAATTAAAAAATGGAATGGGGTTTTGTCCTTCTATTATTGGTTGTTTAGTATTATACAAAACAAGCACTTTTCCTTTTTGTACTAATAAATCTGGACAATTATTACCACTACTATCACTTATAGGATTTTCCATGTTTTCTATACCAACTATATTATGTAAATTAGTAGTTGTGTACATTCCAGCTAAAAATACAATTAATAAAAATAATATGAATAACATTTTAATTTTTCCCATTTTATATTATATACTTCGAATATATATTTTAGATATATATTTTGGATATATATTTTGGATATATATTTTGGATATATTATTTAGTAAAGTATTATTTTATTTATATAATATATATGATTACAGCAGGAAAAAATAAAAATTCAAAAACTAAGTCTAAAACAATTAAAAAACAACATAAAAAACAACATAAACAAAAAAATAATACCCCTCGTGCTGTTGTAGGTTTAGTTCATGCTAATTGGTGTGGGCATTGTCAGCATCTAATGCCTGAATGGAATAAAATGGAAAATAATATAAAAAATGATCCAAAACTTAATACAAAATGTAATATAGTAAAAATTGAGAGTGAACACGTGAACAACGAATTACCAAAATATGAGAATATGATAAATGAAAAAATACCAGTGGAAGGTTATCCTACTATATTTTTGATAAAAAACAAACGAATAGAAAAATATGGTGGTGAACGAAGTGCAGAAGCACTTGGAGGATGGGTTGCTGGTGCTGTAAATCCGCAAAATGGCGGTAAAAACCATGCAAAAACATCAAAAAAATCATCAAAAACCGGTTGTAAATCGTGTAAAAAAATGAATTTTTTCAAGCTATGGTAAAAAATTGAAAATATTTTTTATAATATTGATAATTATAAAAAAATAATATGGCGTTTTATAATGATGGAACATTTCAATCTATGATTACCCTTATGGTAATGTTTGGCTTAGCGATAACACTTATATGGTATATATCTAAAATTATATATGCTTTATTCTGTTTTGACATAAGAAAAATTTATAGTGATACTAATACAGATAATACTAGTACTAATGATACTATTATTATTGATTCAATAGTTCAAGTTGATAATCCTTTTCAAGAATCTGCTATTGTAATTATGAACCCCCAATCTATAAACAATATGGAGGATATAGAGAACATTCCTATTGCTGAACAAGTATAAATATACAAAAAATATATATATTTTTTATTGTAAAAAATTGAATGACATACAATAAATCAAAATTAATTAAACATAAAACAATAATAATAATATGAAGTCTAGTAAAAAACCATCCATTAAGAAGTCATTTCGATTATTCGATTTTCATGTGTTAGACCAAACAACTAAAGAGAATTCGGATAATGATGACGTTGACAATGACGTTGACAATGACGATAACGATGAAGAAAGAGAGCATACAAATAATCAACAATTTGTTATACAGATGTTTGGTATTAACGAAAAAGGAGAAACTGGTTGTATATTTATACAAGATTTTCAACCATTCTTTTATATCAAGGTTGGTAAGAATTGGGATCATTATACGATGGAATGTCTTTTAAGTGAGATCAAGAAAAAAATAAAAAAGTTTCATCATGATTCTATTGTTTCATATGAATTGGTCGATCACTATAAATTGTATGGGTTCAGTGGTGGAAAAAAACATAAATTTATAAAAATTGTATTCAAAAATTCCATTGTTATGAATAAAGTCAAAAATCTTTGGTATTATTATCCTAAAAATGATTCAAATGATAATGAAGCACCAACTCGTCTCGAAAGACGCCGTGTTGATTTTAAGTTCAAAGGTATATCATTAGAACTATACGAAAGTAATATTCCTCCTTTATTAAGATATTTTCATATTCGAAACATAAGTCCTTCTGGATGGGTATCTTTCTATACAAATCGAGTCATGAAGATCCAAAACAAATCAACTACATGTGATTATGAATGCATATGTCCTTTGAAAGAATTACTTCCTGATAGTGAAAAAGAAACCAGAGTTCCTTACAAAATATGTAGTTTTGATATTGAGGCTAGTAGTAGTCATGGTGATTTTCCTGTTCCTGTAAAAACATATAAACGACTTTCTACCAATATTGTAGACATATTTATAACAAAAATTGTTACTACAAAAGATCCGAAATTATTATCTAAATTATTATCTAAGATCATTTTAGCTGCATTTGGTCATACAAAATATGATGACGTTGATACAGTATATCCGAAAAAGCCTCAATCAAAAGAAAAAATCACAAAGCTTATCAATATATTATTGAATAAATCGATCAATGCTGCAAAAAAAGCAAACACAGAAGAAGATAATAGTAAAATTTTAACTATTGATAATATGTTTGATAAAATAAAAGAACATCATTTTCAAAATACAGATGATAGTGGGGACAAGGGAGATCATGATGATAATGATTGTACTATGGATGAACCAATAAAAACATTCAAATCTCAATCTAATACACAAACTATACACATTGATAATAAAAAAACGGCAATTGATGTCTTGACAGACCCAAAACTAAATCGTGATGAAAAAATACAAATTTTGAATGATGTTATGACGTTATTGTTTCCACAATTAGAAGGTGATAAAGTAACGTTTATTGGTTCTACATTTTTAAGATATGGTGAAACTGAACCTTATTTAAATCATTGTTTAGTAGTAGGTAGTTGTGATGATGTCGATGGTGCGGTTATTGAAACTACTAAAACAGAAAAAGAGTTGTTATTGAATTGGACCGAATTAATACAAAAAGAAAATCCTGATATTATCATCGGTTACAACATTTTTGGTTTTGATTATGAGTTTTTGTTTCGTCGCTCACAGGAAAATGAATGCGAACGTGAGTTTTTGTTATTATCGCGTAAAATTAATGAATTATGCGCGAAATTTCCTTATGATGACCCTACAAATATATCAATCGAAAATACGAAAATGGCAATTGCGAGTGGTGAATATGATTTACGATATTTTAAAATGACTGGACGTTTACAGATAGATATGTATGCTTATTTTCGGCGCGATTTCAATTTGGCGTCTTATAAATTAGACGATGTTGCTGGTGAATTTATCAGTGATAATGTCAAAAAAATCATATGTAATAATCATCCTTCCTATGGTGATGTTACCGAATTATATAGTCAGAATTTGATGGGTTTACATAAGGATGATTATATTCATATTGGATTCGTCGGATTTACTTCGGATTATTATAAAGATGGAAAAAAATTCCGTGTTTTAGATATAATACGTGATTATGAAGATGTAGAAACGAAAAACAAATACAATGTTATTATTATTGGAGGTCATGAACACATAGATAGTTCAAAACCAATAAAATGGACCATGGCAAAAGATGATGTCAGTCCACAAGATATATTTAGATTATCGAATGGTTCTGCCAGTGATCGTGCAAGGGTTGCAAAATATTGTATTCAGGATTGTAACCTGGTTCATCATTTGATGAACAAAATCGATGTAATAACCGGGTACGTAGAAATGTCTAGTATTTGTAGTGTGCCGATTAGTTTCTTAGTATTTCGTGGTCAAGGTATCAAACTTACTAGTTATGTTGCTAAAAAATGTAGAGAAAAAGATACGTTGATGCCGGATATCGATAAAACAGGTGATGCAGACGGATATGAAGGTGCAATTGTATTACCACCTAAGTGTGCAATGTACATGGATAATCCGGTTGCTTGTGTAGATTATGCATCTTTGTATCCATCTTCTATGATTAGTCAAAACTATTCCCATGATAGTAAAGTTTGGTCAAAAGAATATAATCTCAAAGGAGATATAATAAAAATTACTGGTGAAATGGATAGTTCCGGTAATTTTATATATGATAATATTCCTGGATATCATTATATCGATATGGAATTTGATACATATAAATATATTCGTAAAACGCCTACCTCTCGTGCTGAAAAAACAAAAGCAGGTAAAATAGTTTGTAGATGGGCTCAATTTCCAAACAACAAAAAAGGTATCATGCCGTCTATTTTGGAGGAACTATTAAAAGCCCGTGCTGACACACGTAAAATGATAAAAACTACAAAAGATCCGTTCATGCAAAATATTTTGGATAAACGCCAGCTTGGTTATAAGGTAACAGCGAATTCGCTTTATGGACAATGTGGATCAAGGACATCGACATTTTATGAGAAGGATGTCGCGGCTGCAACTACTGCGACGGGTCGTATGATGATTACCTATGCAAAACGTATGATTGAGGAAGTGTATGGAGATTTAGTTTATGAGACCGCCTGCCATGGTCCTGTGAAATGTTTGGCAGAATATGTATATGGTGATAGCGTTGCCAATTATACGCCCGTTTATATTCGTAAAAATGGAATTGTTGATATTTGTTGTATTGATCAATTATTTGAAAAATATGGTAATGGTGTATGGAGTCGTTGTTTAGAAGAAGGCAAACAAGATAAAGAAGTATGTGAATTAGAAGGAATTGAAACATGGACTGAATGCGGATGGACGAAATTATACAGGGTTATTCGACATGCATTAGCACCTCATAAAAAGATGATCAGAATTTCAACTGATCAGGGTTTAGTGGATGTTACAGATGACCATTCATTGTTAGATGTATATTCTAACCCCGTTACTCCCAATGATGTTTCTATCGGAACTCCTCTTCTACATAATTCTTTAAACGATATTTGTATTGATAATCCATATATACGAAATAACTCTATTTATATTTATCATTGTCAAGATATTATTACTGCCGCAAAATATATCAATTATCTGAATAGTAAAAATCATTTTGAATATCATATTACAGAAGGAGAAGACAATTCTGTTATTATAACACTTGATTTATTGAAAAACAGTAGTAAAAATATAAAAAAAATGCATGAAATAGAATACTCTGGTTACGTATATGATCTAACAACCGAAAATCATCATTTTGCTGCTGGTGTCGGTAATATGATTGTTCATAACACGGATAGTGTATTCTTTACATTCAATTTGGAAAATCCGAATACAGGTGAAAAAATCCGCGGTAAGCCTGCTCTAGAAGCAACAATCGAAATCGCACAAGATGTTGCTGCATTATGTACTAGATATTTGAAACCACCGATGGAACTAACTTATGAAAAAACCTTGATGCCATTTATTTTGCTTTCTAAAAAGCGGTATGTTGGAATGCTCTATGAGACCGATCCTAATAAGGGTAAATTGAAGTTCATGGGTCTTTCATTAAAACGACGTGATTCATGTGATTATTTAAAGGATGTATATGGTGGTATTCTAAAAATATTAATGGATACAAAACGTACAAACTCGATCGATGCATCCATTGAATATTTGAATCAATGTCTGAATGAACTCATAGAGGGTAAAGTACCTATGGATAAACTTATGATTACTAAAGCACTTCGTAGTGATTATAAAAATCCAGCAACAATAGCACATAAAGTATTAGCAGACCGTATTGCAAAACGTGACCCGGGTAATAAACCAAAACCAGGTGATCGTATGAAATTCGTGCATTTTGTATGTGCAGAAACAAAAGATGGAAAGAAACCATTACAGGGTGAAAAAATAGAAACACCGGAATTTATTATACAAAACAACCTACAAATAGATTATAATCATTATATTACTAATCAATTGATGAAACCACTTCAGCAACTATTTGGTTTGGCTTTGGTAAATATATGGGAAAAACAAAACAACAAACGGGAACTAAAAAACTACAAAAAGGATATGCAACAATTATTTGATGAATTTCCTGACATAGAAATATTTATGAAAAAGAAGGAAAAATATTGTTCTGCCAAAATAAAAACAATATTATTCGATGGTGTTCTTGATAAAATATACAATAAAAAAAATGGCATACAGACTCTAAATATGTTCTTCAGACCCAAATAATATATTATTGAACAACATACAGAAGATACAAAACAAATTTTGAAATATTGTCTTTTCGCTACATTTTTTTATATTTTTTTGATTTTCGATTTTTTTTTAGTTTACGAGAGATATGTTTTTTAGTTTTTTTCAACTTTTTATCAATGCCTCGTCCTAATAATGGATTTTCTTTAATTTGTTTTCTAAAATGCATTACTAAGTCTATTGGAACTGGTTTACCGTCTTGAGTTGAACAAGTATCACATGAATAATCAATAGCAATAACTCTTTTGAAACCAAGACTTAGAGCGAACTCCAATAATTCACGTGTTGTAATTTCATATTTGTACGCTTCTGCGTTATTGTATGCTTGTTGCTCTAGGTTTTTCATTATTCCAGCAAGTTCATGTGATTCATATCTTCCAATTCTATCTTTTACCGAATTGTAAAATTGTTTTTTTATTTCTTTTTCGTTCTTATCTTTTAAATATTCAATATATTTTTTGCTACCTAAAATATTATCACCTGCAAGTAAGTTCCCGTTCTCGTTCCCTCCTTTAGTGTATACTACATGAATATTCGTAACCATATACTTACGATCTTCTTCATCAATTGAAAAAGTTTTATTGATAATTTCAATATTATCATTATTGTTATTTTTGTCGTATACTACACTATTATATAAATCTAGTTTCCTTTGTGACAAAGAAATCAATTCACATTTATGTTTTATTTCATCATCATTAAGATCATTTTGAGTTAAATAACGATTTAAACATTCTCTTTGCTGTTTCAATAAGCCATCTACATCAGGTAATCTTTCACTTAATTGATTATGTACTAATGGGTTTTCATTTTTATTAAAATGAGTTTTAATTAATTCTTCAACAGATTGTTTTATCAATTCTTCTGAATTTATAGTAGTAATATTTGCAAATCCAAGAGGAGAATATGTTATTTTATTGAAATATTCTAATTCATTTGGCATACGTATTATTTGAGGTTTTACATTTTTATTTTCATCATCATCATCATGATTAACAAAATTGACAGAACCATGAGATAAAATTAAAAAATAAACTATTGAATCGTTTTCTGGAATAGTATCATTATAATTTCCATCAATATTATGATCAATAATGTATTTCGAGAGATCAAATGGTTTATTATTATTATTTATTTTATATTTTTCTCGTATTCGACTTCCATCCCTTGAATAAGGATAATATTTTATCTTATCATTATTTGTTCTAGAATTTCTTTTATTAGACATTATTTTATTTGTTATTATATTATATTATGTTATATTATATTCTAAACTCTGTTATTTCCAGATAAATCACTATACATAATAGGAAACTCAAACGTATACGACAGTTCATTTGTATTACCGAAATCATTATCCAAATAATTACTAAGTATATTCGTTAGATTTGTACTAATACCATCAAAAATATGACTTAAATTATTCAAATTATTGTCGATATTGGTTCTATTTCTATTGTTTGGTCTGCTTGGTGTGTTTGGTCTAGTTGGTGTATTCAAAGATGCATCAATAATGTCTGGAAGAGAATAATCACGAATATCATATCTACATACTGGACACCTTACATTTGAGCGAAACCAATTTTGTATCGAATCTTCACAAAAACAATGACCACAATGTATTATTTGCCGAATATCTTCGCCTTCTTCAAAATCGGCCAAACTAATTGGACATCTATGATTTATTAGTTCGATAGATTCATCGTATGTGATAATTCTTGTTGCACTATTAATTTGTTCTCCAGTAGGGTATACAACTACATCTTGAAATCGCGTTGGATTCAAAAGACTACCAGACAAATCTAAAAATGGATAAACAACATATGATAATATTTGAGATTGATAATTATTTTGTCTAGTTCTCGTAGTTGGTCGGGGATTTTCACTCCTTCTGTTAGTATTGTGTCTACTATTAGATTGAGTTGATTGAGCAGGTTGTTCTCTACGATTTGTATAAAAATCATGTGTTGGATCTACATAAGTTCTCGAATAATATTGTCGTTGAACTAATAAAGATAAAATTTGTAAAATCATCCTGATATTTTCGGAATATTCTCTCATACGATCATCCTGTGAATGTAATACTTCTCTTAATAATTGAATAATATTTTCGTTTTCATAATTGTTTCTTCTATTATATTGTCGTTGAGTTCTTGGATTTTCATTTATAATTTCATCTATCATATTTTGTAATGTATTTGAAATAGTACTTTGATTATCCATATAGATAATAAATATAAAGATAACTCTATATATTATATTATAATTTAAATAAATAAAACTGTTATAATGGACTTATCTAAATATCATAATAAAGGTATGACTGGATTAGAAAACCTTGGTAATACGTGTTTCCTAAACTCATGCATGCAAGTTATGAATCATACTTATGAATTGAATCATTTTTTGGATATGAAGAAATACAATCTAAAAACAGACATGCCTGATTCGAATATTTTATCTGAATGGGATGATTTACGTAATATAATGTGGAGTGGTAACGGTGTAGTTACCCCGCGACGTTTCGTAATAAATGTACAACAAATCGCGTCAATGAAAAACAAGGAAATTTTTACTGGTTGGGCACAAAATGATATGCCCGAGTTTTTACTATTTTTCATTGACTGTATTCATAATAGTATTTCACGAGGTGTAAATATGAAGATCAATGGTAATAAACAAAATAATACTGATGAAATGGCAGTTGTATGCTATAAAATGTTAAAAACAATATATGAAAAGGAATATTCCGAAATTATGAATATCTTTTATGGTATTTATGTGTCTGAAATTATTTCTAAAGACACAGGTAAATGTCATGTTATGAAACCAGAAACCTATTTTATGATAGATCTTCCAGTTATGGATGAAATAGTAATGGCTAATAATATTTATGAGTGTTTCAATTTATATACAAGAGCTGAGATACTAGAAGGTGATAATGCATGGTTTAATGAAAAAACCAATAAAAAGGAAGATATTAAAAAACAAATCACATTTTGGAATTTCCCGAATATTTTAGTTATTGCATTGAAACGTTTTACACCGGATGGTATGAGTAGAATCAATACATTGATTGATTTCCCACTCGAAAATCTTGATTTATCAAGATATGTGCGCGGTTATTCTGCTAATACATATATATACGATTTATATGGGGTATGTAATCATTCTGGTGGTGTAATGGGAGGGCATTATACAGCATTTGTAAAAAATGCAGAGAACAATTGGTTACATTTCAATGATAGTAATGTTGAAGTAGTAGATAATCCTGAAAGAATAGTTTCTCCTTTGGCATACTGTTTATTTTATCGTAAAAAAAATACCTTATTATAATATAATAGTATTAATATGTTTGAATCATATACCAATAGTAAAACAAAATATGCTGATAAAATGCGTGAAATAGAAGACAGTTCATCTAACAAAGTCAAAACTTCTACTAATAATACTAATACTAATACAACGTATTCAAGCAATATAAATTCTAGTAATTCATCGACTACTGGATATACTTGGGAAGATTTATTAAAAGACATTTTCAACAAAACTTCTTTTTTTTATTTATTATTATTTTTAGGCATATATATTTTTATTTATTTTATGTTAGGGGGTTTCTTTGACAAAGGAGGTGATACTTCTACGTTTCAATTGAAATTAAGTCGAATAATTGATTTTATATTTTTGATATTTTTAATAATACTAATAACGTCTTATTTATATTCTTCAAATACAAACTCGACAAAAAATACTTTCAATGATTCAATTAATAGTTATTTAGTATATTTAACAACACCATCATCTATTTTATCAACATCATTATTTTTAGCTGTATTTTATTTAATTATTTATTTATTTAGAATACCAACCGACCGTAATATAAAACCTATTTTTATATCTTTTGTTGAAACTTTCGCTTGGTTAACTTTGATAATAATTTGTATTATTGATTTTTTTATATATATATTAGGTATTCCTGTAAGTGAATTATTGGCTCTTTTTTGGAATTTATTGCCAGATGATAATATTGTTGTGGATAATTCCAATAATAAAATTAACAAAAAAATAGATAATTCTAATAATATAATTCGCGATGAAGTTTTTAATATTTCAAACAATATCTATACATATGATGACGCAAAAGCCGTTTGCAAAGTTTATGGAGCAAAATTAGCAAGTTATGATCAGTTAGAAGATGCATATAGTAAAGGTGCTGAATGGTGTAACTATGGTTGGTCTGATGGTCAAATGGCCTATTTCCCTACACAGAAATCAACATGGTCGAAATTACAAAAAGACGAAAAACGAAAAAATAATTGTGGACGTCCTGGCATAAATGGTGGATATATGGGAAATCCTAATTTGAAATTCGGTGTAAATTGTTTCGGAAAGAAACCACAACCTACCCCTTCTGATCTAAATAGGATGAAAGCAGAAGAAATTATACCAAAATCTCCTGAAGATATTGAATTAGATAAAAAAATAGAATATTGGAAAAGAAATGCTGATCAATTATTAAAAGTTAATTCTTATAACAAAACAAAATGGTCTGAATATTAGGGTTTGTTTTTCGTAAAAAATAATGAATTTTTACGAAATTTGATTATGTTTTTATTACAATTCTTTTTTTTGTATGTTTTGTATGTTTTTTTTCAAAATTTTTTTTAGTTCTCGATTTACCTGGACATTTTGTTATAAGATCAAAAACTTTATTAAATAATTCATCATCTACTGTGCCATTCATTTTTTCTTTTATTTTTGTTTTATCTATTGACCCGCCTATTTCTCCACCCTTGCTATAATATTCATTTGAAAATGATAACAACCCTGCTGGAATAATTAAATCATTGAATTTTGATACACCTAATTCTGATTTGCTTGTTTTACCACCCAACGAATTCTGTTTATCAATTTCTTTTTGTAATATATCTACCATTGGATATCCTCCTATGTTTAAAGAATTATTATATATGTATTTTCCTATCAAGTTCTCAATTTCCATGTTTTATATATTTTAAGTATATTTATTTGATTTTAAAAACTAATTTTTATAGGTTCTCTTTATATCCAAAGAAACTGTTATTTCTCTTTTTTGTTTCAAATACTGTATTATATAATCTAATTGTTTTTTATCATGTATAATTTCAGCTAAACATTTTTCTATATATGTATAACTAAGTGGGGAATATTCCTTTTTTTCATAAACACGAAGTTCTCCATCCGTTATTCCTATTTTGTTTTCTAATAAATTGGATTCTTTCATATATTCACATATGGATTCGGTTAATTGGTGTTTACTTTCACGAATTTTTTTGGTTTTTTCATTTATTATTTTTATTTGAGAATCCATTAAAACCCATGTTTTTACATTTTCTATGAATTGTTGTTTAGGATTTATAGGAACGATTTGATTCATTTATTATAATATGTTTTTGTTTTTATTTCATAATAAAAACAAAAATTGATCTAATATTTTCTATTTTTACGAGTACCCTTGTAGTTACGATTATCTCTATAATTATGTGTTCCTTTATGGTGCTTTTTAGTTTTATTCATATGTTTTTCTTTATTTTTAAATTTTTTTGCTGTTTTTTTATATATTTTTTTAGCTATTTTCATTGCTTGCTTTAATTTGAATTTTGGGTTTTTTGCTCTGTTTTCTTTGAAAACGCGGTTTACAACTTCTATCCAAGATTCTGCCATATAAATTATATAAAGATAATATAATTTATTGATATTTGTCTAAATGTATTCAAGGTCTTCTGCGTGATCTTCTATTACGTCTTGATTTTCTTCCTGATTTTTTTCCTCCTCTCTTTTTAGATCGTCTCTGTGCATATTGGCTACCAAGTAAAAAACCAGCTGGTACTAATAAGTCACCAATAACAGTTTTACCACCAACTAAATCACCTTCTTGTTGTAATTGTTGTTCACCACCTTGTTGGTGTAATTGTTGTTGGCCACCTTGTTGTTGCAATTGTTGTTCACCACCTTGTTGTTGCAATTGTTGTTCACCACCTTGTTGTTGTAATTGTTGCTTTTGTTTGCCTCCTTGTTGACATGTTGATTGTTGCTGTTGTTGACCACCTCTCATCAATATTAAATTTCCTTGTCCAGCTTGTTGTTGTCCGACACCACCATAAACACTTACACCATGTTCTGCAGCACCATAACCACCAAAAAAACTTTTGTTGCCACAACCAGTCATTCTTTTATTACTTCTTCTACTTCTTCTTCTACCACGTTTTGTCATATGTATATATATTTTATAGATTTTATTTCTAAAATCCTCTAAATATCAAAAGAAGTAATTTGTATAATATTTGATTTTCTAATCATTTTTAGTAATAAAAATAAATTGACTAAAACAATAAAAATCAAAAATACATTATAAAAACAAATTACCCAGATGTACAAATATAACTCATTATACATTATTTGAGCGAACGGTTTTAACATATCTTTTACATCCTTACGAATGTCTTCATTTTTGAAAAAATCTATACATGTGTCTCGTATATTTTTCATTTTTATTTGATTTAGACTAATACATTTAATAAAATATACAAACGAAAACTGTTTATTCGTATAAAAACAAGAACATTTTTATACGAATATCATAAAATGAGTGAAATTTATGATACAAATGAACCATTTGATTTCAATAAATTAGTATTAGCTAAACCTTCTCCTGTTACCGGAGGTAATTATTTCATCAAATGTTTAGTAAATAATGGGCCACTTTATATTCAACCTCCTAAATGTAAAACTAGACAGGGTATTTTAAAAGCAGGTAAACGTTTTTATACTGATTTGATTTTCACCAACGAAGACGAAAATTTTATTCAATGGATGGAGAATTTAGAGAACAATTGTCAACAATTTATTTATAATAATCGTGAAAAATGGTTCGATGGTGAAATGGAATTACATGATATTGAGAACTATTTTACATCACCATTAAAAATATTCAAATCCGGTAAGTTTTATATTGCTCGTACAAATATATCAACTGTTTTAGGCAAAATTGGATTGAAAATTTATGATGAAAATGAGAACGAAGTTCCTATGGAAAATATTGATGATAAAACGAATATTATGACGATTTTAGAAGTTCAAGGTATCAAATGTTCCACTCGTAGCTTTCAAATCGAATTAGAAATGAAACAGATGATGGTTTTAAAACCTCAAGACTTATTCGAAAAATGCATTATAAAAACTAAATCATCGAATATAAAACCATCCATTGATGCTAAACCATCGATTGATAACCTAGGACAACATGATGTTATTATAGAGAATGATATTGTAGTTGATACCCCTCTTGATATACCAATCGAAAGAGAATATTTAGAAAACATGGATTCATCGTCGCCATCTATAAATGATAATGAAATCAAAATAAATCTAGAAGCACCACAATTGGATGAAACAATTGAGAACCAATCAAATACTGTTGAAAACGATCCAAACCAAGATAATTTAGACAAAATACCGCCAATTGAAACGGACGGTATTGAAGAAGTCGAATTTAATTTAGAAGAATTAGAAAAGGCTGACGAAATACAAATTAAAAAACGTAATGATATTTATTACGAAATGTATCGTGAAGCCCGTCAAAAAGCGAAGGTTGCCCGAGATTTAGCACTTTCTGCTTATTTAGAAGTTAAACGTATAAAAAATACCTATATGTTGGATGATATTCATGATAGCGATGAAAGTGATTTAGAATTAGATGAAGATAATGATAATGAATAGTATTTTCAATATATTGAGAATCTTGAATCAAACTATTTTAGCAATTTTTTTAAACAAACTATTTTAAACAAATACAATAAATAATTTTATCAACCGTTTATATAAGAAGAATGTTTGAAAACATCGCTAGTGCAATTAAGAAAATTTTACCAAAAGATCAAACCTCCCTTTATGTAATTTTATTACTGCTTCTTGTTTTTGCTGTATTTTTCTATTCTAATTCAAAAACACAATTTTTTGACTCTATGGACACTGGTGTATCTACAGCTAGTGTTGAGAGAGCCCCTGCACTTCCTAGTGAATCTATGATTGCCGCTCCTGCACCACAAGTAGCTGGTACTGGATATGCCCTACAACCTGTTGCCAATCCAAGTGATTTATTACCAAAGGATCAAAATAGTCAATGGTCCGCTTTAAACCCAAGTGCCATGAACAAGGGTGATATCTTAATGCCTGACCTTTTACAAGCGGGTTACCATATTGGTTTAGATACCATTGGACAAACCCTACGTAATCCTAACTTACAATTACGTTCTGATCCTGTTATTTCTAAGGCTGATGTAGGACCTTGGAATAACAGTACCATTGAACCAGATTTAGGGCGTGTTCCATTAGAACTAGGTGCTGGTGCTCGTTAATTGTTATATAATTATTTAGGGGTTTTTGATTTTTTATATATTATATTTGTATAATATATAAAATGAACTGGGCCGTCACTTTTTACGCTGCTATTCTGTTTTTTGTATTAACTCCTGCTATTTTAGTCAGATTACCACCAAAGGGTGGTAAATTTACCGTTGCTGCCGTACATGCAGTAGTTTTTGCTTTGATTTTCCACTTCACTCATAAATTCGTTTGGCAACTATCCATGGGAATGGGTATGCCTGTTCGTAAGGAAGGTATGGAAGAAGAGAAGGAGAAGAAAGAAGAAACCGAATAAATAATTTAGCAAATTAGAACCAATATATTTAGATAAATATATATTGATTTATATATATAATATGAGTTGGATATTTAGTTTATATGTCGCGTTTTTATTTTTTATATTAACACCTGCTATTTTAGTAAGATTACCACCAAAGGGTGATAAATATACTGTTGCCGGATTTCATGCAGTAGTTTTTGCTTTGATTTTACATTTTACTGGAAACATGGTTTGGAATTTATGTAGAAGTTTAGAGGGATTTCAAGAAGGAAATATACCTCCTAGTGCTACCAGTAACAAAGCTCTAGCTGAACAGTATTGTACAAAAACTCTAGGCGAAAATGGCAAACCTACTACAACTTCTAGTGGTATGACTTGGCATGCAGGAAAATCTATATGTGCTAAAAGAAGAACTAATGATGGTAGTCCATATCAATCTGGAGATTGGAAAATGATTCCGATTACTACAAACCCTATAACAGAATGGAAGTATGATAACAAAACTCCATGTAGGGCTACTAGTACTAATACTATCACTTGTCAATAATAATATCACATTTATATATAAATGAATAAATATGATACTTTAGGTTATTTTATGTTTGGCTTCGTATTAATAGTATGTATCTACATTTATTTTCAAAATGCCGATGAATTTCAATTAAAATGTATTGTTTCCGGAGTTGACGGTAATAAATATTGTATAAGAGAACGTTCTAAGTTAAAAATAGCAGCGGATCTTTTAGCAACCGTTACCGAAAACTGTAAAAAACTCGTTCATTATGTCGGTGAGAAATATCCAAACCAAGACAATGTAAAACGCCTCGTTGCAGGGTTCAATCCAAAAAAAATAAGTGAAACCCTACCAACTAGCACATACACTGCATACAGTGAAAACAAGGGCGAAAAACTAGCATTTTGTCTTAATACTACAAAAAACGACAACGAGAACCTGATAGATGAAAATACACTTACTTTTGTGGCTATTCATGAATTATCTCATATTGCAACAAAATCCATCGGACATAAAACCGAATTCTGGGATAACTTCAAATTTCTATTGAAAGAAGCCAAAGAAGCAGGTATCCATAAACCAGTTGACTATAAAAAAGAACCTCGTGAATATTGTGGTATGAAAATACGCGATAACCCTTATTATGATGCCTAGTTATAATATTATTAATATATATATGAAAACATTTAGAAAAAAAATAAAAAATTCAAGAACTAGATCAAAAAAATCAAAAAGACAATATGGTGGAAATGATAAAGTATTTATTTTCAAAACATTAAATAAACTATCAATGGAACCTAATAAAGACCCTTCATATACAGAAAAAGGTATTATTCACACAACAACAGTAGGTGCAATAAATATTGTCCGCGGGATAGCTTCTGGTTTCGCAAATATCATTGGTAGCTCAGGGTTTGATAGTACTATATATGATGAAAAACGAACAGACGCTTTAACAAATTTACAAAAGAGTTTACAACCAAATCAAAAAATATGTAATTTGAAAATAGAAATCGATAGTGGCCCTGAAGTATTTTTTATTCATAGTTACGGAAATTTATATGAAAAATCTTCACTCCCAATAAAATCATAAATCTTTATCAAACGTATTGTATTTATAACTAATATTTTTATAGTTTTTATGTTTGGTATCCACTTTATCATGTAGTTCATTTGTTAGTATTTTCAATTGTTTATCCATCTCATCTAGATATCGAATTAATTCTTTCCTTTTTACATTATCAATATCGTTGTTATTGTATGATTTTTTACGATTATTTCTAGACAAATGATGTCCCATTGAATAAAATATATACATTTTTTTATATATTTTATTTATTTTATTTATTGATCATTTTTGAACCATAAGTATACCACAACACAATAGATAATATACTACCTGCTACAAATCCATTACCTGCACTTAATAATGATTTATTAACAAAATAATAAAACAACATTGGACCAATTACATAAGATAACAAAATGTAAAATAACATTATCATAAGGAATGTTTGAAAACTGTCAGCCATCATATATATACCTAAATATTTTTTATTATAGAATTCATTCTATTTCGCATTGTATTTTTTTCGAACGAATTTGTAATTATTCTATTGATTTTGGCATTGGGTTCACAATATCTAGAAAACACATGATTTGGTGTATTTGTGCTACATGAAAGAACCGGTCGTTGACTATATCCATTTGATATAATATTTTTACATATATTTTTATAAAGTGTCATTATATCAATATGATGATTACTATCTCGTAAACATTCATTGAATGCATTTGAAAATACACCTACTTCTTGTGATAATTCTTTATTGAAGTCATCATAACTTTTTTGATTATCCTTACAACCACTTATTAAGTATATATTTGGGTTTGTCATGGTATTATTATTATTAGTTGTGATAATATTTTCGTTGTTTACTGTGAACGTCCAAGGTAAATTAGCAATGCTTCCGCTATGGCAACAATCAAAAATCAAAATAGCACGACCACGTATTTTTAGTAGTATTTTATAAATATCATAATCGAAAATATAATTTTTATAAAAATCAATAGGAACTATAACATCATCCATTAACAATTTGTCGGTTTTATTTTGAAATTGTGTTCCATGTCCGCTATATTGTATCCATATTTCATCACTATCACTAGATGCAATATCATTTAGTTCTCGTATTATGTTTTCATAAGTAGGCATCAATACCGGATTTTCGGTATCATCACGTAACATTTTTATATTTGATTTGTAATATCCATATGCATCGATCAACATATTCCGCATATAACATATATCATCAATACATCCAGATAGTCTATACTCGGGCATATTGATATAATTAATCCCTATCAAAAGAGCTCGTTTTTTCATTTTATTTATTATAAACATATAAAAACACTTACAAAAATTATACCTTATTGTATATATGGAACAAAATTTAGATACAAATACAATCAATATTCCCACAGATGACATATATAAAATTTGTTTTCTAGATTCAAATGGAATACCTAAACGAATGATTGTTTTTCAAGGGAAAATCAGGGAAATTACAAAAGATGATGAAGTATTTAGCGAAGAAGAAAGATTACAACTAAGTATTGATCAACCGGAAATTATTAGTTCTAGTCAACAGATTCATAAAGATGATTCGATCAGAATTATCAAAAAGAAAATAATAAAAGAACTCGGTATTAACAATATATCATATGATGAATTATATTTGTTCTCAACCAAGAAAGATAAACTCCATCTACTAAAGTCATTTTTAGAAATGACAAATAATGGTGAAATCGCTTTTAATAAACATATGGCTGGACAATTTTTAATGAATATTTTGACTGATGCACTGATCGACAAAGCTAAGATACTCATTGAAATGAACAAAGATTCATATTCTTATGAAACATTTATGCAATTATTGAATAATAACATCGATAGTGATACAGAAACATACGATTTATTAGTTCCCATTGGACGTAAGTTCTCGAATACTCGTGATTATTTATTCTCTGCTAATCCGTTTTCAATATTACCTGGTCCAGATGTCATATATGAACCACTTGCGACCAATAAACTCATTACATTCGATAATCATTTGTTATTGAATTATGGTAACATAACCAAGAACACTATTTATGTCTGTTTTGCAAATGATGTTCTCAATTATGGTATTTCCAATAATATATCCGAAGAATATCTAATTAATCTATATTTTCCCTTATTAAAAGAAAAGGACATTCTTTCAAAAGATGCTTTGATGGATTCAAAAGAAACATTAATACAACAAACACAATTGATAATGACCGAAAAAACAATGAAAATATATGACGTAATTAATTTATATTATAATGTATTTTATAGTCGTAAAAATGATATTCCTTATCTTAAGAAGGGTATCAAATCATTTCATTTAATTTTACATCCAGAATTTCAAACTGTTTTACCTCTAGATATTATATTCAAACAATTCCATGTAAATACTGAAATACCGTTTATTAAATACAATCCGGGTGCTCGTCGTGAGGCTATTTATCGGTTATATTCTAAAAACCGAACACAAAATGGTAAGAAAATCCCTTTTTTAACTAAAGCTAAAATAACATCCTTATCGAAAGAGCCCAGTAAAGGTCATCGTCTTCATTTTTATATAAAAAATATGTTTGATAATGTTCCTATCGCGGTTTATATGGATATTGATTATAATGGAAATATTATTGTTCGTTCTGAGTTCAATGAGCAAGTCGAACCCGAATTTGTTGAAAATATATTCAAAACGGTTTTGAATCCAATTATTGAAAAAATCAATCGTTTATTAGAATCAAATGGGTATATGTTGTCAATGTTTGAGGCAATAGACAATGATTTCATAGAAATAATTAATATCGAATATAATTTTTTGATCAATTATCGTTATGAAATAAAACTATCTGAATATACTAATTTTTTATCTACTGCTTTCGAAATTATTGATAAAAACATTGATAAAGGGGCTATTTTAAAATACAAACGTGTAGAAAATTATAGAAAAATGGATGCAATTGACGCTATGATAACTAATATTTTTAAAAAAAATGATAATGAAAAAAATGTTATTGAAGCATTGAAAGTAAATTTTATTATGTCAGAAGAAGAAGCTATTTTGAAATTAAGGGATTATTTGAATCAACATATTCGTATTGGCGGACAATTTGTTAATAAAACGGTTGATATTGCCGAGAACCCTGGGTTTCCTGTGGTAATTCGTACGATACCATTTGAGAACAAATTATTAATAGAGATATCCGATATAAATAATATTAATTTTTTGCCTATTTTGAATATTTATATTGATAGTTTATTGAGAATAACACAATATCCCGAGTCTAGTTTGATTACAAAAGCACAAATAGTAGAAATGTCTACTAATATTCAAAAAGCTAAGGATGAACCTCATGTTGATAATGTTATAATGCCTGATATACAGCCGTTTCGTTTACAAGATGAAGATATACAAGAGGAAGGTATTCTGTTTGAGGAAGAAGATGAAGAGGATGAGGAAGAATACCAGGAGGATGAAGAAGAAGGAGGTATTTTATTCGAAGAGGAAGAGGAAGAGGAAGAGGAAGAGGAAAATGAAAACGAGAATGAAATCAAAGAACAACTTGATGATGATGAAATCAATGATGATGGTATATTGTTTGAAGAGGATGACGATGACGAGGAAGATGACGAGAACATCAAGGATCAAAAACAAGAAATAAGCGACATTATTGAAACCATAAACAAACAGAAACAAACCGGGGGTGCTAATATTTTCTTCAAAAAAATGAAAGAAAAAGAACCTACATTATTTTTATCAAAAAAAGAAGGAAATTTCAATGCTTATAGTCGTGCATGTCCTGCAAATCTAAGTAGACAACCGGTTATCTTAACTGATAAAGAAAAACAAGATATAGATGATCAATACCCGGGTTCTTATGAGGTTGCATTACCATATAGCACACAAACTGATAAAAAATATTGGTATATTTGTCCTAGATATTGGTGTGTTAGAAAAAATCGTCCTATGACTGAAGAACAATTCAAAAACGGGGAATGTGATGGCATTACAACGGTTGATGATAAGAATGTATTCGAATTTACCGATGAAAAAGAACACAAAGATAAACAAGGTAATTATCGTCAACATCGCCCTGGATTTTTAGATAATGATGCTCATCCTGATCCAAATACTTGTGTTCCATGTTGTTTCAAAAACATGAACACTGAATATCAAATACGTAGGCGTAAAGAATGTAGTATTCAAGATACAGACTTAAGTACAGGTAAACAATACAATGAAAAAAAAGTAAAACAATTAGTAACATCTTTTAGTGAGTTAGTAGAGATAATTCGAAAATATCTCAAAGAATATGAAAAATTATCAAAAACTGATATTGATAATAAATTAAAAGAATGGGAAGGAAGGGAATTCGATTTGTATGAAGAATTAAAAAGTAAATATCAAGAACAAATGGATGAAAACATCGAAGAAAGTCCAGTAGACACTACGGATCAATATGAAGAACGAGAACAAGAACAAAAACAACAACGAGTAAAAAATATAATACATATTCTTGGTTTTGATAAAGTACCGATCAATCAGTATAGATGGGGATTTTTACCGATTTCAGTAGAAATGTTTTTAAAGACAGATAGCTCCGATGCTGTTACTAAAAAGAATGCGGCTGTATTGAAACCAAATGCAACCCCCATTTTAAGATATGGTGTAGAACAAACGAGACATCAATCATTTTTAGGGTGTATATCTGATGTATATAGTTATTATCATAAAGACTTTATTCCAACTATTGAGAACATTCGTAAAATCTTGGTAAAAAACATGACAATTGATATATTTTTGAAATCGAACAATGGTTCTCTCGTTTCTGTATTTGATAAAACAAATATCAAATCCAAAGTTATTAGTGATATCCATGTTGAAAATTATAAAAATACCGTGTTTTATAATAGTTTTACAGACCTTGAAAATCCTGCACAAAACCGATTTTTGAAAGATACCATTCAAGCATATGAGAACTTTCTAGAATATATCAAGGACACCGATTCATTTATTGATCATACTTATTTATGGGATATAATTACCATGAACGACTCTATTTTATTTGAAGGTGGATTGAATCTCATTATTATGGAAATCGTAGATAATGATATAACAGATAATGTTGAAATATTATGTCCTACAAATTCTTATACTGGAGAACTTTATAATCGTAAAAAAGGCACTATATTATTATTAAAACAAGGAGAATTTTATGAACCTATTTATAAATATGGTAAAACAAATAGTTATGAATCTAGAAGTACAAACAGTGCAGTAAAAGTTTTCAAAAATAATAATACTCCAAAAATATTATTAGAAACTTTTGAATTAATAAAACGCAGTATGAAAAACTATTGTAAGCCACATGCTAGTATAAGTGGATATCAAACTAAAACTAATAATATCAATCAATTAAAAGTTTATGAATTTAAACAAAATATATCAGCCGCCAGTGTGGTAAATATATTGAAACAAACCGGACTAGTAATAAAAGAACAGATATCGAATTATCGTGGAAAAATAATAGGACTCATGGTTTCAAACAAAGAAGTAGACAATGAACCTGTATTCGTACCAACGTTTCCATCTGCGCATGTTAATAACTTACAAATAAAATACATTGATGATGTTGTTTGGTTATCATATGAAACTACTATAAAGAAATTATCAGCGGTGCACAGTGTTACCAATGGTGAAATAAGATGTAAACCCAAAATGCGATTAGTCGAAGATGGTTTAATAGTCGGTATTTTAACCGAAACCAATCAATTCATACAATTAGCCGAACCATATGAAACAAATGATATAAAATATGGCGATGATCTTATTGAAGTGGTTAGTTACAAACACAAGGACAAGGAAAATGGATATCATCAAATAGATAAAAAATTGGCAACCACTGATACAAAGGATGAAATTCGTATAAAAACGATTCGTAATATAGCTCTTGAAACACAATTTTATTTGGCATTTCGCATAAAAATACGTAATTTATTGAATGATTTCATAAACAAAGATATTCGAAAGAAAATTATAGACATAATAGATAACGTAGAATATTCGTATACATATAAATTGAAAAATATAATAAAAATATTGGTCGATTTGACGAGTGATCATTTATCTTTTGTGGAAATTAGTGAAGACGCACTGTCAAAACTAAGCGACTTGAATTCTTTTAATAATTTTAACGATATCAAAACCATATGTTTTACAAAAAATAATACTATTTGTTTACCTAGTAAGAATTTGATCGATAGTAAAAACAACAAAATATATTATTTCAGTAAAATGGCTGATGAATTATTAAGATATAATCGTATACGCACATTCATTTTTGAACCAAAACATTATTTAAATGTTACGAATATTGATTATTCTATTCACAAAGATGAGATCTTATTGTTACAAAGTGTATTGTTTGGTAGTTATTTTGATAATTTAATTCCATATAATATGAATCAATACATACAAAACATCAACTACGATATTGCAAATCCTATATCTAATAATCAGCGTATTCAAAAAGTACCTTTGAATAAACAACATGTTATCAATAAAAATACAACAAAATTAGATGATTTTAATGAATGTATCGGGACACCTATTCTTGTTCTCGAAAATACGGGATCGGATGGAAAAAATTGGCGTGCTATTTTTCCTGAGAATACCAAAGAAATCATTATAAGTGACTCCATTTTATGTAGTTATTATCCTATTTTATACGTTATTAATAAACATCTTGGTATCGATGAGTCTATTGAATTACTCAAAATAAAATTACTAAAAGAATATGAAAAATATTATAAAAATTATAATTTGCATTTTCATGGCATTTTATCAATACAAGGTAAAAAAGATATAGTATCAATACTGAAAAAAGGTGGTATTCTGGATTTACAACCTATTATTATGAGTGACTCTTATTTTTTAACGAATTTGGATTTATGGTTACTAGCATCTTCTATGAAATTACCTATTGTTTTGTTTTCATCGAACAAAATCGCGAATTTGACATATCAATATGATTGGTTTGTTTTAGGCGGTGATGTTGCAATGGATAAATTTTATTTTATAAGATGTGGTGGTGAAAACAGCACGAATGATATGGAAACGTATCATTTAATCGACGGTAGTTTTCATATGAATGAATTACCTGGTTTTGAAATATTGAGTCAAGATCCTGATTATGATAAACATATGTCATCCATAATTGATTATTTGAATACCTATCCTATAAAAATTACGTTGAAACGATAAATATATATTATAACAATATTGGCATTGTTATTATATGTTTGCGTTAGGAGGGAATCGAACCCCCAGTTCAACCTTGGAAGGGTTGTGTGTTACCACTACACCACTAACGCTTTTTCCGAGTTACCTGAATCGAACAGGTGACAATTTGATATCAATAAACCTCTACAGTCAAATGCTCTACCAACTGAGCTAAACCCGGTGGGTGGGTGTTCCCACAATATTTAGTGTTATTTGTTTTTATATTGTTTTTTGATTTGTATTTTTTTCACTATATAAATTATATGGAGTTTTTAAATGAAACCTCACCTGAAAATGTCGTTTTTTCGTTTCAGGGTGCTTTTGGACCACCTACATTTGGTCATTATATATCAATGAAGTTATTTGCAGAACAAGTATTAAAAGATTATCCAGATGCAACTATTAAAATGTTGTTTATGCCAACTGCAGCTTCAAGTAGTAAACCTCATTTAATAGAAACACAAACAACGCGTTTAGAAATTTTGAACAAATTTTGTGAACTATTAAAAGAAGAAGAAACATTTAAAGATAAAATGATTGATTTCGAAGCTAGTGAAATAGAATATTATTTATATCCTATAAAAAAAAGTACAGATACAATTTTAACAATTAATAAATTAAAAGAAGATTATCAAAATAGTACTTTATGTATTGGAATGGGTTATGACAATATGATGCAATTACCTTATTGGAAAGATATTAATGAATATGTAAACAAGGTAGCCAAAATTTATGTTGGTTATAGAAATTTAACAGAAGAAGAAAAAGGCAAAACAGAATTATTTAATATAGAAAGTAATGGTACTAATTTAAGATTTGAAAAAATAAAGCCTTGGGGAAATGATACCGAAATTCAAACTAAAATAAAAGAAAAAGAAAAAAAAGGAACAAATGAACAACTTACTTATAGTATTGAGTTACCTGATATTGTAATTGTAGGCGAAAATAATGATAAATCCGAAATTCCGCCAACATCTTCATCTATGATGCGACATTTTATATATAAATATATTAATGAAATCGATAAAGAGTCATCAATGAATAAAATAAAAACAATTATGTTTGGAAATAAAAATATAGAAAATATTGATAAAATTTTAGAAAATACAATTAATGATTATAAAGTATTAAATAACGATAAAGCTAAAATAGAGAAAATATTTAATCCTGAAAAAAATTATGATAAAGAATATAGATCATATGAAAATAGTATTAACAAAGAACACTCTCATGGCGGTAGAAAACCACCCAAAAAACGTTCATATAAAAAGAAACGTTCAAATAAAAAATTCCGATCTTTACGAAAAAGACGTTCATATAAACGTGTATAATCATATTTTTACACTTGTAAATACATAATTACAATTATATTTCACACTGCATAATGCAGTTCGAAATATTTAGGATATTTTTATATAACAAAATATTATAATGTCTATTACACAACCATCATTGACCCCTGATCAAGAAAATGAAATTGCTCTATATATAAATAATTATAGAGCAAAACATCAAGCACCGCCCATGGTATGGGATAATACAATATATAGTTTTTCACAAAGTTGGTCTCTTGTATTATCCAGTAATAATTTATTCCAACATAGTGGTAATCAGTTATATGGTGAAAATTTGGCATATTTTCAAGGTTATGGTTCAGATGCCATGGTGTTAATTAAAAAAAGTATTGATTCTTGGTATAATGAAGTTATGAAATATGATTTCAATAATCCTGGTTTTAGTAGTGGAACTGGACATTTTACCTGTCTTGTTTGGAAATCCAGTACTAGATTTGCAATAGGTATATCAATAAATACTCAGACACAATCTGCTATTATTACTATGAATACTGCTCCTCCTGGAAATGTTCAAGGTGAATTTGAAATGAATGTTCTTCCTATGCCTGCTCCTATGCCTGCTCCTATGCCTGCTCCTATGCCTGCTCCTATGCCTGCTCCTATGCCTGCACCTATGCCTGCACCTATGCCTGCACCTATGCCTGCGCCAAGCCCCGAACCTACCAATATGAATGTAAATGTAAAAAGTGCTATTTATAATATTATGTATATGTATCAAAATAATCAAAACAGATTTGCTATTATACATGCTATCAATAATATTTTAATACATTATTCACAATATATGACACATAATACTATTGCACAATTACGTAACTTAATGTTTTTATTTAACATAAAAGCTCCTAGAATAAAAATTATAAATGCAGTCAATAATATATTGATGGGTTTACAAGCATAAAAAAATACAAAATATATTTGTTTGTATTTTTTATATATCAATATCTAAAATCCCATATCGTATTCGTCATTGTCTGTTTGATTTGTTTCATTATATTTCAAATTGGTTATATTATTCTGTATTTCTATATTTGGTTTAGAACATGTATCTGTCTTATCATCAATCAACCCAAACTCTTTTTCTATCTCATTGTCTATATTGCGAATATCAACATCGGTATCATTCATTTTCTTCATTTTATCCATATCTAATATCAATTTGAAACTTCCTGTACCAAATACACCCATTTGTCCCATCATTACATTTGCTGATACACCACGCATATGATCAAAATCAGCATGTCTCGATGCATTCAATAATACTTCTGTATGTACTTCAAAAGTGGATTTTGATATTGGTCCGATGTCATCATTCAAAATACCAGACCTAAATATTGAAACCATATTCTGTGTAGACGTCATTCTATCACATAATAAACTGAGATGATGATAATTTATATATACACCTGCAAATTCCATGACTTCATAGAGTTCATTATAAATAGTTTGTCTAGCAGCTTCAATACCTAATACATCGAATATTTCCTTGATATCATTACTATATGTGCGTGATGGATCTATAAAATCAAAGGCTAATACATCTAATAAATTTGTACCAGTTGTATCTAAAATCCATATGTCTTTCTGTGAATATTTGCCTTCATCTTTTACTACATAGTTTTGTAATTTTCGAGGAAGAACATTTCGTATTCCTTGTATACCACGTAATACAATATTGTTCAAAAGAGTTTCTTGGAAATTACGTAACATATATATTTCATCTGATTGATCTAATGTATCAGGAATACCTTTTTGCTTTTTGGTTTTATTGAATACACTACTATTCAAACGAATTCTGAAAATCAAATTATCTGAATTATAATCGGAATATACACATGAAATATCATTTCCATGACCATTTGTGATTGCAAAATGAATATCATCCATCGTTATGTTCTTTTCTAATAATGTTTCTGCATCGAACTCTAATCTTATTATCCATTTTGATTTTTGTCCAGTTGCATCCTGATCTTGTTCCATACAATCTATTACAATATCTTCGAATTCATAATATTGTTCTAATAATAATCGGTCTTCTATTATTGTGGTTGCCCTATCATTTGGATCAAAACATATTTGTACTGATTTTGTAACATCAATTAGTTTAGTATGTTCCAACATGTTAGCATATTGGGTTGCTCTATCGCGCTCTGTTTCATCAATTGGTTTTAAAAATACGGTTAGTGATGGATTTTTTGGATTTTTTGTAAGTCTCAGAATTTCTTCTATTCTTGGCACACCACGGGTGACGTTAGATTTTGATGCTACGCCGGCAAGATGAAATGTATCATAAAAATTTACACCATTTATGCAGTCAAAAGTTCGCGTATCTTCGACTGTCAGATCATAAGCGTAATTTGTTGTATTAGATACTTCCTCTATAGATATAATTTTATCAAATTCAGTATCGACAAAGCGATTATCACGTAGTTCCATTACGACTTCACCATTTATGATATTTGGAACAGTTAAATATTTTTCATAATATTCATATTTAAAATCTCTATTCAATAACTGCTTTGCTTTGTCATTTTTAGTAGATGGTTTCATATTTAATATTTCGGCTAATTTTTGTGATTGTTTGTTTCGAACAGTTAATAAATATGGTTGTTTGAAATTTTCTGGTTTTGTGCCACGATTATTTTTTTCTTGTTTTTTTGTTTTATTTATTTTACTAACAATACCTAGATTTTTTAACATAATTTGTACACTTAATAATAGTTTATAAGAAACAGATGAAGCTGATATACTCTCAGTTCGAAGTGAATTATCTTTACGTTTACATTGACTAACACTACCATCTCCACCAATATATGCATCTAAAAATCCAAGAATACATTCACGGTTTGAAAATATGATTTTATCAGATACGAATTTATTATGACTTAGATTACCACAAAGTTTTGATAGTATACGACATAGTACTGTATTATAAATACGAATATCTTGACTTGTCCAGCCTTCTTGAATTTTGTTTTTGTTACAGTATATCTTGGTAGTAATATTATGTTTTTCACACCAACGTTGAACTGGAATCAAATATTCATCATCATTATTTGCAATCGATATTTGGTGTTTTGTCATACATCCTTCTGCACAATATGCACCTACCAAATATCCAAAATCATAATCTAAAATGATATTTTCTGGAATATCGTATTCACAGCTATTAATAAGTTTCATATATACATTATTAGGTTTGATAAATTGTGATTTGTTTGATTTTCTTCCTACGCGAACATTTTCTTTGAATAATTCTACTACAGAATCACTACGAGAATGTGGTAAAATAAATGTTTTATTAGCATGTTTATTCCACCAATGATGTTCATGCATTACTTCCTTTGCTTTTTGTAATTCAGAACCATACAAATATTCAGTTGGTGGTAAAATTTCACGTAAATTCATTTCAAATTGTTCTGTATATTCAAGTGCTTTCTTAGATACTGGTAGATAATCGCCGACTTTTAATTCTGCACCATTTACACCTTGAATCTTTCCGTCTATTAGTTGCAAAAACGATTTGGCCTTTGTTGCTATAACCTCGCGACATCCTTCTGTAGTTATTTTTAACATAGTATTTGTACCATCGGTATTGATAACTGGATGTTGTGTTACTGCTTCGATACGACGCCATACTGTTTCGCCTTTTTCTGTGGCACTTGGAACTTCGTAATATTCTGATAATTCGGCATATGTTGTATCTTTGTCCTTCATATAGTCGATTTTTTTCGATGTTTCTATTCCCCATTTTGTAAAATCACCGATTTGTACTGCCTTGATTTCTTTCTTTGAATTTCTTACTAAAATTTCAGTTTCATATGTTACAGAATTCAACGTTAGCTGCGTAGTAGGTTCACCAGTACTTTGTCCTGCAATGACACCTACCATTTCTCCTGGATGGACAATTGCTTGTTTATATTTCAAAATAATGGTTTCTAATAACATTACTAATGCTTTGCGATGGAATCGTTTATTTACTAATAAATCTTTTGGAGTCAAATAGAAGTAATAAACTATTTCAAATAATTCTGTTGGTTGACAATATTTGAGTTCTTTCAGTTTGTTGAAATATTCTTCGATCAATTGAAAAGCTTCTAATGGTGTAATATCGACAACCGAATTTGAATTTAGATTCAATTGACCTTGAATATTCGCTATGATATTTTGAAATGCTACTGGCATTTTTACAGAATTTTCACTTTTGTTTTTGAATACGGATTCTACGATCTGTGACCTGGCTTTTATCATTTTTTCGATGTATTTTTTGCATTTTTGATTAGTATCTGGACGCTGTCTTTTTATTCTTGTGATTGTTCCCTTTGAATAAATGTCTAATAAATCATTATGCTGATCATTTGTTCCAACTATATCATAATATAAATATATATCTTCGGTTGTCATTCCAGTTAATGGAATTGACTGATTTTCAACCTTTGTCGAGTCAAAGTGATCATCGCCATATGAAAATTGTACTATACGTCCCTTGTTGTTACGAACAGTCATATCATATTCGACTTTAAGGTCTTCTAATCCTTTAATAAGTCTACGCTGAATATACCCTGTTTGGGAAGTATCACGGACTTGGAGTCCATTTGCTAATCCGAAATTGAGTGTTGATGGAATAGTCAAATCATATACTTTTGGGTATTTTTCAACACCTAAAATATTGATTTCTGTGATTTTATCTAGAACTATGTTGTTATATGTATCAAAATTCATGTGTTTTTTATTATTCCATTTTTTCGTTTTTAGTTTGGTGTTTTTAGTTTCTTCGATAAATGATATTTGATTAGCGAATTTATAGGCCCAATGAGCGGATATTGACAATCTATATGTTGGTTTGATATTTTTGGTTTGTAAATTATTACGTTTCATTTGAACCTTGGATACTCTACCGAAAATACCTAATCTAGAACATAACATTGAAATTCCTTCGATTAATCGTTGGGATGCGCTTCCTACTTCAATGGAATTTTTACTGATTGATCCATCACCTGAATAATATCCATTTAATAAACCGATTATAAAACTATCTGGTGCTACGAATGCCTCTGATGGTACGAATTTATTTTCTGCTTTGTGCCCTACGAGTTTTAACAAAAACTTTGATAATACTGATGAATTACCGGTTATGGTTGTCGATAGTCCGCCTATTTTATTTATTTTTGATTTTTCAACATATGTAATGTTATGTTTATCGAACCATGACTTAACAAATGAACGAATATTATCGTTGTTGTTTGTTATTGTAATATGACAATTATGACTATGTCCTTCTGCTAAATAAAGACCTAGGAATATACCGTTTTCTTCATTTAATTCGAATTTTTCCGATATATATGCATCTTTACGTACTGCATGATATGGATAAACATAACCGTCTTTTATGTTTTCGGTATTGGATCTTACAGATGCACGTTGTAATGATGATTTTTTACTATATGGTAATGTGAAATTGGTATTATTATTTTGATTCCACCAGTCGGCTGGTATCTTGTTTCTATTTTCCATAGCGCTTTTCATCATTTTTGTAGCAATATTGAAATCTGTTCCATATACAAACTCGGTCTTTGGTAAATAATCGACTAGGCTGATATGGTTCAAAACTGTAGGCGGTTTACATAATTCGCCGGTTACTGGAACGCTATCGCCGATTTTAATATCTGGGGTTGAGGTCTCATCCAGTGTCTTTGTTTTAGGATTCCATATCAATAATGATTTGCTTTCTGTAACTATTACACTTCTACCACCATGTGTTTTGATTTCGTATAATGCATCACCTGGATCATGTCTTGTAATAGCGGTAATTTCACCCCATGTTACTACACCATTTTCATCGGTTGTAGGAATATAGACGTTGTTATCGATATCTAATAATTCCATTTGTCTTTCAGTAAAATGTTTTACTTTTTCTGGTGTTGATTCTAATAATGAGTCGATCCATTTACCGATTTCAATGTATTTTGGTATGTCGTTTTCCAAAATAACAACTGGTGTTTCCCATGTTACTGATTTGCATGCGGTATCAATCAAACCTATACGACCACCCATAGCATGGAAGAAGAGCTCTGGGGCTGTCAATCCTGAAATATAGGAATTTTCGATAAATCCACGTGCTTGTGGTGAATCATCGAATTTACTGAAATGTGGAAGCGTACGACTATCAAAACCATAAGGAATACGTTTACCATCTACGTTTTGCTGACCTAAACATGAAATCATTTGAGAAATATTGATAGGTGTACCTTTAGAACCTGAGTTTACGATCATAACAAAACGATTTGTTTTTGCTAATGATTTACGACCTTTACTACCGGCTTGGTTAGTTGCTTCGTTCAATATATTATTTACATTTTGTTCGAATTGTGCCATATTTGTTAATGCTGAATTGTTTTCGAATGTTCCCAAATGGAGTTTTTCTATTAATGATTGGACTTCCTGCTTTTGTTTTACAATGATTTTTATAATTTCGTCTTGTGTTTTTCTATCTGCTATTAAATCACTGATACCTACACTGAATGAACTGGTTTTCATGTATTCTGTAACGACGTTTTGTAAATCATCTATAAATAATGATGCTTGCATATTTCCGAAATCGTTACATATACGATGAATTATACCTTTTGTAGTTGATCCTAATGTGGACTTCTCCATTTGTCCTCGGATGTATTTACCATTACGTATTTCCATGATATTGTTGGGGTCTGGGTTATCATCGAATAAACTTGTTTTGTATTTTAATGTTATTGGTGATAATATTTGTGATAATATATCGAAATTTGTTATTTTATTACCTGCTTCGCGTAATGCTGCTACGTCTACTTTTGGATACATCATCAATAGATTCATTGCTTCTCTTGGTGTGAAGCTGATATTGGGTCTTGTGAATCTATAAGATCCTAATAGTGAATCTTGATATATACCAATAATAGGTGCATTACCGGATGGACTGATTATTTGGTATGGAATTGCTGCCAAATGTCTTAATTCTGTTTCCGCTAGTGTGTTCTGCGGTGCATGTAAATTCATTTCATCGCCATCAAACTTCGCAGCATAAATGGTCTGGATATTTTGTATGTTTTTATTTTATTTTTTTCCAGGCTAAATATACTACACCCCCTATGTTTCCAAAGGGGAAGGACTATATCTTGTTCCATATCAGGTTGGCTAAACCATCATTTACGAACCGCAAACATTTAGTCTCTGAACCTTCCCCATGCTCTACCATAACGAGTTTAGGGGCTTGGCTGCGGATTATCCAATCCTTCACATTTTTACCTTTGGGTTCGGCAATTAACCGAGTTCCTCACGAATGTTTCCATATGTGAGTGGTAGTGAAGGCTCTAAGGAACTTCCCGAACAATTTGAATGCGTTGCCGTTTATTACTTTCTTCTTTCAATAATTTTAAAAATTCTAATATTCTCTCTTTTGTTTCATTAATATCACAAATAGTAGATTTAAATTCTATCACTTTTTTATTTAATCGTAAATACCAACCAATTTGTATATTATTTTTCATCTTTGGACTAATGTATTTATCAAATTCACTTTCATCTGCATTAAATACATAATTTTCAAATTTTTGAAAATGTCTTTTGTAATGATAATTAATGTTTCCAGTTGATATCTTACGTCTAAATTCATCAGATGGCAATAAAGAATTACAACTAGTAGTTAAATTGTAACCATTTGGGACAATAGAACAATGTTTTTCAATTTCATCAGTTTCTAATTGATTTGCTTCATTAATACTACAATAATGTAAAAGTTCAAGACTGAAATTTTCTACACCATATTTTTTTATAGCATTATTTAAAGCATTGCAATGATACTTTTGATAGAAATTTGATTCTTTAATATGTTCTTTGAATCTCCCTTCCATCCCTTTTGGAGTATATTTATTTATATTTTTCCTATGAGAAATGGCTTGTCCAATATAAACTTTTTTATTGATTTTATTTGTAATTCTATATATTTCAACCCATCGAAGATTTTCATCTACTATTGTTTTATTTTTTAATTCTAAATTAAATTGCATATATAATGAGAGAGTATTAAAAATTCTAAATTGTTTATCAAATTAAATAATAAACGACTATGGGGTATCACGCTTTTAACGCCCCATGTTGCGAACCTCGATGGTCTTAACATTTTTTCGCTGCATTTATGCAGCGAAAAATTCGATCCGCATTGTATGGCTTGGTATCAGCCACGTTCATTCTAAAAGTGTCACCTTTTTTCATAATCTTCACGATATGACACATCATAGACATTCTATGAAGAGACGGTTGTCTATTGAACAAAACCGCATCTCCATCCATCATATGACGATGTACGATGTCACCGTTTTCCAATTTAATAGAGTCACGGTCAACATATCGTAGCGAGATATTTTCTCCATTGCGTCTTTCGAGTATCTTAGCACCAGGATAAACCTCAGGTCCATTCTGAACTAATTTCATCAGAAAGTCACGATTACGATCATTTACTTTTATAGGCTTTGTCAAGTTCATAGCAATTTTCGTCGGTACACCCAACTGACGACATGATAGATTCGGATCACCAGTAATAACTGAACGAGCACTGAAATCTACACGTTTACCCATCAGGTTACCACGAATACGACCATTTTTACTATTCAAACGACCCATAATACACTGTAAAGGACGACCAGAACGCTGTGCCATAGGAACAGCACCCTTCACTTTGTTATTGACAATCATAGCAACAAAATACTGTAAAACCGTACTTAACCCTTCAATTACATTTTGCGATGCATTTGCAGCTAATTTGTCCGCTAAGTCGCGGTTGGTTTTAATAATATTACTATAAATATGTGTCAGGTCATCTTCACTTCTTTGCTGTGCATCATGTTTTACCGATGGCCGCATGGCTGGTGGAGGCACTGGAAGTGCTTGACAAACCATCCATTCTGGACGAGACCACACTGGACTGAAACCCATGAAACTGATATCTTCATCTGAAATACGCTTAAATATTTTCAAAATGATTTCTGGTGTAAGACGAATGTTTACTTTTTTACTTTCACTTTCACCTTCTGTTTCGATGTTTTCCCATATTGCATAGATTGTCGAAAATCCTTCGAGTTTGATTTTATCGGGCTGTTTACAACCACAACCATCTTCGATGGATTCTCCACAACGTTTTACTTTAGTGGAAGCAGCAGATACATATTCCCAACGATCTTCTGAATTCTTGTTCAATATGTGTTTATGTTGATTTTTGTTTACTAATAATTTACTACATTTGAAACATACACATTTACATATTTTCATTATTTCTTTTATATGTTGAATAAAGAATACCGGGCGAGCCATTTCAATATGCCCAAAATAACCAGGAGTATCAATATATGTCAAACCATCCGTAGGACAAATTAATCCAGGTTCTAATACACCCATTCTTGGATCAAATAAACCACCAATTACAGGTTTGTTATTGATGTATGTATCACGAGAAGTGACTTCTACCACCGAATTTTTCCTAATTTCTTCGGGTGATAACATACTAAATTGAACACCAATAATCCTAGATGGATTCTTGAATTCATTGAGTTTGGTTTTGTAAGCTGCCATTCTAATATATCTATATTATACTGTTTATATATTTTTATTGTAATTCAATTTTTTCAATTTTATTTGAATTTATAAAAAATCCGTTGTTAATTTTCAATATAAATACCAAAATCAAAATGAATAAAACCAACAATATTAAATCACCAAATGTATATTCTTTAATAAAAATACGTATCGCCTTGAAATTCCAGCATTCATAACCAAAAATATTATAAAACGATTTTATACGATTATTTGAATTGTTTTCTTCATCCCATATTTGTTCAAAAACAATTTCTGGATTATTATAAATATTCAATCCCATAAAGATGATTTGTATATCTATATGATAAATCATTTTGTGTTTTAAAATTTTTTCTGCACTTTTTTTATTTACTATATATGCTGTTGTTATTAGAGATGGAAAATTCGTATATCTTGATTCATCAAACCAATTAAATTTGGGTAAATAATCCAATTTGATTATATCCCAATCACTTGGTGCATTTTGTATACTTTCTTGTATTTTTTTATTCCAATCTTGAAAACATGGTTCAGCATCATCTTCTAATATGACGGCATAATCTTTGTTTGAAGTTTCTAAAAAAGTTTTTAGTGCTCGTCGGTGGCTCATAAAACAACCCAGGGCTGACTTTGGACATAAATATCTAGTCAAATAAAATATTTCGTTGTTTTTTATGAAATCTTCATGTTCTCCATATACTCCAGGAATTCGTATGTATTTATCGTCTAAATAATTATTTATTTTTTCTAATCTATTGGTATCTTTATCAAGGTTTATAACATAAATATCAAAATCGTTCTCCATTATAATATAAAAATATGTTTTTTAGTTTATTATTACAAATTGTAATCAAAAAAATAAATTTGTAAAAAAATTGAATTAGAAAAATATCAATATTTTAATAATAAATAATACTATTGTAATTGAAAATGCCATCTAACACAAAACAACAACTTCTTGCTGATAAAAAAAAGAAACAAAACAAGAATGTTTCAAAAAATACAAGATTAAGAAAAAATGCACCAGATTCTGATTCTGAAGATGATGATATTTTAGAAATTCTTGATAATATTTCCGAGGATGACACAAGTGAATCTTCTTATAAACCTCCTAGTAAAAAAAGAAGATCAAAAATAGTCGAAGAAGAAGAAAAAGAAGATGATGATGATGAAGAAGTATGGGAAGATACTGAAGACGATTCTGATGACGAAGAAGAATCTGAAGATGACACAGAAGACGAAGATGATGACGAAGATAAAGAAACAGTTAGTTATGATAAATTCCAAAAATTACTTTCTAAAATGTTTCCATCAAAATATATGGATGAAAAAGTTAAAAATTCTAAGAACAAAAAACCACAAAAAAAGAATAAATCTGAATCTAAAAAATCCAAAACTGAATCTAAAAAATCTGAATCTAAAAAATCTAAAAAATCTAAAAAGTCTAAGAAATCAAACGATGACGATGAAGATATTGAAGACGATGAAGATATTGAAGAGGTTGAAGAGGAAGATGAAAACGAAATTTATAATATCGTATTTGCTATGGAAAACCCAGAAGATGAATTTATTGAAGACGATGAAGATGTAGAATGTGATAGTGATGATGAACAAGCTTTTATGAAAGAAAACTATCAAAAAGTAGAGCAAGTCGAGGATGCTAGTGATAAAAAATCCAAGAAAAAGAAAGACAAGAATAGTAAGAAAGATAAAAAATCTAAAAACGATAAAAAAGATGCATCCGTTGAATCAGAAAAAGATGATTTAACTGATGTTGAACAAGAATATATTGAACTTGTTGAAACCAAAAAAACACTTACTGCACAACTAATAAAAAAGCCAAATAGTAAAATCCTAAAAAATGCTGTAAAAGAGTGTGATGAATCAATCAAAGAATTAGTCAAAAAAGCCCGTAGTAAAAATGTAAAAACATATCATTCACTTATCAATAATGCGGATAAAAAAACAAACGAATATGATTATTTCAAAAAGAAGCTGTCGAACAAGGAACAGCTTCGTATTATGAAAGATTTGAAAGAAATCAATACTCACATTAGCATTGACAAACCTTATCGTCTTATGTTATTAGATTCAAATATGCCATCAAAATTCAAAGCTATTGCTATGCAGAAACTCAATGTTTTGAAATCGATGGATCCTAGTGACAATGAATATTATAAAATCAAAAATTGGGTCGATACTTTTATGAAAATCCCATTCGGTGTTTATAAATCGCTTACTGTTCATATCGATGATGGTATGGATCGTTGCCAAGAATTCATGGAAAATGCAAAAAATCATCTTGATAATTGTGTCTATGGTCTTGAAGATGCCAAAATGCAAATTATGCAAATGATTGGTCAATGGATAGCAAATCCAAGTGCAATGGGATCAGCAATCGCAATTACTGGACCTCCTGGCTCAGGTAAAACATCGCTTGTCAAAGAAGGTATCAGTAAAATTCTTGGTAGAGAATTCACTTTCATTGCACTCGGTGGAACTGGAGATGCTAGTTTCTTAGAAGGTCATTCATATACTTATGAGGGTAGTACATGGGGTAAAATCGTACAAATCTTGATCGATAGTAAATGCATGAATCCTGTCATTTATTTCGATGAATTAGATAAAATTAGTGAGACACCTCGTGGTGAAGAAATTGTTGGTATTTTGACACATTTAACAGATACATCTCAAAATTCACAATTCCACGATAAATACTTTTCTGAAGTCGATTTCGATTTGAGTAAATGTTTATTTATTTTCAGTTATAATGACGAAAATAAGGTCAATCCTATTTTGAAAGATAGAATGTATAGAATACAGACCAAGGGTTATGATGCCAAAGAGAAAACCATCATTGCTCGTGACTATTTACTACCTAAGATTACAGAACAAGTCAATTTCAAAAATGATGATATTATCATTCCTGATGAAACCGTTCAATATATTATTTCAAACAAGGCATTCACTAGTGAAGAATCAGGTGTTCGTAATTTAAAACGATGTCTGGAAATTATTTATACAAAACTCAATTTATTCAGGCTAATGAAACCTGACTCCAAGATATTGGGTAAAGACCTGGACATGAAAGTTACATTCCCTTTTACAGTTACTAAAAAAGAAGTCGATATATTAATCAAAAGTAATGATAAAATGAGTCAAAGTATGTTAGCTATGTACGTATAAAACATAACTTTATTAAGCACCTTGACAAAGGTGTATACAGCAACATAAACTAAAACATAACTTTATTAAGCACCTTGACAAAGGTGTAAATATATAAATATACAATAATATAAAAATAATATATCAATTAATATATATTATTTTTTTATGGAATCTAATAATCAAGACATTGATCAAATGATGAGAGCCAAGTCTAATTTGGAATCTTTACCCACTGAATTAAAAAACGAAGAATATAATATGATCCTAGAACTTATAAAACAATATATAGAAAAAAACTGTAAACATCATATTATACGTGACTCTATTGATTTGAATTATGATGAAAGTCGTACTATTTATTATTGTTTAGATTGTATGAAAACTTTTGATAATATTTAATTACCAATTTGTGATGGTAGTCCAGATTGATTACCTCCACGTGTTCTTAATAAATTAAGTTGTGTAGCATCTAAACATAATGCTCCTTTCGAATTTGATAGTCCTGAACTATTTCCAGAACATGTTGGATCACTTTTTACATCACTAAAAATATCTATTTTTTCACTTTTTGCATTTGGACTACAAAATAAACCGTCTAAACCATATACTTTTTTGCAATCTGTTGCATCACTATCGATCAAGTATGATTTAAGACTATCATCTTTACCAGTTGTGTTCAAAGTATATTCAGTTTTATCATTAAATAGGTCAAACCCTTCGTATGGATACATATGTGAAAAAACGGTTTTTTCATCGTATGGAGTAAACGATTTTGACGAAAAAACAGTTATAAAAAATATAAAAAGTATTATTACACTACATATAATTACATACCGTGGATTCATTTTCATTTCTTTTATATACATATTTAGAAGATAAAAATATGCATATATGAATTTTTATATTGGTTTTGCTAAACTATCTTATTAATTATATTGGTTCAAAATATACATAAAAAATAGCATTTATAATATAATAAGATGGCTAATCTAAATAATAATGAACGTTTAAATTTGGATAAACTTATCAAAGAGAGTGATTGTGAGAATAACACAGAACATATTCGTAAAGTCAAACATAGTGTTCTCATACGTGATGATATTCGTAAGATGGATCGCATGAAAACTACGCATAAAGAAATGCGTGCACTAAATAATGAAAATTTCCAGCAGTTATGCCAGAACGAATGCTCATTTTTGTTTACCAACTATAATGATATATTTAACCGTCTTATCAAGGATGAACTTGATTTAACTATTATGACAAAACTATTGACGGTTCTCAAATTGATTGAAGATGGCAAAGTAGATCAGCATGAAGGATCTGTTATGGTGGGTAGACTTTTGAAAGAATTATATGTTGATAGTGCTATCAAACATGGTGAAAATCTAGATAAACAATATGAATCTGAACCCAAACCCGAGAAAATCGATGGTAAGAAAATTAGTTGGAAAGAATACAAAATTATGCGGGGATAAAAAATTGAATTGATTTTATATATATTTTTATTACTATATATAAAAACAAACCATCTAAAATGCCAAAGACACGTCATAATCAATTTGTTATTGCTTTCAATGATTTTATTAATTATATTACTGAACATCATTATCCATTATTGTTTGAATATAATTTAGACTCTATTACACCAAATAAATCATATAAACATCATACATATAATTTACGTATTCCTAAAAAAATTTTATCTTATAGTATAGCGTCTAATAATGAAACCATTGTTAATGAAAATGTATATACAGAACAAGAATTACCTGATCCAGAAGAATTAAAAAATCATTTCTTCGATTATTTTAATAAATATACTCTTGTAATCGATAATAGAAAATTGTCATATATGGATATTTTTGATCATGATATTTATGGCGATGATTCAGAAGATTATTCAATAGATGATCTGAATTTTGTCATTTTTGTATATTATTATAAATCGCATATGCCATTCCCAGTCGCTCTTACTAAAATGGAAGAATTAATAAAACGTAATACAGAACTAGAAAAAACAAATAAAGATTTGGAATCATGTATTGATAATTATATTGAACAATTTGAAGAACAATTCCATAGTAATAATATATTAAGAAGGCGAATGCGTAGAGAACGTAGAGAAATGCATGATAAATACTTGTTGTTGTTTGAAAAAATGCAACAAAAATTCCGTGAATATTATGATTCATCTGATAAAAAAGAAGATTGTCCTGTTTGTTATGAAACTATGGATTCGTCGAAATTGATTGTTCCTACTTGTACACATTTTATTTGTAATAGTTGTAATAGCCGTTGTGATAAATGTCCTCTTTGTCGCGAATCTTATGTATAAAAAAATAAAAAATTTACATGGTTTTTTTATTTTTTCGTTGAATAAAAATATTTATATTTCGAATACCACGTTTTCACCTAATACTTTTTTCATTGATAAAAACAACAAAAGTTCTTCTGTTTCAGTAAAACCTTCATAGTTTTTATATGGTTTCAAATATCGTCTTGACCATCTTAACTGTTTTATTTTATCGTTTGCGTCCGTCGATGTTTGGTTAGATGAATCCAATTTATTTATTTGAAAACCACCTTCCCGTCGATGTAATACTTCTAGTGGAAGACCAATATTATTTTTGTTATAAAAATCGATTATTTCATATATTTCGTCTTTATGGATTGATTCTAAAAGTACTTTTATTGGCATTTTATTAATATATTGATGGATATTTTTATAGATATTTATAAATAGTTGGGGTTATTCAATTTTTTTATATTATTGTCTTTGACGACGTGTTTTATTACGGATGGATGTTTTACGAAGGGATTTGTGTTTTTTTGATTTTTTGTTGCGTTTTGTTTTTTTTCCGCCGGCATGTCCCCAGCTTTGTTCTTCTTCGTGCCTTCGAGAGTCATGTTCATCTTTTAATTTTTTTTGTTTTTGTTTGTATGTTTCTTCAGCATGTTTAAGTATAGCACCATAAACTTCGTTAACATCATAATTACTAAGACAATTAATTTGACTTCCATTATAATCATAATAACGATTAATTTTGTTATACTTATGCTTAGGTGAGCGGACAATTTCTTCAACTTTTTTATAACAATAATTATCACTTTTTTTTATTAACTCTAAGAAATTTTTATAGTTATCCGTATTTTCTAATTCGGTTTGTTTCAATTTTGCTTCTTCTTTTTCTTTCAATATTTCTTCATATTGTTGATCACTTAACTCAAGTATTTTATTAAATTCTTTATATTTATCTATTATTGGTTTGTATTTTTCAAATTCATCTATAATTAGTTTAATCTTATCTAATACATTTTTATAATGAGTTGTAATTATTTTTTTTAATTCGGATTTACTTAAATTCGTTTTCCTACCAAGCGTTAATCTGACAGAATTTAAAACTGTATTTAAATTTTCTGAATATATTTTATTGTAGAGATTGATATATTGTCCTATTTTTATATTGTTATCAACTTTTGTAAATTTATCATCCTGAAACAATAGTATGTTTTTGTTGAAATGATATCCATATCCATCTTTACCAAATTCCATTTTTAGATCTACACATTTACCATTTATATAACTTTTGAATTCTTGTTCCTTTTTATTTTCCTTACGCACTATTTTATGGTATCCAAGATTCGTATGATTTGTCTCGATTTTACATTCAACAAAATCAACTGTTACATCTTGTTTAGGTATTATAGATATTCTATCATCATCATCATCATCATCATCATCATCATCAAAATTTAAATTAAAATTACTATAATCATTTTTTGATTTAAATGGTGAATTTATATTTTTTTCTTTTTCAAATTCTGTTATATGTTCATATAAATACTCATGAAATTTTTTATAAAAATAATACAAACATTTATGTTCATTTATATATTTGTTCATTTTTTCAATTTCTCCAATATCTGTAGTTATTACTTCATAATGTTCGTTTAACCATTTTTTTTCATTTTCATTACTAGGTTTTGGTTTATATTTTTGCGATTTATCAAATTTATAGTATTCATTTATTTTTTCAATAAAGGCTGTTTTTTCAGCATCATTATCATTAGTTGACATTATATATATATATATATAATATACTTTTCCTAAATATTATATAAAGATTTGTCACTAAATATATATACATATACAAATGGCACACTTACTACATCTGCAAATTAGGACGCAAAGCGTCCCCCTGAATTTCTTTCTGTTGGCGACTTGTCCGTAAAGAAAAATGAGACAAACTCATTTTCCTTTACGGATGGTGTAATGTTTTTGACGACGTGTTTTATTACGGATGGATTTTTTACGAAGGGATTTGTGGTTTTTTGATTTTTTATTGCGTTTTGTTTTTTTTCCGCCTCCGGGTGATAAAGGCATATATCTATTAGTTGGGTCTTTTGCGTCGTATTCTAAATTTTTTTCAAGTTGTGTTTTTATTTCAAAATCTTTCTTTTTAACTACGTCGACGTAATCTATCTCTTTATCATAATCATCACAATTATATTCTTGACCTTTATACATAAAAGTATACTTTACTTCTCCCCCCATTTCTCCTGAAGCAATCCATGTAGTACCGTTTTTTTTACAATAATCAGACTTATTTTTTTTTAATGTTTCGAAATTTTGATAGTTTTCTGTTGTTTTTTCTTTTTCTTCTTCTTCTTTTTTTGCAATCTCTTTCAAGAAATCTTCTTCAGTTAACTCTTTTCTTTCAATTATTTTATCATATTTTTCTATTTTTTTTTTTTTTTCGTTAAATTCATCTATAGTTAGTTTAATATTATCTAATACTTTTTTATAATGAGTTATAATTTTTTCTTTCAATTGTTGATTATTTAAATTCTTTATATCATCTGTTTTACCAAGTAATTTTCTCACAGGAGTAACAAAATTATTGACAGTATTTGAAAATCTATTATTATAGACATCGATATAATCTCTTATTTTTATATCGTCATTCATTTGTCTAAGTTTATCATCCTGAAACAATACTGTATCGCTTTGGAAATAATCTTCGTTCCATTTATTTTTAACATCAACTGAAATATCTTTATTAACACCATTTATAAATGCTTTGAGATTTCTTTTTAAAACGGCTCTATTCGTTTCTATATCTTCTTTTTTTGTACTAATTGTAAAGTCTTTGTAAGAAATTTTTGAAGGTCCTGTTTCTGGATATAATTGACCATTTTGGATATAATAGAAAGTAAATTTAAAAACGGGTTCATTGTCATCATTGAGTTCGGGTTCTTCGAAGGTAAATTTTCCGTGAGATGTATGATTTTTGTCATATTTCTCAAAAGCGGTTATATAATTTTTTAATTTTTCATAAAATTCTTCATAAAAATAATACGAATATGTAACTCTAGAATATTTATTTTCAAGTACATAATTTTTCATTGTTTCAATGGCATTTAAATCTTCCTCAATATCATGATATTCTAATAACCATTTTTTTTCATCATCTTTATCTGTATTAATTACTGGGTTATAACCCAATTCAGTGTATTTTTTTATTTTTTCAAAAAAGGCTTTTTTATCATCATCATTAGTGGTCATTGTATATATATATAATATATTTTTCCTAAATATTATATAAAGATTTGTCACTAAATATATATACATATACAAATGGCATCTTTCAATTTGTTATCTATTTATCAAAATCTTTCTAAAACCACATCTAATACTAATGGTTTCGCTATTCTAAAACTAGCAATTCAAGACCCTGAACTACGCGCAAAATACGAACCAGCAATTGAATCCCATAATAATAATTTTTTAAAAAATAAATTCATGGATTCCGGTTTCGATGTATTTGTTCCAACACAGACTGTTTTCGATACACAATACCAATCCAAATTCGTCGATATGAAAATCAAAACAGAAATGATTTTTTGCGACCCAACAAAAAATATACTTAATACATGTGCATTTAATGCTTACCCTCGTTCCAGTATTTCAAAAACACCTCTTATGCTCGCAAACCATACTGGTATTATTGATTCAGGATATCGTGGTTCTCTTATCGGCGCATTCCGTTCCTTTTCAAATAACGAATACATCGTAGACGAAGGAACACGTCTATTACAAATTTGCCATCCTACTTTATGTCCTATTTATGTTGTTATTGTAGATGAATCTGAATTGTCATCAACTGAACGCAATGACAGTGGATTTGGATCTACTGGCGTTTAATTATGTAAATGAATTCCCAAATGCTGTTTTGCAATTTCAAAAATTTCATTGTATTTTTCATCTTCCCAGTCTGCAGGTAATAATTCTTTTAATGCTTCCACTAATTCTTCATATTTAAAATCAAAACCACGAGAGTCTTTCTTTGTACATATTAAATCTAAAGCTGAACCAAAATCTAAAAATATACCATTTGGAAAAATCTTCAATATTTCATATATTAATACTTTCGCACCCATTCCACAACATGTAATCATAATAAATCGCTCATCTGTATTTATTATGTTTTTTATAATTTCTACACAGTTATCTAATTCATTATCAAACCAATTTCTTAATGGAACAATTATAATATTATCTATATCTAGTAATATTTTTGATCGAATCAATAATGGGTTACAAACAATTATTTTTTTTATTTTTGTTTCTTTTATTGTTTTGAATAATTCTATTTTATTATCATAATTTTCATTTTTTGTAATTAAATCATTATTATCGAATAATATGGAATGATAATTACACCAGTTTATTTGTTTATTCGTAAATTGATTCCAAAATAATACTTTATTTTTGTCATGCCACAATCCAATATATACATTTTCTTTTTCATTTACATAATATTTGAAGGCATTTATTAATCCATTTTTTAATTTATCTGTATATCTATCATTATCACAGTTGCCGTATTCGTTCGTTGTTATACAGTTATATTCACCGTCCCCATACTTCAAAAATGTAACAGGTAAATTGTTTTTTATACAATGTATTAAATGTTTCGTAATATACATTATACCTTTGTATATTACAAACTTTCAGATCTTTATATATTTTTTTTGTTGAAAAATATAAAATTATTTTTCAATATGTTCATATGCCATTAAAATCAATTGTTCATCTATTGATAATTTCTGAAACGTCAAGCATTCGTCGAACTTGTATTGTATAAACCGCCGCATTGAATTCATACATAAAACATGTGTCCCATTATTCATGAATTTGATATCTGTTACTATTCCACCATTGGTTAGTTTGATATCGTTGATTTTCGAATCGTCTTTATATAAACGTATCCATCTTACATGTTTTCCTTTATGTAATTCATGTAATTCATCGACATAGCGATATCCGATCAGTTTGTTACATATTTCATGGTGGTCGCAATATTCTAGTTGATTCGTTTTTTCGAATATTTCGTCGTTTATTGATTTCATTGTTTTCCCATCTAAATAATTATTTTTTTCATTTTCTATATTTTCCAATAGTTTTTCTATGTCTAATGTCGAGAACAATTCAGGGTCTTTCATTGCATTTTCGAATATTTCGTTTATATCTATGTTTGATTCTGTTTCCGACATGTTTTATAAATTATATCAATATGTTTTCATATTGATATAATAAGTTGTTTTCGATATTCTCTATTATATACTCTTTATCTTTCTTTCAGACCTACGCTTAGACCTAGACCTAGTCTTAGTCTTATACGTACGTCTAACTAAACTATATCCCCTTTTCCGTGATTTTATGTTACTACATTTATTTATCAGTTTTCCTTGTATCATTCTAGGTTGAATTGTTACGAAACCGTTGATAATTTCAACTACAATATAACCATATTGAGATGTATGTTGATCTATTTCATATTTCAAATTAATATCATGAAAACTAGTTTCAATTAAACAAACTGGATCAATATTACTATTACTATTGTTTGGATTGAAATCAATATTATATTTTTCATTATAATCATCATCTAAATCAGCCCCACCAGTTCCAACTATGTATTGTTGTACTTGGATATCTTGGTCTTCTTTGGTTATAGTAACTTTTCCTTTTTGATAATTATGCACATCTGCACACAAATAAATAACGTTTTCAGAATGTTCTTTTATTACATCTAAAAATAATTCATAAATTTCTTTACTAAGCGTTTCAATACCACCTTTTAATATATTCTCTTTCATTTTTTGATTTTTAATTCCAAAAAGAGGATGATGACCACAAACAATTATATTTTTATATTTTTTGTCGCCCAATTGCTCTATTATTTTTATTTTTTGATGGTTTATAAAGTGATATCCATCATTATAATCAGCGTTGATTATTTTATAACATTCTTTATCTTTGCCTAACTCTGTATAGATATTTGTATCTATCATAATAATTATATTGTCATCTATTTCTTTGAACATAACAAGATCATTAGGAAAATGAAACTGTTTAAATTTTTTATTTTTATTATACATGTCTACATAAAATTTTTCTAAAAGCGTTGTTTCGCATTCCTTATTTATCATTTCTAGATCATGATTTCCCATTAATAAATATAATTCTTGTTGATCATTTGTAATAACTTTAGATAACAAATTGAAACCTTTAAATAATTCTTTTTTATAAATTGTTTTTTCACCTTTTACTGATCCTTCCTTTTTATCTTTGTTTTTATTTTGGTAATAATTATCACCATTAACAATAAAAAAATCTATATTTTCTTCTTTTTTTATTGAATCAAAAACATCTTTTAATCCAGGATTATTATCAGTTTTGTTCCAACATCCAAAATTAACAAATTTTACCATAAAATATATATATATTAGATTTATTTTATTTTGACTCTTTTATATAAGCTTCATATAAGTCTTTTTGCGTTATATGTTCTTGACAATTTAAAATGTCTTCATCAAATAAGTATGAATCTTCAACACACATACCATGTTCTTCTGAATTCAATATATATTTCACACAAAATTCCGGAGTTAATTTTTGTGTCCTCAATAACATCCTTAATGATAGTCTATCTATATTATATTCTAAAGTAGCTATATCATATTTTTTATATCTTAATTCATGATTATAAATTATTTCCATTCTTTTGTTGCCCATCTTATTGTTACTCATTGATTATTATAACTTATAATATATTATAATAAATTTCTTCAATTTTTTATAATGCTTTCTCATTTAAAACGCCCATTTTATTATAGGTAAAAATATGAAAAAGCGTAAAATCAATAGTAGATATATTTTTTTTAACTATATTTTATATATGAATAGGTCACTTCCAAGTATTGATTTTATTGATTTCAAGATTTCAGAAATGAGTAGAATGGCTAAAAGAAACCATGAACTACTTAAAGATATGAATTCATTTTTTGCAAATATTTCAGATGCAACAATTAGAGAATATTACAGTAAATATGGAGAAACCATGTTTGAACTAGAGTTGAATTACTTTAGGGTTAACGTTCCTGATAATTTAGAAAGAATTAAAAACATGAAGGGGAATCGTCTTTTCAGTATAAATCTAAAACCCAGACAAATTGAACAGTTAGATGAAAGTGAAAATTTAGAAAAAGACAGTTTAAAATTACTAGATAATATAGAAAATATTATTAAAAATATAATGGAAAAAAGGTTGAACAAAGCAATTATGGGAACACTACAAGATCTTGCACGTGAAAAAGTAAGGAAACATAATATTCCACCAGAAGATTATAGGGAGACCGCAGTTCTATATAACGAATATGGTGGATTTCGCAACAGGAAAAATAAAACAAAAAATAAGAAATATACAAAAAAGAGAACATATAAAAGACCAAAAAACGTGTATCCAAGAAAAATAAGACATGAAAAATGAAGAAGAATTATTTATAAGTTCTCATATAAAATGGGCGTTTTAAGTGAGAAAAGGTTTAAAATATATCCTCTATTATTTGACAATAGATTCCACATTCTTCATTAATTGTTGATTGAATAGTTTTACAAAACCCAAATTCAATAATAAAAATGTCGCGCTACCAAATATTATTTGTCCATCACTTGATCTCAATATATGTTTTCTGAATGGATTGAATCTTATTATCAAAAATATACATATAAATGTCTGTATTGATATATCTAAAATGTTCAAATATTCTTTATTGAATTGAAACAAACCTATAAATAACATTACATAAGCTATATGAAATAATACAATACCATAAATATAATATGGAACTAATCCATCTAAAAAATTATCGATATATTTTATTAGTTGCATTTATATATTATTGATAAAAATATTGAATGGATATTAAAAATAAATACATTATACAAAACCAGATCGGAAACGGTAAATTCGGCATAGTATACCAAGGTATCTATAAAAAAACAAACGAACAAGTTGCAATAAAAACCGAGGATTCGAGAACATCCATAAAATTATTAAAACATGAAACTACTGTATTGAAATATTTATATGATCATGGTTCTCGAAATGTACCAATCGTCTACTGGTATGGTATTCATTTAAATAATACATGTTTAGTAATGACCTATTATGATATGTCGCTACATCAATATATTCAATCGAATCAAGATATATCAATAGACAAGCTCAATAGAATATTCTTACAGTGTATCGTTATATTGGAATCTATACATAAATTATATGTTATTCATCGTGATATAAAACCGCAAAACTTTATGCTTAAAAATGGAGAACTTTTTTTGATTGATTTCGGTTTATCCGTATTTTATGTACATGAAAATGGAGAACATATTGATGAAAGTTCTCATGATACTATTATTGGTACTCCAAAATATATTAGTCATAATATTCATAATGGTATATCACCCAGTAGACGCGATGACCTGATATCGATCGGGTATATGTATATATTTATGTATTGTAGAGAACTTCCATGGGAAAATATTACAAATAGCGAATTGGATAATAATATACATGATGAGCTATCTATTCATCATTATAAAAATAAAAAACGACTCGATCTTAAAACTTGGGATTATTTAAAACCCATAAGTTCAAAAATAAATCAAAAGTTGCATGATTATTTAGAATACTGTTATCATCTGAAATATAAAGACCGACCTAATTATAATGCCATATTGAATGCATTTGATATAAATAATTATAAAGAAACAATATAAACAAATGACATAATATATTGTATACTGGGTATAAAATGACTTCTACACAGGCAACAACTTCTGACGTTCAATCTGCAAGACTACTTGGTCAAGTAAAATGGTTTAATAATAAGGCAGGTTATGGTTTTATCACTGTCAGTGATGGAGATCAAGCTGGTAAGGATATTTTTGTTCATTATTCATCTATTAAGGTTGTAAACTCACAATACAAATATTTAATTCAAGGTGAATATGTTGAATTTACTCTAACTAAATCAACTGGTGAACAACATGAGTACCAAGCCAATGATATTTCTGGTATTAAGGGTGGTCTATTAATGTGTGAAACCCGTCGTGTAAACCGTGCTACTGATGGTGCGCCACGCGAGTCTGCTCCAAGAAAATACCGTACTCCACGTGAAAATGCAGGTCCACGTCCACCAAAATCTACTGGAGGTGAACAAGAAGGATTTACACAAGTTCGTCGTCGTCGTCAACCAAAAGATATTCCTGTAAAGGTTACTGCTTAGATATTATTAAAAATGAAATACAACATATAAAAATTGGATTTATATGTTAATAATGTTCGTAAATTTATTTATACAAGTGAATATATGAAGTTTCATCCGCTGGGTGGATTGAATTCTTCAACGGTCTAAATGTGCAAAAGTGAAATATTTTTTCTTTTATAATTATATGAAATATAATTATAATTCGAAATTTATAATTTCATTAATACCATTAATATTAGGAATTTTATACATTATTTTTAAATATTATATAAGAACAGATTATGCAATGAATAATGAAAAATATACAGTTTTTGTTACTTTAGTAGTTATTTCATTTTTTTGGTGGTTTGCAGCAATACCATACTTAAATAAGTATTTTTATTAGATTCCATAAACAATAAAAACATATATATTTTTTATTGTTTACAGTATTATTCGATACTTTTACGTGTTTTATCAACAATAATTTCTTTAAGAACGTTCCTTATGATTTTATCTTCTTGTCGGTCTTGTTCTTCTTTTGTTTCTGGACCGAGTGAATTCAAAGAAATCTGGATAAATTCATTGTTTTCACGTGTATCTAAATACCGAAAATCCGGGTTTTGTTCTTGCCATTCTGGTAACATTTTTAAATTCTTTCTTGCTATCTTTTTGAGAACATTTCGTAATTTCGTTTTTTCATTGTTCTCTTTTTCCCATATGTCTTGATCCTTGATATACACAGTTTCTCGTTTGATATCCGTACAATGTACTGGGCGCATTGTAACATCCAATTGTTTTAGTGCTTGCACAAATATTCGTGTTATACCTTGAATGTATCCGAGTTTACCGGTTTGTTCCAAATCATTCACTGTGATTTTCAAAGATTCTACAAAATCCACTATGTTGATAGCGTCTTTACATTCCTCATTCAAAAAGACATTCAGATTGAATTGGTTATTTTGCGTATTATTATTTGTTGTATTATTGATAATATGTGTTTGTTTTGACATTTCAACAAGTTGCTTCTGAAGCTCATTATTTTGTTTCAATAGATCGAGTACCAAGGTATTTACATTCAATACTTCGGATGGGTTTTCTATTTGTTTTTCGGTCATATCAAAACCGTTACTATTTATGGTTTGGCTTGACGAAATTTGATAACACTTTTTTCGATGATTCCATAGGCCACTTTTTGAATAGTATATTTTATTACAGTGTGAGCACTTATGCTCTGGGGTTTTTTGGGGTAATTTCGGTTCGATTTGGTTCGATGCCACACTGAGAACGTGTTTACGTGTTAGTAAATGACGGTTATAATCTTTACGATTACTCGATATAAATGCGCATTTTTCACAACAAAACTCAGGGGTTTTTTTGGGTAAAATTGGTTCTAAATCCATTCTATATTTTAGAACCAGAAAAAACCCTTAAGTCATTTTACACAAAATGTTTATTTTTTATGCAGCGCGTTTTAGAATAAAAATTTTGGTATTTACTGCATTTTGGTTTAAAACACACATTTTTCATGTTTTTTAAAAACTCCATCGATGTTTTTCAAAAATGGACATTTTAAAAATGTCCAAAAAAAAAAATTGACCCGACTTTATTTTATAAATATATTTTGATGTGTAGGAGTAAAACTATTTAATTTTATATATATTTTGTTAGTTTTATTGTTTTTTGTTTGTATGCACAACTGGTAACAATTTATTTTTTATATCAATTAAATTGAGACGAATTGTATTTGTAGAATAGCCCATTATGTCAGCAATGACAGCATTTGATCGTAACATTTCAAAATCATTTGAATATTTATAATACATTATTCTCATTTGAAATGGAGGTAGTTCACGTATTTTTTTCCAAATCCTGATTTGAAACATTAATTCATCTTCGTCATTCATCCATTTGTTTTTATGGGAATATACAGAGTTGTGTATTGTATTTTCCATCAGATAATTATCAAACCCAATATAAAAAGGTTTCAAATAAATATTGTATAATTTATTATTTTCTTCAACGGTTTTCTTTTTTTTCAAAAAAGTTTTCGGCAATGCATTAATCGGTATTAATTTCGACATACCTTGTTGAAGTTCATGTCTGATATATGATTCAATATATGTAATAAATGTATCATTTCCATTGTATCTTTCTATACCCTGATAAAGTCCAAACAGCGCATATGATGCCATTTCATCATTTTTAATATGATAGCATTTATGTTTATGGAAACGTTTGAAATGAATTGCTTTTGACGTAGCCCAATCTTTGTAACTATCAAATAATACATAATTTATTTTTTCTCGCATTTCAGTAGTAGTAGCCGGATGTTGAATAATATATTTGATACGTTGCTGTGAAAGTTTGTTTAAATATGCGCCATTAGATAGTACAAATAATGTGATAAGAATAATAAACAACATTGTATCTTTTTACATCTATAATATGTAAAAAATATATAATCAATTTTTTGTATTTACATCCTTGAAGATTTATAAAATGAGAAAAATTTGTAAAATTACCAAAGAATTTTGCGTGATAAATTATTAGCTGAATAACGGTTACTAACCCAATCTCCCTTAATTTTTCCAGAACGAGTCAAATAATTCTTACGCCGCGCTTTATCGTGATGTTTAGTAAAATCTTCATAACCCATTTGACCAAAATTAACCCAACGGTTATTTTTTTTATCAAATATGGAATATTTTTTTTGTGAATTGGATGCAGGATACAATTTTGCGGTGCGTCCTAAATATTTATATGCGTTGGATTGCGCAGTACGAGGATTCGAGTATAGATTGATACGTGAAGGATATTTTCTCTTTTTTTGAGTTTTGTTTTGCGCATGCATTTATAATAAACCAATATTTTTATTCGAAATTATTGAACTTATTTATTTCATTTTACACCCTCAAGGGTCTATAAATTTTCGATAATTTTACGCGATTTATCAATTACAACCTCTTTGAGAACATTCCGGATTATTTTATCTTCTTGACGTTCTTGTTCTTCTATTGATTCCGGGCCAAGTGAATTCAATGATATCTGTATAAATTCATTATTTTCAGGTGTATCTAAATATCGAAATTCTGGGTTTTGTTCTTGCCATTCTGGTAACATTTTCAGATTTTTTCTTGCAATTTTTTTTACGATATTTCGTAATTTTGTCTTTTCTGCATTTTCTTTTTCCCAGTTATCTTGATCCTTTATATATACGGTTTCGCGTTTTATATCTGTACAATGAAGCGGTCTCATTGTAACATCTAACCGTTTCAATGCCTCAATAAAAATACGTGTTATTCCTTCTGTATATCCTAACCGACCTGTTTGCTCCAAATCATTTACCGTTATTTTGAGTGATTCTACAAAATCCACTATATTGATAGCATGTTTACAATTCTCGTTCAAAAATACATTTAAATTGAATTGATTATTTTGCGTATTATTATTTGTAGTATTATTCGTAGTATTATTTATAATATGGGTCTGTTTGGATAATTCTACCAGCTGTTTTTGTAATTCTTTGTTTTGTTCTATCAACCCTAATACCATCTCATTGGTAACAAAAGTTTCTTGCTTAGTTGTATCCATTTTCTGTGCAGCGATATTTGTGATTGTACATTTTATTTTATGATTGAATAAGCTTTGACGATGTTTATATTGTTTTCCACATGTACAAATGTGTTGGGGCGCTTTTTGTAAGTATTCCCCATTTTTTTGATGTTTACGAGTAGACACATGTCTATCCCAATCAGATTGTTTACTGCATTTGAATGCACATTTTTCACAATAAAAATACGGCGTTTTTTCCAATGTCTGTGCGTCAGTCATCCCCGTCAGTATAAAATACTGACAGAAAAAACTCCTAAATAGTTTGACGCTAAAAATTTAAAAAATTATGCAGCGAGTTTTAGAATAAAAATTTTGGTATTTACAGCATTTTGGTCTAAAATCATAAAAAAACAAGTTTTCAAAAAACTCCATCGAGGTTTTTGAAAAATGGACATTTTAAAAATGTCCAAAAAAAAAAATTGACCCAACTTTATTTTTCAGATTTTCATTTTTTGGGGGAGTAAAACTATTTAATTTTTAAAAGTCAACCATTTTTATATAGATATATATAAACATGGAAATAATCGATCTTGAAGACTTTATAAAAATATTTCATAAACCACCACAAACATATAATGAATTCATAAATACAGCAACAGTACGTTTAGGTAGCCAACTACGACCATTGAAAAAATATATCAAAGAAAAACATATACCATACACTGATATAAAACTCCTATATGAGAACATCCAAAATCGCAACGAATATTTAACAAGATTTTATAATTTGTCATTGATGATACGTGAAGACAAATTGATATTGTCTAATATCAAACCAATGAAGAACCGGCATTTTGATAATAATAATGAATCTCTATGTAAAAATCTGATAAGAAATATCCATTACAAAGATATTTTACAGAATACAAAATCAGGTATAGAGAACATTCCGACCTTTATAGATATGCTCAAAGATTTATACTTAAAAAATATAATAGATTATAAAATTCTTACACCAAGTTCTCTATTTTATATGAAAAATGGCCGTTTAGGAAGTGTATTTTCTTCTTATTATTTCAGGGCATCCATATTAAACCCATATTTGATCTATTCCCTTAATCACTCCTTTTTGAAGGGTACGAAAATTTTCACACCTACATTAGGATGGAGTTCATATTGTTATGGTTTTTTAGAATGTCCTCATGTTCTCGAATATGTAGGAACAGATGTCATTTCACAGGTATGTAAGAAGACCAAAGAGCTTGCTTCCATTGTTGCTCCTGAAAAAACAACGACCATATATTGTAAACCATCCGAGGATTTATTTGAATCATCCGAATTTATGAATCGATATCGAGAACATTTTGACGTAGTATTCTTTAGTCCACCCTATTATAAATTAGAAATGTATGAAGGAGGAGAACAAAGTACAGAGCGTTATAAAACATATGAAGAATGGTTAGCAGGATATTGGGAAAAAACGATTCAATTATGCCATCATGTTCTCGAAAAACATGGAAAATTATGTTATATTTTATCTGGTTATGGATCTGAAAACACGAAAGAGCAATATGATCTCTTAGGAGATATGAACAAAATTACAAAAAAATATTTCAAATTTCATAGTCAACAACCGATGTATAATAAAAATGTGAATGTAACAAAACATCGGGAAACCGGAGAACAAATTATGGTTTTTGTAAAAATATGAAAAATGTAAACAGATATAAAATTATATATACAAATATATATACAATAAATATATAATGATAAATTGTGATAATGATTTGATGGTATGCATAGATAAACCAACCAAAACACAATCTAAACCACAGGTTAATAAAATATATGAAAAGATTTTCAATAATATAATAAAAAAAATAATAACTAACAATGAATTATCAAAGGAAGATTTTGATTTTATAGAATCACTGCCATGTGAGAAAAAAATGGTAATAATACGAGAATATAATAAAAAACAAAAAGAAAATAAACAAATATTAGAAACAATAAAAACTTCAGTATTGAGATAATTATTTTACACGTTTTCTCATTTAAACCCTTGAAGATTTCAATCCGGATAGCGGATTGAATTTCAAGTAAGTTACCAGTTATAGTTTGAACCATAGCAGCCTTTGGGTGCGATTTCAAATCTTCACTTGTATAAAATGGGCATTTTATACAAATATCTAATTTGTCAATACTTTGAAAATATGTTATTTGTTATAATAGTTATGTATAGAAATTAAGGCACGCAATTTGCAAATTCTCTGTTTTTTCATACAAGTAGTAGGAAATTCTTTACTAAAAATTCTGTTTTTTATTAATTGTTCTATTGTATTCTCACCATTCATTATTTTGGTAGCACAATTATTACAAGGTATAAATCCTAATCCTCTGTGTACATATCTTTGATTTCGTGTTCTTTTTGTATCAGCAATAAAGCTATCAATACAACATTTCGGATATCCATAACATTTACCGAGTAATTGATATCGGCGTCTGGTTTTTTTCTTAAATACCATGGTTTGTTAATATTTAGCAAATACAACAAACATTGGATTTCAATTTTTTACACAATTTCATATTTTCAATTTGTAAATGATAAAAGGTTTACACCTTTGCACATTTAAAATGCCCAAAAATTACTTAGATACAAATTAATAATATATTCTATATGCCATTTATTACTTTTATTTATAAAGTTGGAAAAAACCATAAGTCATATTATGGTAAATATTGTTTTAATTCTATTTCAGATGACCATGAAGGATTAGATAATGAAGTGAAATATATATTAAAAAAAGGATTAAATGAGTATAGGAAAAAAAATAATATTCAAGAATTAAAGTCAAAAATTATTATAGGTGTATTATCTTTTTCATCAAACAATATTATTCCAACTTATTCAACTGATAATGAAATAAAATGTTTTGATTTTTATTATAATTATGATGATAAAATATACATTAATGGAAAATTAGTATAAAAATGGGTGTTTTAAATGATAAAAGGTTTGATAAAAAATTGAAGTATTTTTTTATCAAAAATATAAAACTAACACCAACTAATAAGTCAATATGTTACGTCGTAGTGAAAGAATTTCAAATAATAGTCTATCAATAAGCTCAATTGATAAATTGAAACATTTTACCGCTTTGTTTCAAAGTGATAATCAAAAAAATAGGACAAAAAAACAACGCATTCGTAATATAAACCTAATGTATAATCTAATATACAATGAATTTTATGATATACGGTATGATATACATAAATTATCACCTAAAAAAGAGGAATTTTTTATAAAATTGATAAAAACAATAAAAAATAGGGAAAATGTATTATTGGATGAATTGGAACAACCCGATATTAAGTATATTAAGTATATTAAGTTAGAAAATTCACTTAAACGAAATATTATAAAAACCGGCAATAAAATTAAAAAATACATTGAAATCTATAATGCCGAACAAAAAGAAGCGTTTATTCGATTATCATCCAAAATAGGAATTGATTTAGTTAAAAATATTAAATCGTTTTTGTAAATACAATATTACTATATTATAGATACAAGATGAAAACAATTTATTTACTCATGTCGTTATTTATATCATTTATATGGGGTATTTCCCCAGTTATACAAAAACATTTATTACAAAAATTTGATAAAACATCATTAATGCTGTTTTATTCGTTAACTAATGTTCTTTTTGTTACATTGTTATTATCATTTTATAACAACAAACTTTATACAGACATAAAATCAGTTAATACATATGACATATTGACGATTTCAACTTATACTTTTTTTACTATATTTTTGGTAAATTTATTATTTTTAGAAGTATTGAAATATAATAATACACATGAGGTTGCAGCAATAGGGGGAATATATCCATTTTTTACACTTTTATTAGCATATTTATTTTTAAAAGAAAAAATAACAATATTTGGTTTTTTGGGCGTTTTATTTATAGTTTTGGGTGTAGTTTGTATATCATTGAATGACTCCAATTTCAATTTGGAAGAATTTGTAGTTTTTCGATAAAGACTAATTGATAAAAAAATATGTACAATATTTACATATTTTTATTATTATAAAGGGTTTTATACTTTTTGTTATTTTTGTTTTTTTGAAATCTGCTTAGCAGTAACAGCATATGGATGTAATAAAATCAATGCACGTATCAATTCAAATTCAACATTACACATATACCAATCGAATTTTTGAATTTTTGAGCTAAATCTGCCACGTTTTATACCGCACCATGCGCCAATAATATTCTTATTTTGCTGTCGTTTGCGACCCATTTCAGTGCGAACATTCATATAATAATCACTTCTATGAACATAAGCATGAATACCGTATTTGACTACATTGTTTTGAACTACTTTTAATATTGGTCTTTGTATGTCAATATAGTATTCCTCTGGTATACTATCAAATATAGGAGCTAAATTATCGTTACTGCACCTTGGTGGTGATGTTTTGTATATTTTATAATATAGATATTTCCAATTTATATCTTCAAGTTGCTTTGAAGTAAATGAAGCCAGTATTTTTTTGATGAATTTATCGTCAACTTTGTACTTTTGGTACAGCATTTCAAGGCGAATGTCAACTGATAAGACAAACTCCTTGATATAATTAACAAGCTCTTGGGGTAAATTTGTTATGAAGTGCGACATGATTACTTACATATAAATACAATTACATTAATCAACCTGCCGAAAACTACTTCAATTTTCTATGGTTTTTAGCGCGTTTTCAATATGTTCTCGATGATTACATTGGTGTCTGTATACTATGTGCATGTCGCCATGATCCATAGCATCGATGGAAACCATATTTTCCAAAACAATTATCCATGTATGGATCAGGTGCTATCAACATAACACTATCATCAGCTGACCCTAAATCCGCATATGTTTGTGAGACTAATATAGGACCAGTACGATAATAAACATAAACATCCCGTGAGTCATCAGTATGATTTTTTTGTGCGTCCAATATGATTTCGTCTGGAATACGTTGGTTTACAATATTATCAATTATTTTTTTCAAAAAAGGATGTCCTTTTGGAGCATAAAATGCATAATTACCGACCAAATGCACGGATTGTGAAGCCAATATTTTATCACCTGCGTCTTTGACTTCTATTGGAAATATACATTTATCGAGGTCTATGTCATCAAATCCAGATACTATATCTATATCTAGGTCTAAGTACATTCCGCCAAAATAATATATAGCCACGTAACGAAAAAAATCAATTTGTTGAATTTTACCACTTAGATTCAAAAAAGTTTCATAATATTCAGGCGTTGTAGATTTCATAAATGCAATGATATCGTCATCGTCAAAAAACATATAGTTCCAATTCGGATTCATGGTTTTTATTTTATTTACAAATTCGCTATAATGAATAGGAACGACCTTGGTCTTCCATGTTTGAATAATGTTCATTTTATAAAATATATATTTGTATATTTATATATATTTTATTGATTATTATTATCGATAAGTTCTACAAATAATATCATAGATAGGGTTCAAAATACAATAATTACAAACTAATAGTTTATGATGGTTTACATGTTGTTTCGTAAAAAAATTACTATGAGCTAAATATGCAAATGTAATATATAAATACAAACATAATCCCAACTCGTAATAATTGAAACGTATAAACAAAAGCGGAGTATGTATTGATCCTAATAGAAACATAGCATCGACTTTATCTATATAAAACGTATCATATGGATAAATCTCGATATTTTGGTGGTGTTTTGAATGATATTCTTTATAATATAGATCGGTATGTATAGTGCGATAATATAAATAATAGAAGAATTCTGCGATTATTGAATACATTACAATATTATACATACTTTGACTAATATTATGTATTTTATTATCGAGTATTCTATTTAACAAAACTGAATAAACCAAAATAGTTTGTCCTAATACAATACTAAGTGTAGAATACATTTTTTGACTTTGTTTTATAAATCGATATCTATTTTGGTGAGGATTAAAAAAATATACATTATAGTAAAAACAAATAAAAAACGCACTTAAAGTGGATGCCGAGAAAATACCGATAACAAATTTTGTAGAAAATAGAATTATAGAAAGCATTTATCATAATATATCAATATTTATTTATATATTTTATATATAATATAAAACGGTTCTCACAATAATTGTACAAATGAATCGTGTTTAACAAATTTGTTATTTCATCCCTCGATTGTTTTAATAATCTCTTCTGGATAATCCATGTCTTTCAATACACGAAGAGCACCTTTGATAGTCGATATTCCTTTTTTCATCTTATACGTATAATCAAAATGACCACTTTCGAGAACTTTGACATCCATTTTATAATTTTGTATTTTTCCCGAGGTCTTGTATTTTTTACAAATCGATAAATAGTGGGTTGTTAAAATAAAATTAACATTTTTGTATTTTGATAAATACTCTAAGAATGCATAACCAGCTTTCGATGCCTCTTCTGGATTTGTACCTGAATATAATTCATCGAATGTACAGAAATGACGATAACGACTATCACTATATTTTGTAATAACATCCAAAATATCTTTACAACGTCTCGATTCTGCTTGAAACAGACTATCGCGTCCAGAAGTATCTGGTATATTCAAATAGGAATGAATATGTGTATATGGCATCAATGTAGCGGAATCATAAAATCCACAACCGATTTGTTGTGTGAATATTATATTCAAAATAGTGGTTTTTAGTATGGTAGTTTTACCAGCCTTGTTTGGAGCAGATATTATTATATTTTTATCAAATTTACATGAATTTTTAATAGGGTTCTCATTCATAATTGGTGGATAATATTGATTATTGAATTCACACCCTGGATCAATAGATACGTTACCATAAGATAAAACCCCATTTTTCAAATTATTACTAACACCCATCATGTTATTGATATACCCTTCAAACCCAGTTGAATAACGTAGACCGTCCTCATATTCTTGAACGGAATGTAATCTATAATAACAGCGTAATAGATTACCGAATTCCCCGAACTTTGAAATAGAATTACAAAAAGGTTTTATCATAGATAACTCTTTATGTAAACTATTTAAATAACAACAATGCTTTTCAAGATCAATACAGAATCCATTATAAGAAGGATATCTAGATGCAATGTTCAAAAAATTCTGCATGTTATTAATGGAATATCCTACATATTCACGCATTTCAATAAGGGTTTTATTTATTTTCATAATATTATTATAAAACCGTTTACATTGATTAATGTTTTGATAAATCTGTAATAAGTACAATCCAAAAGTTACTAATAAATATACTACTTTATCCCAACTGATCGTTTTCATACTAGAAAGAGCTTTTCCAATAAAATGATTTTTCGCAAGTTCCATTAATAGTTCACAATATATTTCAAAAGTAATAGGTATTTGTTGTATTTTTAATAAAATAAACGGAACTATTAAAAAGAAAATAGGTATAATTAGACTAATAAGTGGTGACATAATATTAATAAACGATAGTGCTTGTAGAAACCCACTGGATTCATTCAAATATTTCAACATATTCCAATCCATGTACCCATATTTATCTAAAAACATATCATCTTTTTTAAGATCCTTCCAAATAGTCGTTATGTTACTACAATCAACCATGTATGGTTGAATTGTTGATTTATATGAATCCATGTTTATAAGAATTTCCTTGGTATCATTCAAATAATCTATATTAGTAGTATACTCATTTTTCCATTTTTCGATCATTTCTTTTGCAAATTGGTTTGATGGACAAAATAAATAATCATACATTGGTTTCGTTGTCCCAAGACTAACATCGTTATTTTTGGTTAATTCTAAATCATCTGCAACTATATTCGATAGTGTAAATAATTCTGTTTTGTCTAAATAATTAAGAGGTAGTCTGAAATTAGTATGTATAATTTCATTATTGGGTTTTGTTTCTTGAACCACTGGGATGGCGTCTTGATGTATATTTTGTCGTTTTTCATAGGTTTCACCGGTTTTAACAATTTCAATTGATAAATTTTGCATCAAATATGTATTATTGATCTTGTCTAATTCGTTATGTACACTTGTTTTTACTATATCAATAAAATCTGACATTTTATAATATTTACATAATAAATCTAAATATTATAAACGCGTATTATAATTGGAAATCGGTTGGCAGCTCGTTAATAGAAATCTTATAATGTTCTTCTATGTTACGCATATATCCAATATCCCGTTTTGTAACAAAATTAATTGCTAATCCTTTTCTTCCCCAACGTCCACTACGTCCAATTCTATGTAAATACGTATGAACACAATTTGTAATATCAAAATTGATAACAGTTGCTACTTGTTGTACATCGATACCACGTGCAGTAATATTTGATGAAATTAATACTCTGTATCCACCACTTCTGAAATTTCGAAATGTGTTGTCACGTTCTACCTTATCCATTGAACTATGAATAGCACATACAGAAAACCCCTCATCTGACATTGCTCTATGTAGATCAATAACCCTTTTAACACTATTACAATATATTATACACTGATTTACACTAATCATTGTAAATAACTGTTTTAAAGTTTCAAATTTGTAAAAATCATTTTGAATTGCTATGAAATATTGATGTATTCCTTCTAAATTCAACTCTTCCTTTTTCATTGTTATTTTTATAGGATTTCTCATGAATTTATTTGATAAGGTTAATATTTCTTCGGGCATGGTAGCACTAAAAATAGCAACTTGTATATTAGAATTGAAATGCTGAAAAATATTATATATTTGATCTTTGAATGCGCCGGAAAGCATTTCATCTGCTTCATCTAATACAAACAATTTAACAGTAATTACATTTATATTTTTTCTACGAATCATATCATAAATTCTTCCTGCACATCCAACAATAACATGTGGAGGATTTTCATTCATCTCCGATATATCTTGTTGTACAGATGTACCACCAATCATAGTTTTGATCACTAGACCTTCCATGGAATTACCAATCGAACCAATTACACCCGAAATTTGTTTTGCTAATTCATGTGTAGGTGCAATTATAAGACCTTGTAATTCTTTTTTAGTAATATCGATCTTTTGTAATGTACTAATGGAAAAAGCGCCCGTTTTACCAGTACCCGATTGAGCTTGAGCTATTGTATCATGTCCAGATATGATAGGTAAAATAGCCTTTTTCTGAACTTCACTAGGATTTTCAAAACCATATGCATAAATACCTCGTAATAAAGATTCTTTTAATTCAAAATCATCCCATGTATTTATTGTTTTTATATTAACATTTGAATCAATATTATCATTCATCATAATAAAATACGTATAATTGTTTTTATACCTATTATCAAAATATATAATAAGCATAAAACATATAAAAAATTAATGTTATTATTATTAGAATGGATACAACGACTTATAATTTAGATAATTATAAAAATATTATTGTTTCTGGATATGAATATAAATTACCCGAAACTATTATAAATATTATTAGTAATTTATCAAATGAGTTAGGTGTGGCATTCAAAGAAAATACAAAAATTAATAGTCAAGAAGAAAATATAGGAGAAAATAAAAAATACTCTAAACGCAACTTTGGTAATAAACGTGTTAAACCAGTTGTAGATGAAGAACAATGGGAAAAAATAAAGGCATTTAAAAGTACACAAATACAACAAAAAGAAGGTATAGAAAAATTAATAAATGATGTTCGTGTATGTTTGAATAAAATATCTAATAAAAATTATGAAACTCATCGAGATACAATTATTCAATATATCAAAGAAATAATAGAAAATAATGAAACTGATACAGAGTTATTCAAAATAAAAAAATCTATATTTGAAATAGCTAGTACAAATAAATTTTATTCAGAATTATATGCCTTGTTATACAAGGACTTAATCAATACTTTTGATTGTTTTAAAGAAAATATTGAGCCATTTATAAATGAATACATCGATAGTATTCAGAACATCAACTATGTTGATCCAAAAGTGGATTATGATAAATATTGTGAATATAATAAAGAAAATGATAAACGAAAGGCGATGAGTGCGTTTATTGTTAACTTATCGAAAAATGATATTGTTGAAAAAAATACAGTAGTCAACAAAATTATTTATTTAGAAGATTTAGTATTGAGTTATTGTGATACCGAAAACAAAACCAATGAATTAGAAGAAATTACAGAAAATTTATTTTTATTGATTACAAAATCTCTATCAATAATGAATAACGAACCAAATTGGGAAGTAGTTATAAATAATATAAAACATTTAGCTCAGATGAAAACAAAAGAGCATAAAAGTTTATCAAGCCGCGCTTTATTCAAATTTATGGATATATTAGATTCCATAAAAAAAGAGCAAAATTAATCTTATAAATCATATTATTTCTATTAATCAATATAGAAATAATAAAATAAATATATATAAATGGTAAAATCGGTTATTTATCCAGAAATTATATATAATGAATCGAAAAGTGTAGATAATGATGATTTATATCATGCTTCGAGTAGATATAATTATACACTTTATAAAAAAAAAATAGAAATTGTATTAGGAAAAGTGCGTTATACATATTCAAAATACAATGTATTATATTATCCTATTTACTTAGTATTTGATGATGAAATTGATTCTAAAATTGGTATATTTGAATTAGCATCTAACAAAGCAATTGAAGCAATAGATGAGGATGGTGATGTAGATCTTAAAAAAGGTTATATAATACCATTTATTAGTGAAGAATATTTGAAAAAAACGATTGCTGAAAATGAGAAAGAAAGGGAATTTCAAGAAAAACAACTAATAAATGACATCGACCTAATAGAAAAAGGGTCAAATGTAAAGGAATCCACAGAAAAAGAAGATTCTGGCATTAATAAAGAAAAAAAAGACGACGTTTTTTCATTGGATATTCCTGAAAACATGAACAAAAAAGCGGATGAAACATTGAAACCCGGATTATTTATAGAAGATAAAGCGGTAGTTCAGCCACCAGCATTGACACAAGAAACTAAAATAGATAGTGATAAATATAAGAGTGAATATACTGAAAATCCATCTAATACTTGGATAGAAAAATTCACAAAGAATAATAATTATAAAATAATTGATAACGAGGGTGGCGGTGACTGTTTTTTTGCAGTTATAAGAGATGCATTCAAACAGATTGGGAAAATTATTACAGTAGAAAAGATCCGTGCATTGTTATCCAAAAATGCTTCAGAAGATATTTTTTCACTTTATAGAACTATGTATTTAACACACTTTGATGAATTACAAAATATTGATAAAGAATTGACATCTATTAAAAAAACCGGTAATATGTTGAAAAAACGAATCAATAGTGCACAAAGTTCGGATATACACAAAAAATTAGTAGACGAAGCAAAAGAACTCTTGGTAAACCGTGATAAACTATCGTCAACCAAAGAAATAACAAAAGAAATTATGAAAGATTTTGAATATATGAAAAATATAGATACTTTCGAAAAATTCAAAGAATTTATATTGACTCATGAATTCTGGGCAGATGAATGGTGTATTTCTCTTCTAGAACATTTATTGAATGTGAAATTTATCATATTATCACAGGAGAACTTCGAGGAAGGTGACTTAGATTCAGTAATGCGTTGTGAAATATATAATGATTCACATATTAAACCAGGTGAAAAATTCAATCCTGATTATTATATAATGACGACTCATACAGGTAACCATTATACATTGATTTCTTATAAAAATAAGAATATATACAAATTTAAAGAAATACCATATGACATAAAGACAATGATAATCAATAAATGTATGGAAAAGAATTCGGGGGTTTATTATTTAATTCAGGATTTTTGTAATTTAAAAACAGAATTAGGGTTACCGAGTGATTGTGGTAAGCCACTCATTGATGATGATGAATTTATGAAACGCGATCTTTATGATAAGGATGTAGTTTTCCGATTTTATGCAAATTCGAATAAAAAACCATTAGCAGGTAAAGGTTCTGGTGAAACAATATCTGATACTAGACTAAGCGAATTTAGTAGTTTGAATAATAAAAAAAATAAATCAATGACAGATTGGCGTAAGAAATTAGATGATACTTGGCCGGTAGTAATATCTGTAGATAATCATAAATGGAGTACAGTAAAACATTATTGTTTAGGTTCTCAATTCAAGAATGGTTTTCCAGATTTCTATTTAGAATTTTCATTGGATAGTGATAGTAAAATATCCAAAGATTTGGATCTTGCTATCATTGCAGGTAGTGAAAGTGGTAAATTAGAGAGCAAAATGCTAAGAAAACCCGAAATAAAAATAGATAGCGACTATAATATTAACGCGGATGAATATCGAAAAAAAGCATTGATATCGAAATTTAGTCAAAATTTGGATTTGAAAAAAATATTATTGGATACAACACCAGCTAGGTTGGATCATTTTGTTAGAAGAAATCAAACAGTTGTAGATGAAATATTAATGAATGTTAGAAAAGAATTAGCATCAAAAATATAGGGGTTTTATCTAAAATTGCGTTCTCCTCATGGAAAAAATTGAATTATAATTATATCAATAATATACAATATTAACTTCAAAAGCTACTCTTAATAATCTCTCTTAATAATTTTATATTTGATATCAACTTTTTGACAATATTTATTATAATACAATGAATTCATCAAACGTTGTTTCTCAAACAAACTTCAAAAAAAATCTTCGTATTGTATCATTACCTTATGGTTATACCACGGAAGATCATGTTCGCGATTTAGTTGAAAATGTTTTACAAATCGGTAAAACAACTAGCGTAAAAATTCAACAACGTCGTTTTAATAATGCATTCTATTATTCAGCATTTATCAATTTCGAATATTGGTATGATAGTAAAGTTCCAAATGAACTTCAACTTCTTATTGAAGAGAATTTGGTATTAGATTCAGACGAAGAAGGTGAAATGACTAATTCTAAAAATTTCAATCTTAGTTTACCTGAATTCTATTTCACTTGGGCTAATGGTCAGCCAATGAACCATATTTCTTTTAAATTACTAAATAATGCTCCTATTGAAACTCCAAACAATTACCCTGAAACTAATGTTGAAAGACATCTTTCTGAATCTGACTGGAAAAGCCTTTATATCCCTATTATTCCAGACGATTTAGTTGCATTTAATGGAACGGTTATGTGTGTAATAACACAAGAAAAACTTACTGATATTATTCAAAATCAGTTACGTATTGGTGAAGTAAATCGCATTGATTATGTAACAAGTGAACCAACTGATGAAAAAAAACCTATCAAATCTGCTTATATACATTTCAAAACATGGTATGATAATGCCGAAGTAGAGAACTTACGTAACGAACTTAATACCAAAGGAAGTAAGCGCTATTATTCTTTCGGTGTTCGTCCATCACAATATACATTCAAATCATACGATGAAAAAACAGAAATGTATGTAAATCGTTATTTGGTTTTCAAGATCAATCATAAACCACTTCAAGAAGCTCCTGAAGGTTTGAATATTCATCAACTACATGCAGCAAATGAATTCTTGAATAACTTAGTAAAGGAAAAAGATGAACAAATTGAAGCTATGAAAAAAGAAATCGATGAACTCAATGAAAAACTTGCATTGTTATCAAAAAACGAATAAAAAATACCATAAATAAAAATCTATAAACTTATAAAATTATAAAAATATTTGTATTTGTAAATAAATAAACAGAACAAAAACAAAAATAAAAAAATGTGTAAAAAACATTTTTTTATTGCATCTCATAAACAGTCATTCTTAATGTTTCCATAATTGTTTTTGGATTTTTTTTATTGAGAACAGTTTTTTCCATTGACTTTATTGCATCTAAATAGGATGGTTTTTTATAATGTTCTCGAATAAACTCACAATATTTTATTAAATTTTTAGGATTTTTATTAAAATTAATAGATGTTTCATTATTAGTAGCACACCAGTCTATATAATCATCAATAAAGAACATCATAATTGATTTCAAAATATAATAAGAAAAAACTGGTGTAGTTTCCTTGTATTTATGTATTCTTGCATTATTTGCACTAGACGTATTTTCATATAAATCTGTATATTTCATTCCAAAGAAATGGAGAACTTTTACACATTGAAACATTGAGAACTCTCTCTCTATTTTCAATAAATTTATGGTTTTGTTTATCATGTTCTCTATGTTTTTATTTTTAGATGATAAAAAACTGATAAACATGGCATTGATAGTTTCCGCCCACATCTCACAATAGGTTTCGAAATATTTTTGTTCACTTTTTATTGGAAATATATTATAGACACATTGATTAATACCATCGTTATTGACACCAGAAAAATCCAACCCTAGATTATGAAATGTTTCATGTAATAATACTTTGAACCATTCTTCAGATCTATATATATGTATTTCTGATGTAGTATTACATGTAGTTGTAAATCCAGTATTTGCATTTTCTTGTTGTATATGTTTATGATCAGATGGTAAAAGTTTCTTAAGCTCTGTTAAATATATAAAAATATTTAGATTTCGAGAACATTCATAAGGCGAATATTTTGTTGCAATATATAACCAAATAAATATTCTTTTGATTTTATCATTACATTCGTTTTTTGTAATATTTGTTCTCGGCATAATAATAGATACTTGTATGTTTCTACCATTCAAAAAAAAGTTATATATACAACCAAATTTTGGCATAGATTCAATTTCATTACGTGCAATTTCAGGCGAATAGTCATAATCAAATCCTTTTGGTAATTTATCTTTTTCAAAATCTATCCATTTATCTTTTATGTTGGTAGATTCAAATGCCTTTTCGCCATTTAACATTTCATCAAAGATACTAGATAACATTTTTTTTGATTTCAATGAGAACTTTGTTTTTGGACATTTTATATATGGCGAAATATGTGTTTTTATAAATTCCAATAGTTCAAATGAAATCGGTTTTAACATTTATATTATCGTTATAAAAAAATATATAAATACGTATTTCTAAATATTCAAAAAATTGAAACTTGTAATACGTTTCAAAATATATATAAACCTAAAAAACCTACATGGGAATAAAAAATTTGAACAGATTTTTACGTGAAAATTGCACTAAAAAATCCATTAATAAGATCCATTTGAAACAGTTTGCTAATAAAATAATTGTTATAGACACTAGTATTTATTTATATCGATTCTTAAGTGATGGGGCTCTTTTAGAGAACATGTCAATAATGATTTCTATTTTTAAATCATATAAAATAACCCCCGTTTTTGTGTTCGATGGTAAACCTCCGCCAGAAAAAAAACAGTTGTTGATACAGCGTCTTATGGAAAAAAAAGAAGCGGAAGAGAAGTTTTTGAATATTCAATCATGCATTGATACTGTAACTGAATACGAAAAAATATCGATGCTGATGGAAATGGACAAACTCAAACGTCAATTTATACGCGTAACTGAAGATGATATTCGTAAAACAAAAGACTTGATGGATGTACATAGAATCACTTATTATGAATCACCAGGAGAAGCGGATGAATTATGTGCTTATTTGGTGAAAAGTAGAAAAGCATGGGGTTGTTTAAGTGATGACATGGATATGTTTCTTTATGGATGTCCATATGTATTACGTAATATAAGTATTATTCATCATACTGTATTGTTTTATAATACCCGTAAAATACTTAGTGAACTCGAAATGACTGAAAAGGAATTTTGTCAAATAATGGTTTTATCTGGAACAGATTATAATATATATTCTGAGACATGTTTGACTGAAACAATAAAATGGTTTTATGAATTTAAAAAATATTGTTTTAATCAAAAATGTATTTTGGATTTTTATGAATGGCTCTATAAATATACAAAATACATAAAAGACTATGATAATTTATTGAAAATATATCAAATGTTTCAATTGACGAATAATAAAAATTGGAATCAATTTGAAAGATTAGTTTTTGATAAAAAAAATGATTATAATAACGCATGTATCGTGTAATCGGAATAAAATTATTAGTATATGTAAATATGTTTAGGGTATTATATGTATGAAATGGAAAATGATAACATAAATATTCTAGAACATGATATAAATAAAAATAATGATGTATCCGAGAAAACAGTAGAGTTATTTCATACTCGTATATAGTTGTTACTATAACTGGTAACAACCTTGAAAATATATTTTATAAAAAACCAACTTAAAGCTATATTATCATATATTGATATATAACAATAATATTATGAACTGTCAAACTATGATGCAGTTAAAACAAGATTATGAATCAAATCCTATCAATCTTGAAAACGAATCACCAGAAAGACTTGCAGTTCGTGAATTTGTCCAAAATCAAAGTATATATAGATATGGTATGCCAATAGCTGAACATATTTTGAATGCAATTGTAAATGGATTTTTTATATTTAATTTGCGTAAAGATAAAAATATGGTTAAAAGTAAAGATGAATTGTTGAAATATATTGCAGATGAAAATGTTTCACTTGAAGAAAGATTGTATTTTCGGGATATTTTTCTCTATAACCAAAGACCAAGATTTTTGACTTTTGATGAACACGAATATATCAGGGCATGCGGTACGCTTGATGGTTTTGTTGAAATACGTGACGAAGAATCTGATTATGAATCTGATGAAGAAGACATTCAACCAATCAACACGAGACCTGCTGAAACTCAGGTTTTTGGATTCACACGTCCATCAATTGATACACGCTCAACTCCTACCACTGAAAGACGACCTTCCGGATTTGTAGCCCCAACCCTTTTAAGTGATGAACTTGCCACATTTTTAGGTAAACCCGTTGGAACTATGATGGCACGCACTGATGTAAGTAAGTTAATCAATAAATATATTGCAGATAACAGACTTCAAGATCTGCAGAATGGTCGCATAATTAATCCTGATGCAAAGCTTCGCAAGCTTCTTAGATTGAATAATGGAGACGAATTAACGTATTTTAATCTTCAAAAATACATGAAGCATCACTTTAGTAGGTAGGTTGATTTATAAACTAAGTCGGTGCATTGTTTCTCACATAAAATAAAAACGTAAAAAGGTCTATATATTTATATTTATAAAAATATAAACATATCAATACAATAGATACAAATGCCAAATTGGTGTATCAATAGCGCAACAATAACATGTCCATCCAAAGAAATATATGAAAAACTTATAGGAGCTATAATAGAAAAAAATTGGTTCAAAACATTTGCTCCATTAGGGTTGGATCCGGCCCAATATGAAAACGGCTGGGATTTCAAAACTGCATGTGAGATTTGGAATACAAAATGGGATGCCGTTGAAATAGAAGTAACTAGCCGAGATGACACCAAATACATATTGGATGTTTCATTTGACACAGCTTGGAGTCCACCATTAGGTGTATATAAAATAATGAATAATAATTTTGAGATCGAAATAACAGCATATTATTATGAATTAGGTTGCTCTTTTTTTGGAAGATATATAAAAAACAAAATCGAAGAAATAAATGAATCTTTCGAAATACCATGTTCTTATGAGGAACTAGTGGAAATACGAAAGTCAATATGTAGCGAGTTAGATGATTTTATGTCTCCAACATGGGAACAATTGGAAGAAGATTGGGAAGAAGAAGAATCCACAGATACATAATATACAAATATCGGCATGTAGTTACATTTTGTAAACAGTGCTAATAATATATTTCATTTTTTTATTAATAAAATATATTTATATAGGAAAAACAACACCATGGTGGAAACGACCAGCATTGAAATTGAAAATATTTTCAATGAAAACAAAATAAATGATTTGAAACGTTTTATGGTAAAACGCCAACAATTAAATGATTGTAATATCAAATTGCGATATCTACATTTTATTGCACATTATTCATCCATTTTGGTTACTACAGTGGCAGTTAGTTATAATAATAATAATACTGATATACATCTAGTAAATATGATATGGATTGGAATATCATTGAATATATTATCTAGTTTGATAAGTTCTTTTGAAAAGATGAACAAAACAATGTCTACTAAATTATTAGCGGATATTTACAAAATAAAAACAGATACTTATGTAGACGAAAGCGAATTAGTAGATTCTTTTCGTGAAAGAAGCGATACGTCATCGAAAACCAATAATCAAAACGTGATTCCTGTCTAATTTTATATAAGCGATGATAAATAACAACCTTGATAATCTTCTATTCCTGTGTGATTCAATGATATACTAATATCAGTCCAAATAGAACCACCCATTTTTTTCCATCTATGACAAAATAACCAATCTTCTGAAAAATAATGTCCTTCTTCTACACCACAATCAAAAAGAGCATAAGCAAATTTATTTTCATCCGGTTTTAAAAATCCAACATCGTCTGTATATTTCGTAGAAGGAAAAGCAGTGGACATTTTTTCAATAACGGTTCGTTGGATCATCATGAACCCCGTTGCAATATGCTTTACTTTTGTAAGATTTTTATCAATATTAAGTGTAGTCGATAAATAATTTACATTGTATTTTAATAAATTGTATTGTATCATACTTTCATTCGTTATTATGTTTTTAAATTGAGAATTATTTTTTTTGGCTATTAGTTCATTTATTATGTTTGGATTGTTTGCTAATTTTGACCAATTGTAATTTTTTAAAGGATATATACCTCCTACTATATGTTTATTTGAAATCATGAGTTTTAAAATATCATATGGATCCCAACTAATATCATTATCGATAAACATAATATGTGTCATTTTTGGATTAGCCATTGCACGAGCAACTAGATTATTACGTGCGCGTGAAACTAAACTATCATTGCGGCAAAATTCTACTACTAGTTCGATATTGTATTCACGAAATAAACTAATAGTATTCATAAGACAAGTTACATAATTTACGTAACATAAACTTGCGAAACATGGCGTCAAAATATAAACACATGGTTTGGTTTCAGCTATATAAGTTTTTATTTTTTCTTCTATTGATACATTTTGGTTTATAATAGCATTTTCCATTCCAGCGTTTGGGAATTGTGACATTTATAAAATATATTATAGAATATATTTTATATTGTTTTTTTATGGTTTCTTTTTTTGTTTTTATGCGTTTTTCTTAACTTATTTCTCCGTAAACTATATTTTTTACTGCGTTTATTTTTTCGTTTACTTCCACCAGGAGCAGGATTCTTTAGTGATAATCCTTGGCCTTGTTCTTGTCCTTTTCCTTGTTCTGGTTTATGATATTCAGTTGGTTGGTTTAATTCATCTATAATTTTTTTAATTTTATCAAGACCATTATTTTTAGTAAAAAAATCAGGATTCACAATATTATCAGGTCTTAAATTACCAAACCATTTGTCATTTTTTGTTTCATCAATGTTATATCTGTATTTAGCATTACTTTTCATCATATTTTTGATTAATTTTATCAAAAGTTGTGTATCTAAATCATAATTACCATTGTTTAATTTGTATTTTTCAATGTGTGTTTCAAAAAATTCTTCATTTAAACAATCTATAGACGGGTTATATAGTAGATTGTTTTTTAAATTAATCGCATAATACACTTTAGAAAAAAATAAACAAAATAACATGTTACCTAATCTATATATATCAGAATTTTTATGAATTTTTTTTTGATTTGAAATATAAGGATCAAAATATTTTGGTTCGTCGTTTACTCTAACATTTTCATTAATAACAATCTCATCTGTTTCTATATAACGTGCAAAATCAAAATCTATTATTTTTGTTTCTGGTTCTGGTTTTTTTTGATTATTAAATCCAATTCCAATGTTCTCTAATTTTATATCTAAATGTACAAATCCGTTATCTTGCATACATTTTAAACCTTCAACTATATCAAATATTATACGTTTACAATTAAATAAATTTGTATCATCTTTGTTTCTATCAAGGTATATATTAAGAACAAGCAAATCAGGTATAATTAGTTTTTCAAGAATTGCATATACATGTTTTTCTTTTTCATCTTCAATTAAATAACCAAATTCATATACTTTACATATGTATGGACATATATTTGAAATATAGTTTTGTAAAAATAATCCGTTAATTGTATTTTCCATTTTTTGTGTTAAAATCTCATCTGTATAGCTTGGATGGAATTTTGATATACGAATTACTTTATTATGAAGTATATTACCTTCATTATTTTTTAAATTATAAACACTGTTAAACCCACCGCTTGCGATTTTATCCCCAATAATGTATGTGTCGTCATTATCACAAGGTATTAAGTATTCTTTATCAGCTATTTTTGGATTTAACTTTCCAGATTTCTTTAATCTTTCAACTATTTTTTGGTCTGTACAACAAGTTTTCATTTTATATTCTACATTTGAAATATTATTATCATTATCATTATATAAAATTGTTTTTAGTTCATCATGTTTACTAATATTTTTAGAATCTTCAGAATCTTTAAAACCTTCAAAACCACTCATTTATATAATAATGATATATTTTAACTAAATTATATTACATTTATTTGTAATATAATTTTTTTGTAGGTTTTGGTTCTTTTATACAATTGCGCATTTGAAATGTGCAAAGGTGTAAGATTCTTTTTATGGATTATGTTTGGTTATGTTTATTTTTATAATTTGCGTATTAATCTAAGCAGTGGCAACTACTGCAGGAGTAGCCTTCATGAAGTGGTGCTTCATGTATTTTTGTAAGTTGAAATAAGTTAGTTGATCATCATTACTAACCTTTAGTAGCTTTGTAAGCTTATCATCAGGATGGATGATTCTGCCATTATCCTTATCTTGAAGACTATTGGCTTGGATGTAGGTATTGATTTCCTTACTTACATCAGTACGGGCCATTTCAGTTCCAATGGTTTTACCGAGGAATTGAGCTAGCTCATCACTGATACGAGTTGGCTTAACGAAACCAGATGGCTTTCTGTTAACGTTTGATCTTCTCTTCTTTGATGAAGCCTTTACTGCGTTCTTCATTTCACGAGAAACGGTCTTTTCAAGAGTCTTGAAATCATTCTTGACAGTGGCAAAAAGACCGCTCATTTGTTGAAGCTTAGCATTGAACTCGTTAAGTTTTACTGCAAGTGCTGCAGCAGCATCAAGAGGTGCAGCGTCTGCTACAGGGGCAGGTGCTAATTCATTAACTGGCTCAGCAGCTGGGGCAGCAGCTGGGGCAGCAGCTTTTGCCTTCTTGACTTTTGGCTTATCAGCAGCAGGGGCAGCTGTGGCGGCAACAACAGGGGCAGATACGACAGGGGTAGTAGTTGACTTTTCAGTAGACTTGGATGCTCTAACCATTCTGGCTATTATATTTGATTATATAGTTTCCTTTTTAAGTTATTTTTTTGATAATATATATTTATTGATAATCTACACTCGATTTATCATAATATAAATATATATTATTATACAAAAATAAAAATTCAATGTAAAAATATTTAATTTTATTTTATCAAAATGCCACAGATTCATATAACCATGGCATTGCATGTCTTGCTTCAGTCGATACTATTGTCAGTGCAGTTAAAACGTGAAACGTGCCAATCTTTCTATAATCATCGTTTATACCTAAATAAACAATATTTTCAATAGCAGTTAAACATGCCCTTTGAATTTGTGGTAAAGATAATTCATTGTATGATGATCTTGGAAAGACATCATCAAATGGATTTTGATTTGGACATATAAAATTTCTTACTTCACGAGATAAATTGCTTCTGAAATACCAAATATCATATAAAGATCTATATAAACGAACGCAATTGCGAATATCTAGATTTATAAACCACATACTACTTGTATAGTTTCCTAGTCCATCTATTTCTGTAAATAAATGGTTGATACGTTCATTGATAGGTTTTTCTCTTATTTCTGCTAATCTGTTATTTCTAGCCATCATTTCAGGTGTTATTTGAATTGTATTAATACGATTTTGTGTATTATTATTACTTAATCTATTATTACTAGTAAATCGATTACTTACAGTGTTATGTATAGGTCGTTGATTTGTATTTCTCATTGTATTTTGATATTGTAATCTTTCATTATCATTTTTAAAAGAAGGATATACTAAAAAAGATAGATTATATACTGTTTTAATCTGATTCGTTAATATAGGATTTATTTTTTCACGATTATATGGGTTCTCAATCTTATTTTTTTTCAGTAACATTTGAATAAGCGATGTTATATCAAATCCATATACAAAGTCTTTACTATCTTTATAACTATAAAAAACATCTTTGCTCATTTCTTTCAACGGTTCCATTGTAACGAAATCGCTATCGTTTACGCATATAGATACATCTTTTAATGCTGGTCCTTTTAGTTTTAATAAATACCTTACTATCCACCCTCTGAATAATCTTTGCAGTTTTATAATATTGAATGTTTTATTGAAATGTGTTTCTAAACGTTCAATTAATTCCTCTTTTTTACCAGATATTTTAAGATTGTATTTTTTTAATGCATCTTTTAATTCTGGTAATTTGTATTTATTGAATTCGATTGTGTTGTTTTTGTAATTTTGATAAGATATTTCGATCTTGATTGTTACAGGTTTTGGTTCTTTTTCTACCTTTGGTGTCTTTGTTTTTGTTGGTTTAATAGTATTTTCTACTTTTTCTAGTATTTTTGTATGTTCTTTATTAGCGTTTTTATTTATATCTTCCATATACATAATGGTATATTTTTTTATAAAATATTTATAAAAAAATTTCTAAGTAGTTTTGTTGTTTTTATAAATAGAATTTTATATTTCTTCTAATTCATTAGAAATTACGATACATTTTGATTTATATGTTTTACTAATATCACTAAGACATTCATTCGCATAATTAATAATAGGTCCAATCTCTTTCAATATTGTATCTTCCCAATTTCCTGCTCGACATTTTTCCAAGTGATCAATAAAACGAACGACAATATCAGTTACTGTAGTTTTTAAAACATCAAGAATATTATGTATCTCCCTGTATTTTTCACATTTTTTTTCATTTCGTTGAAGGACTGTTTTGAAATCATCTTCTGTTATAAAATTACGCATGTATTTTATACGTAACTCTTCATTTCTGCGTTCTCGGTTTTGAATTGCATATCTAGGTAGTATAATTTGATCCATATGAATAGTATTACGTATCAACTTCTCCATATAATTTTCACAATTTTTTGAATTTAGATTATTTTTATGTCTACCTGTTAATAAATTACGTAGTCTTGTAAATAATGTATGATTTAATTGGTGTTGTTGGCATGGATTATCAAGTGGATTACGTGGTACGGCATTTCCATTTCTCCGAAGCCATTCAAAATAATGAGGGTTATGAATCGTATTTTCAACTCTCCCTGTACGCCAATTGAACCCTGTATGACACTGTGTACACCACATCTGATCACAACCTGATATTTTGAAAATACCTGTTCTACAATTAGGACAAGGTTTTGTATCATTTGATAATAAACGAGCAGTAGCAAGTATATCAGGGTTACAAACATGTTCAGAATCACGATTAAGTCCCTTTATTTCGTGACATTCTGGACAAGACCATTTTTCACACAGTCCACATTTCCATTGAGTACTAAGATATCCGCGACAATTATTATCTGGACATGCGCGAATAAATTCTGACCGTTGTTGTTGTTGTCGATTACTGTATAACAATCTATATCTTTCATTTGTAAGATCAGCTATTTTATTATTCAATTCTGATATTTTATGATATAATTCATTAATATCTTTACCTATTTTTTCACCTTTTATTATTCTTTCTATTTGTGGTTGAGTAGCAGGCATCAATGAACGTTCGATATCAAATAGAATTTCTTCACGCTTTTTTTTTAATTTTTTACTGATAAATACTGATGTAAATTCTCTCGCTATAAACTGACGTGTCCATTCACGATTACATGGAGGGTTCATACATTTACTTGTAGTTTCACCAATTATGTATGTTTCGCAACATGTACGACAAGCAGTAAATTCACAATATGGACAGGATATTGGTTTTCTTATAGTTTGATTCATTGTATTATCACAAATACCACATACATTTGACATGGCCTTTATTTATTATATTATTTGATAATTTGTTTTTAATCATTTTTTCAATATATTATTTTATAAATAATATTACGTAAAATATTGATAATTCATGAAGGTCAATGGAGAACGCGTTATCACGTAAACCTAACCAAAAATAGTACTATTTCTTACGATAAATGCTAATCAAAAAAAATATAAATAAAAAAATTGAATTAAAGAAATGACACTATATAATCTATAACAAGTTCTTAGTTATAATGTCAAAGCCTTCAACTCCTATCGTTTTATCAGTCGCTGATTGGGTCCCATCCCAAGTTCGTTATATGCAACCAAAGGTAAATGACCGTGGTGCAAAATCAATTAATCTTATCAGTACACAATCAAATAGATCACTACATATAACTACTCCACTTATGATGACATGGGGTATTAGTGATTTCGTAGATTCACAAACTGGTGAGTCTGATGGAAAATATACACTATCACTCAATTTTCCTAATGATGATTATTCTACTGCAGCTACTGTTCAGTTTTTGAAAAAAATGAAGGATTTTGAAAATCAAATTATAGATGATGCTGTTAAAAATAGTGAAGCATGGTTTGGAGAAGAATTATCGCGTGAAGTAACAAAGCATAACTTCTTCCCATTTTTAAAATATACAAAAGATAAAAATACAAAAAAATTCGATTACTCTAAGCCACCATCAATTCGTGCCAAAGTTCCAAACTATAATAACCGGTGGGCTGTTGAAATTTATGATACAACCGGTAAACTAATTTTCCCAAATGATAATGAAAACATGACTCCTATGGATTTCATTCCAAAGAAATCAAATGTCGCATGTATCATTCAATGTGGTGGTTTATGGTTTGGTGGTAAAGGTTGGGGTCTAACATGGAAGCTAATTCAATGTGTTGTAAAGCCACAAGAAGTCCAAAGCGTTTATGGTCGTTGTCATATTCAATTATCAAATGATGATCTTAAGGATATTGAAAAAGTACCAGATGTTCAAGACGATGAAGAAGATGAAGTCGTAGTTGTTGCAGCTCAACCAGTACAAGTATCTACAGAAGTCGAAGATTCAGATGAAGAACAAGAACCAGAACCAGAGCCAGTGAAACCAGTTGTCAAGAAAGTTGTCAAAAAGGCTGTTGTTGAATCAGAACCAGAACAATTAGCCGATGTAGCTGTCGCAGTAGAACCAGAGCCAGTAAAAGCACCTGTCAAAAAGGTTGTTAAAAAGAAGGCCACATAAAGAGATTATGATTCAAAAAGGTAAAAATAATTAGATAGATTTTATATTTTTATAACATGTAACGTATAATTAAAGTTTGTTTGAATGAGAATATATTAATAAATATTCTCATTTTTTATTGTGCAAATCTCTAATAGTTTGAAAAAATTGAATGTATTTATCTAGATAAAAATAAAAATAAATAAACAAAAATGGTCTGTATTTATATTCTTGAATTAGTCGGTGGAAAATATTATATCGGTAAAACTAACAATCCAGGTTTTAGATTGGAACAGCATTTCCATTCTGGTGGGTCTGTTTGGACAAAAAAATTCCAACCCATCAAAATTTTAGAAATTATCGAGAATTGTGACGATTATGATGAAGACAAATATACTAGAATCTATATGGATAAATATGGTATTGATAACGTTAGAGGTGGTTCGTTTTGTGAAGAAATATTAGACGAAGCAACAATAAAGATGCTTGAAAAAATGAGCAACAGCACTAAAAACAAGTGTTTTATATGTGGAATTGTGGGTCATTTTGCTAAGGAATGTGGCAAATGTCAAAATTTAGAAGATATTGATAAATGTTTCAAGGCAATGGAATCGTTTATTGAAGAAAAAAGAAAACTTGAAATAGTTGATCCTAAATATAAAAAACCTAATACGGGAGCATGGGATTCTAATAAGGACCAATTATTAAGAAATGAAGAAACACGAGCTAAAAAACAAAAGGAAAAAAATGAAGAATATTTACCGTTGTTTGATGTTATTTATAAATCGATTCATTTATTGAACGATAAAATAGAACAAAATTCACAAAAAAAAGATATAGCCTCAGAACTATTTTCTAAGTTTTCAAAAACCCAAGGTATAAATATCAATGAAGACGGATTGAAAATATTCAGAAGTTTATTTGAATAGAAACCAAAAAAATCATAAAAAATTGAACACTTGTATATATATTTTTTATTAACAACGAAAAATAATAACCAAATCCGAACAACGAATACAATAGGGTAACCACTGGATAACACAACACAACAAAATAAATATTTGAAAAAATTACGTGGAATAGAAAGTCTCAAAATAATTATATAAATATATCTTAATATATAAAAAAATGAATATAAACCTGAGTCTTTTTATAAAAATATTATTATTTATTATGAGCGTTAAAATAAATCATTTTTTTAAACCCATAAAAAGAAACCCTTTTTTTTTAAACAAAATCTATCTATCAAAAAAAGAGAATCAATATACCCATTTTATCGAAAACACAAAAGACAAAAAAATAATATCATTATCACCAGGTGGTTATAAAGGATTTTATGTATTAGGAATTTGTAAATTCATAAAAGAGAACTATCAATTAGACAATTATGTATTTTCTGGTGCTAGTGCGGGTGCATGGAATTCACTTATGCTTTGTTTTAAACATGATATGAATGATATTATCAAAATAATATTAGATTCTAATTTAGAAAAATCGTCGTCGATACATGAAATCGAAAAATCGATAAAAAAAATTATTTTAAATAAATATACAGCAGATGATTTTGATCTAAATCGACTGTATGTTGGCGTTACCATTATCGATAATTATAAAACAAATACAACTATTTATACTGGGTTTGAGAACTTGGAAGATGCATTGGAATCTTGTATAGCGAGTTCTCATATTCCATTAATAACTGGCGGTTTGATTAACTTTTATAGAAATATAATGACATTTGATGGAGGTTTTAGTAAATATCCGTATTTAAATACATCAAAATCGGTATTACATATTCATCCAAATATGTGGAATCATTTTTCGAATACTACTGGGAAATTTAATATTACTGATTATACTACCTTGTTCTCGAAAAGTAAATATCCATTTCATGAAATGATCCATAATGGTTATATTGATTCTAAGAAAAACAAAGATATTTTAGATAAAGTTTTTTTATTATAAATAGAAAAAAAGAATATAAAGAATTTTTCTCGTATATATATACAAGAAACATCATAATGAAAACAACAGAACGATTTATATTAGAAGCAAAAGCAAAGCATAGAGATAAATATGATTATTCAAAAGTTGAATATACAGGTGGAACTGATAAAATAATTATTACATGTAAACAACATGGAGATTTTTTACAACAAGCAAATTTACATATAATGGGAAGTGGTTGTGTAAAATGTTTTAGGGATAATAATTCACTTTTACAAAGAAGTAATAATGAAGAATTCATAAAAAAAGCAAAAAAAAAACATGGAGATAATTATGATTATTCAAAAGTGAAATATACAAATTGTGGTGAAAAAGTAATTATCATATGCAAAGTTCATGGAGAGTTCTTACAAAGTCCTGCTAAACATTTGAGAGGAGGGTGTAAATTATGCGGCATATTAATGCAAACAAATAAACGAAGTAGCAACACAGAAAGATTTATTGAAAAGGCGACAGTGATTCATGGAGATAAATATGATTATTCAAAAGTAGAATATATTAATTCGTTACAAAAGGTAATTATTACATGTAAAGAACATGGCGATTTTTTACAAGCAGCAGGAAGTCATTTACAAGGTCACGAATGTAAAATATGTTCTACTATTATAACTGCTAACAAACAAAGAAGGAATAATGAAGAATTTATAGAAAAAGCGAAAGAAAAACATGGAGATAAATACGATTATTCAAACGTTGAACATATCAATTCAAATACAAAAGTAATTATTATATGTAAAGAACATGGTGAATTTTTACAAAATGCAGGAGGTCATTTACAAGGAAAGGGATGTAAAATGTGTGCAATACATGCGTCATCTATTAGACAAACGAGTAATAAAGAAGAATTTGTAGAAAAAGCAAAACTTATTCATGGAGATAAATATGATTATTCAAAACTAGAATATGTAAAGGATAGAAGTAAAGTAGTTATAACTTGTAAAGTTCATGGAGATTTTACACAAACTGCACGAGACCATTTATCTGGGAATGGTTGTTCAAAATGTGGTAAAGTATATAAAAAAAATACAAATGAATATATTGAAGATGCAAAAAAAGTTCATGGAGATAAATATGATTATTCAAAAACAATATTCAAACGAGCAAAAGATAAAATTATTATTACATGTAAAAAACATGGAGATTTTAAACAAGAAGCATATCATCATGCAACTGGTGTAGGTTGTCCGGTTTGTATGAATAAAACAGAAGCAAAATTATACGAAAAAATAGTATCAATATTCCCATCATTACTAAAACAATTCAGACAAGAATGGTGCATTAATCAAATAAGTAAAACTAATAAATATTTACCATTTGATTTCTGTATTCCTGAATATAAAATAATTATTGAATTAGATGGACCACAACATTTTAGACAAATAATGAACTGGAAGACACCAGAGGAACAATTTGAAAACGATAAATTCAAAGAAGAATGTGCAAATAATAATGGATATTCAGTTATTCGTTTATTACAAGAAGACGTAATGAATGATACTTACGACTGGGTAAAAGAATTATGTGATGCGATCGAACAAATTAAATCCAGCAATGAAATTACAAATATATATTTATCTAAAAATAACGAATATAATAATTTTTAGATATATTTCTTAAATAATAAAATACTGTAAAAAATATATAAAAAACTGATTTATATTTATATACTTATAAATATAAATACATACAAATGATACCAAAAGTTATTGTACAAACATCACGAAATGGTATTCCTGAATACGTTGTTGAAATGATTCGTGAAAAATCGCCTGGTTGGCAATATATACATTTTACTGATCACGATATAATCGATTTTTTTATTCAAAATCCTATCAGGGAATTTCCAAATGTTATTCAAAAATTTTATTCTTATAGTTATGGAGAACATCGCGCGGATCTATTTCGATATTATTATTTATACGTAAAAGGAGGTGTTTATATTGATTCGGATGCAATGATAGAAGATAATATTGAGAACATTGTAAAAAATTATGATTTCTTTTCAGTAAATTCTAGTTATTTACCGGGAAGTATTTTTCAAGGGTTTATTGGGTGTATTCCTGGTAATATAGTTATTTATGAGGCGTTGTGTGATTTATATTCTATGAGTAATGAGAACCTTACCAAAGATTTTCATATTTTATGTAAAAATATGTATCAATTTGCAAATTTATATTCAAATGTTTGTTTTGTTAAATTATATCAAGAACAACCAGTCAAAAACAATTGTTATAATATTGTAGATAGTGAGAACCAGGATCGATTAGTATTAGTTCACTATAGTGAAACAAAGGTTATACCTCCTCGAAATTGATATTTATAAATTATTATTCTGTAATTTATAAATTTATTTTTTATTTGTTCTTTTTTTGCGTCTTGTTGTTTTTCTTGATTTCTTGGATTTCTTCGATTTCTTAGATTTCTTGGATTTGCCTCCATTAGCTGGAATACGATAATCTTGTAATGTATCAGAATATTTTCTTAAACGGTAGTTTTTTAATTTTTCTAAAATACATTTAGCATCTTCATCATTAGGATTTGTCTTAATATATTCTTCTAAATCTTTAATTTCGTTATCGCAATCTGTCGATACAGGATGATCAATACATTTATAATCATCAGTATTGCACCCAGGCGACGACATCTTTTCTATATAATACGCACAGATAAAATATTATTCAACAGTAACTACTTTTGCTAAATTCCTAGGAAAGTCAGGATTGTTTCCTTTCAAAATTGCCATATAATAACTTATCAATTGTATGTAAATATTCACCAACAATCCTGAAAATGTCGTATTGTTCTCTACCATGATATCATTTTCTTTGGTTTTTACGTCAACTATATCTGTAAATCGAATTATAAATGCATTTCTAGCCTTTACTTCTTGGAAAGCATTTCTATTCTTATCTCGATGTTCTTCTGTAATATCTATTATTATGATCGGAAGATTTTCCTCTATTAATGCAAATGTACCATGTTTCAAAGACGACGTCGAGTACCCTTCTGCGTGTACATATGAAATTTCTTTTAATTTTAGAGAACCTTCTTTTGCAATAGCTTCATCTCTACCTTTTCCTAATAAAAATATAGATTTATTTTCTCTTAATAATGATGCTATATGTTTACATACTTCTTCATTATCTAATGCATTTTGCATTTGATAAGGAATGTTTCTTAGATCAGAAATTATTTTACGTCTTTTTTCAATAGCAGTTCCGCGGTTTTGTGAGAACCATACAGCAATCATGGATAAAACAATACACTGATTTGTGAATGATTTCGTGGATGCTACCGCTACTTCTCTACCCGCATTTAAATATACACCACAATCGGTTTCACGTGCGATTTGAGAATCAATTACATTTACAATACCAATCGTTACTAAATCATAATCTTTTGCAATCTGAATACATCTATGTAGGTCTTTCGTTTCTCCAGATTGAGACAGTAAAATAACAGCGGACTTGCGTTTCTTTGGAATATCTTTTATATTGAATTCTGCTCCATCATAACAAACCACTGTGTCAAATATATCTAATGATTTGAAAATATCCATTGCCCATAGCCCTGCATTATAGGATGTACCACAACCTAATATGATCAAATGATCTGTATCTAGTAATCGTGACTTACATGTATCTAATCCGCCTAGTTTTACGGACACGTTGTTTTCGATTCTTCCACCATTGTTGAGTGCACGGTTTATTGAATCAGGTTGCTCCATGATTTCTTTTAACATCCAATAACTATATTTTTCTGATAGAGTTTCTATGTTTGACTGTGATTTTTCCTTGATTGTGTATCTATGTATGTTCTTATTATATAAAATATCTTGACCATCTTTTGTTATTTCGATTAGATCATGATTATCGAGAACAATATATTTTTTAATATAATTACCAAATGCAATATGCTCACTTGCAATTATTATAAAATCTTCGTCTATTCCAAGTAAAAGTGGAGAACCATTACGAGTTACCCATATTTTATTCGGATAATCTTTATGTATTATGACTAATGCCCATGTTCCTGATAATTCCGATATAGTAAGTTTTATAGCATTCTCCATTGTTTCATTTTTATCTAAATGTTTTCCTATCAAAACTGCTATTACTTCCGTGTCTGTTTGAGAACGAAAAGAATATCCTTCTGTTTTGAGTTTATTTTTCAATTCTTGGAAGTTCTCAATAATGCCATTATGAACAATTGAAATCCGGTTCTTGTTATCTGAATGAGGATGAGCGTTTGTATTAGTTTTACCACCATGAGTAGCCCAACGTGTATGACCAATTGCTATAGATGATGTGCAATCTGTTTTATTTATGCTTTTTTCTAATTGTACTAAAGAATCGTTCGTATTTGTTGATGCATATTTAGTTGTAATAAGTTCTCCATTATCAATACTACTAATTCCAGCAGAATCATAACCGCGATTTTGTAATAATTTCAATCCAGTAATTATATATTCAACATAAGGTTCTCTTCCAAGATATCCTACTATTCCACACATTGTTTTGTATATAAATTTTATTTTTTTTAATTTATTATACCGAATCTATTAAAATCTTTTTTTAATATATAATGGCAGAAATAAAGTTTAGCATTTCTGGAAAAGAAAAAACTATAAAAGATGGAGCATTGAAATTTGATAAGGAAAACTTATCAACCGAACAATTAAATGAATTATTTAATAATGGTATAGTGAAAGAAAATGTTACTCATTTACAATTGACTAATTGTAATATTAAAGAACTACCTGATTCAATTTTAAACTTGAAAAAGTTAAGAAAATTATATTTACATGATTCAGCAATTGATACTTTTAGAAAGTTAAGAAATAAAGAGCAATTTATACCTAATAGCTTTAAAATTTTACCTAAATATCTTGATACTTTACCGTTAGAAGAGATACGGTTAGAACAGATTGACATAAACGATCCAGATAATAAAGAAAGCACAGATCCTGACGGATATGTTACAAGAACTGGAATAAATAATGATAAACATAATATGGAAATATTGTACAATATTAGTACAAAAAAATTAGGAGAAAGAAGTTTCGCAAGAGTATATGTTAATAATTATTTTGGAGGTTTGCAACTTATTAAAGGGCGTAATCAAAATAAAAGAAGACTACTACAAAAAGATTTTGAAGAACTTAAAGAAAAATATAATTTAGAATTTAAAACACCGTTAATCAAACCGTCAATAAAAGAGTCTACTGAAGAGTCTATCAAACCGTCAATAAAAGAGTCTACTGAAGAGTCTATCAAACCGTCTACACAAAGATCAAGATCAAGCTCAAGATCAAGCTCAAGATCAAGCTCAAGACAAAGATCAAGTGCAAGAAGTAATACACTACCAAAGACAAATAACGCTATAAGACCAAGAAGTGCAAAATCTGAACCTAGAAGAAGAACTACAACAAAAACTAGAAAAGTTAAATCTTACTAAAATCCATGATATTGAAATAATAAAATAAATATTTCAAAAAAACTATTTAAAAAAATATATCTATATATCTATATATTATCTCGATGTATCGTTTAGCAAATATCGGTTCTAGAAATTTATCAACTGTAACTACAGTTGGTTCAAATGCATTTGATATCTTTAAAAAGTCATGCTACTATAAAGTTGACTTCAAAATTAATGAAGAACAACCCGTTCAAGAAGCAGTAGCTCGTTTCAGTGCAATGAATATTAGTTCATTGGCTGTTGTTGATAAAAATGATAATTTAGTAGGTGTTTTGTCCAAGCGCGATTATATCAATAAAGTCGCTGCACTAAATAAGTTAGATGAAAATTTAAATGTAAGGGATATTTGCACATATGGTAGTAATATTATTGTTGCAAAAAAAACAGATTCACTTGAATCATGTATGAACAAAATGCTTTTTAAAAATATCCATCATTTATTGATCACGGATGATAAAAATAAACAATTCATTGGAATGATTTCTATGAAAGATATTATCCAAGATATCATGAAAGATAAAGAAGAAACTATCACAAGACTAACTGATTTCAATATTGGAAGAGGTGCTTTTTTCGGTAGTGAATAAAAATATATTGATATTATTCTTCTATTAAAGTCCCACAAACAGCAATATTACCAGATATACCTATTTTTTCTAAAAAAATTTTATCATTATTATCAATTGTATTTATAAATTTTGCAAATAAAACTTCTGCTCCTATACAATTAAACATTTCATTCATTGAATTAAACAAAAATTCTAACCATAATGATATATAATTTTTATTTATTTTGTATAAAGATGTAATTAAATTATTTGTATCATTATTTATTTTTTTGATAACATTTTTATTATTATCAAAATTATTAAAAACAAATTTATCATTCAACCAATATCTTCCACTTATTTTGAATAAATTATCAAATTGTATGTTGTTTTCAATTAAATATTTTAGTGCATATATTGTAAGAGTGCCTTCACCTAATGATTTTGACTGTGAATATACATTTTGAATAATTTTTTCATCATTAGTTTCATAAATATTCAAAAAATAATCCACATTTTTTTTAAAAAATTCCCTTTTATTTTCATCTAATGGAGAACATTCTATTAAAAAAATTCTTGTATTTGGTATTTTTGATCTAACTGAACTTATCGTGTTTTTCGTTTGTTCAAATCTTTCGTTTTTATTGTAAATACTTCTATTTTTTGTATATGATAACGGTTTATTAGGTGTATTTATAACAGAAGTTATCAATGTTATAGAATTCATAATAATTCGATAAAAAATATAAATATTTCTTTTTATATTTTTTTATATATAAATAAATCATTGTTTTGGTATAAATATAGAATGAAATCCTATTCTCATTTCTTCTTGTATTGGAATATCTATATAATCATACGTATCCAAATTTAATATTAATATCTTACTATCTTTATTGTTATATATATTGAAATAATACGTAATCAAATGATATGAGTCGCTTATTTTTCTTATCGTAGGTTCTCCACATATAAATTTATTAACAAATTCGATTTTCTTTATTACTTCCATGTCTTTACATATAACAAATCCATTAGGAGTATTGTTTTTTATACTTCTAAATAACGTTTTATCATCATATAAAATAGGAAATTCTAAATTGAGTTCTTCTAGTTCTTCATATTTTTCTATTTGAACTTCTTTTGTATCTTTGTCTATTACTATTTTTCTATATTTTCCAGTTATGTTTAGTTCATTAAAATCTATTTTATCATAAAATGTAGTATATATTTCCATATTTGTAGCAGTCTCTTTATAATTTGCATAATGAAACATATATAAACTTTCATTCAGATAATATCGATCGATTTTCATAGTATCTTTATCTAATATATTGATAATGGTGTTCTTGGTTTCATCTAATTTAACCGGCATCGGTGTTATAAATATCTTTTTAAAATCGATAGTAAGTGGTGAATCAAAAAAAATTATTTTGTTTTGAGAACTCCAAAAATCATGAATAATAGGTAGATATCTGGTAGGAATTTTTTTGTGTTTTATTATTTTCAAGTTATTATTTAACTCGTAATATGATACAGTATTTGTAAATATATCATAATCGATTGTTTCAACACTATTGTTTTTAGACTTTGAATGCGCTGAAAAATGCATGATGTTCTCGATAGGAAATTTTTTTATTGTTTTTATTTGTTTATTTTCAAAATCAATGTTTAATTTGTATGGAACGTCTCGTTCATATAATGCATATGTGTTATCGTTAATATTCAACAACGCAGTATTTGATACTCCTAATAGAGATGGTAATAGATTTACTGTACTGAATATTTCAAATATCAATTTTAAAAATCGATTGTTTGGTATTCTACCATTTTGTTCTTCGTAGTTCAGTTTATCTGTTCTTATAAAATGTTTTGTATATGTTATTTCACCATTATCGAAAAATACTCCTTGAATAAGACCATCTGCTGTAAATAAATCGAAAATATTTGTTACTGAATCCATGTTTATATCCGGCCCTATTAAACCATAGAAACCGTTTATGTTATTTATTATATTTTTTTGACCTGGTGTTAATGATCCATAATTTATTTTTTTTGTTATTTCTTTATCTTTTATATTGAATTTTGGTCCAAATGGAAAATTTATAAAAAATGCGATTGCTACTGTATTTACAAAACCAATAATAAAAAAAACAAATAACTTCATTAAATATTTTATTATACTATGTTTATATTTTTTTACATGAAAATAATAAGATTATGTCCAATTGATGATATCATATGTAATAATGAATGATATTGGTTGGCTAAATTTATATCACTACAAAAACAATATTGTCGATTTATATAACCAAATAAATATAAATATATCGTTATCAAAAAAGTAGATACTATGGTTATCATTAAACCCACTCGCCTCATATCTATAGGTAATAAACATTTTTTATAAAATAGCCATCCACCATAAAATACTATAAACAATATCGAAAATTTATCTATTATATTTGTATAAATATTATTATTAGAATGCACTACTAATGATGTTATAACTAATATAAAAAAAAAGAAAGAGTACAAATAATAATCAAAATAAAATGCCATTATCGAATTTACTAAAAATATTGTACTAGAATAAAAACAACAATTTTGATTTGTTTTATCTGGTTTTTCCATTATTATAATATTATATTATAATAATGTTTCTTTTTATTCACGATGTAATAACTATATTCAAATAAATATCACTCTTTTTTGTTATTTCATATATATCATTTTGATTTATTTTTGATATTCCTTGTTCTCTCAATATTATTGTTTGTGATTTTGTTATTTTTAATTGACTAGGATATAAATATATAGGATTTTTACATATTCCTATGTCAATCTTTTCCACTTCTAATAATTCAGGTATATTGTATTTTAATCTTACATGTATATTATTATTACTGTCTATTTCTATGTTTTCTGGTAACATTGGATTACATTTTACATAAATATCACATCCTGCATTATCATATACTAATTCATGATGCCATAACGGAATTATGTATATTTTTTCATTTATATTCAATTTATACAAATTGTTATCAAATAGATCATTTAATACCGGATTCAATATTATACATTCGTCATTTTTTATTTTATTTTTTATTATTTCATCTATCTTTTCATAAAAAAAATCGTCGAAATGGAGAACATCCCTATGTATATTCATTATTTCGTGTATTTTTATAAGAGTTTTTTTATCTATTTTTTCCATTGTTTCCAAAGCCTTTTTTTCACAAGTGGTAGATAAACGTTGGATTATAGTATAAAATAAATTATTATATGATTCTTTTTGGAGAACATTTTTCAAAAAAGAATAGAGAACCCAACTATATGAATTTTTATCTGATATATCATCATCTTCCGAATCACTATCAATAGCATCAAAAAATGTATTATTATGTTTCATTAAATATTCATATGCTTCGTGTATTTCTTGAAACTTTTCTCCTGCATCTGGACTATTATTTTTATCAGGATGATACTTAAGAGCTAACATTCTATATTTTTTTTTGATTTCATTTTTGTTTATTTCATTCTTTTCAAAGTCTTTTTTATCTATTTCGAGAACATTACATGCTTTTTTATAATTCATCATATTTATGTAGTTTATTTATTATATAAAACATAATACTCTCTAAATGGTATATCGGACGATAATTATTATTGTAATATTTTAAAAATACATATGATTTTTCTAGTATGTCTGAAATGTCTTTTCCATTTATTTTATTGTTCTCGATAAAATATTCTATTATATATGATAAACATTCTACTGTATCTAAATTATATGTTAATATATCATATAGTGTATCACGAAAGTCAGTGAAATTTATTTTTTTTGAAGATTCGATCTCTTGAATAATATTATCACATACAATATTGAAAACCTCCTTTGGCAATTCCTCTGTATTGTTTATGAATTCAAAATACCTCGTATCTTTTATGTTCATTATTCCATCTAATCCTATATTATTATATATCGATTTATCATTTTTCATTGTTTTCTTTTTATAATTAGTTATTCTATTGATAAAATCAGAGTCGTTATTATTGATTGTTATATTTATATACTGTTCTTTGTATGGTCTTCTAATATTTATTATTTGACATGCGTTTATTATTGATGTTGGCATAAAACTTATATGTTCTGTTATTATGAAAAATTTTATCTGTATATTTGATTGTGAATGGTTATATTGTTGCATATAACTATAAAATATCTCTAATAATTCAGTATGTATTAAATGAAAATTTTTACATATAATAATTCCTATTTTGTCCTGTTTTACTGATATAATATCCACTATTTGAAAAAATATTTCATGCCATAGTATTTTAGAGTTACAACCAAGTAGCGACATATCAATTTCATAATGAATATCACTTAGCTTGTATGTGTAATTCTGTTTTTCAGTTACTGCGGTGATTTTTTTTTCATATTTTAATTCGTTATTGCTATATTTTTTCAACAAGTACAAAACCTGTGAATATTTTCCAACTCCAGATGGTCCATATATTATCATATTTTCTAATTTACTTATTTTGTCTGGTAGTAAATGATATTTTTTTTTTAATTCTGGATGTATGTTGTAATTATCAACCGATGATATATATTCTTCGAAATGCGTTTCATAATATTTCATTATTGTTTTCTATAAACTATAGAGAACAATATAAAAGTTTTTATACGAGTTTTTTTAATATTTTGGTTTATCCATTAATTGCTGTCTTGATAATTTCGAAAAACCATCACCTATAAATATTTCATATGATGAAATACCCATCAATGATAATGCAGCAGCTAATGTAAAGAATAGCGTTCTATATTCAATAATATTTTTAATACTTAAATGTGTCAAAATTAATGTAAAATTACCTTTTAAATTATCGTTATAATAAAATAAAATATATAATATAATTGTTCCCAAACAAAATGATGATATCATTAATCTTTTGACTAATTCTAATTTTTGCTTGTATTTATTAGGTAAATTGAATGGTGTTCCGTATTTTTTTGTATATTTTATGTTTAAATTATTAGCTACCATTATTATGAAAACAATTATTACTGTATGAAATGATAATCCAACAATAACTGAAAATATTGATACCATTTGTACAAAGCTATATGATGTTTGAAATAATTTCATTAAGTCATTACTTACATATAAAAAACATGCTGTGTTTACTACTAACAAAATTCCAAAACCAATTAATTCACTGAATTTACGATAAATAAATACAAAACAAATAATATATAATACGAAAAATGCTAGATAATTTAAAAATCCAATTGATTGTGCCATTTTTATAGTTATACTAATATATATCTCGATATTTTTATCAATTAGGTTCTGGTAATTTATATTTTTCACATAACCAGTTTACGATTGTCGTTTTTTCACATGTCAAGAAACCTTCTGGAAATTTTTTTATATTTAAAAATTCGGGTTTTTTCATATCTGGACGCTTATAATAAACATATGGACCATATTTACCTTTTTTTATAGACATTGTGTCATTCAATACCCTCAATGATGTTTTTTCGTTTGTATCTTTTTTGTTTCCTAAATATTCTGTTATATCTGCCAATGTTATTTCGTCTAATGGTTTTTCTATATCTTTTATACTTTCTCTTTTTGTTGGATCTTTTCCATATTCTACATAGGGTCCATAACGTCCTGTTTTTATAAATATATCTTCTCCATCATATTTACCTAAACAACTATTTTTTATTTCTAATACATCGTTAACCGCATATTCTTTGTTTTTTAATTTTTCTAAATCTATTTCTTTATCTTTTTTCGCTGATAAATATTCTACTGTTCCATCTTGTAACGTATGTTTTATCGCTGGTCCAAAACGTTCAAATATATATTCGTATCCTTCTTCTATTAATGGATATGATTGCTTTTTTATGTTTTTAATCGGACCAGATAATCGTTTTATTTCATCGTAACATTCTTTACATATAGATGACCATTCTGGTTTGTCAATATTATTTGATGATATTATATCTAATTGTTCCTCCATGGTTTTTGTGTATTCATATGAGAACAATTCTTCAAAATTTTTTAATAGAAATTCTAATGTTACTATTCCGATCGATTGTATAACTAATTTATTTTTTTCATTTCCAAATATGCGCTCCTTAGTTGTTGTATTTATAGTCTTATCAATTAGACGATATTCATCACATATGATTTTCTCACCTTCTATGTCGGTTTTTTTTACATATCCTCTATCTTGTATGGTTTCTACTATTGTTGCAAATGTAGATGGACGTCCTATTCCAAGATCCTCTAGTTTATTGATTAAACTGGCTTCCGTATAATGTTGATGTTTGTTTTTGACGCTCACTTCACTTTCTATATATTGATATTGACATGGTTTTTTCGCATCCATTATCGATTGAAAATAAGTCAATAAACCAACGTTGTCATTTTGTGTTTGAGAACCTTGTGCCGATTTTTCAGATACTATTTTCCATCCATAAAAAACAGGTATTTCTATAGTATATAAATATTCATGTTCTAATGGTGCTGATATTTTTATCGGTTTGCATTTATAAATAGCCTCCGCCATACAACTTTCAACCGTATTTTTCCATATTAGTTTATATAATGATATCATCCTAGTGTCTTCCACATTTGGAATCGTTTTTGTTTCTATTTGAGTAACACGAATTGCCTCATGTGGGTTTGTCGTATCTTTCAATGAAATTGGATCTAAGTTTCCAATATATTCTGATTTCTTGTATTCCTTTATTATGTAATTCTTCATATTTTCTAAAAAAACTGTTGAATATTGAGAACTTTCCGTTCGCATATAAGTAATATAACCATTTTGATATAATTTTTGACAAATTTCCATTGTTGTTTTTGGTGACATATGTAATACATTACTTGCTACCTGTAATAATCTAGATGTATGAAATGGTTTTGGTGGCGATTTTATACTTTGTTTATCTTGACCTATTTTTAAAATATGATTATGTGTCTTGGATTTTTCTAAGAATTCGAGAACATTGGTTTTACATAAAAAATCGGCATTTAAATGAAATTCTATTGATTTTGAAAAAAAAACACCCCGGGTTTTATAATATTGTTCTATTTTTGTGGTATCCTTTTCTTTTTCATTATCGTATACGAGTCTTAGTGCAGGTGTTTGACAACGGCCAGCACTCAATGAATTCGACTTGTTATTATACAAATATTTCCATAAATATGGCGATATTTTATATCCAACGATAATATCGAGAACTTGTCGAGCATGTTGTGCTTGTACTAAATTCATATTTACAATAGTTGGTTTTTTTACAGCCTCTATTATGGCATTTTTAGTTACTTCGTGAAATATGATACGCTTTGTCGTTTCAACTGGTAAGTCGAAAATTTTACATATATGCCATGCAATCGCTTCGCCTTCACGATCATCATCTGATGCTAATATAATATTGGATTTCGAGAACATTGATATTGTTTTTCTCATACTTTCTATATGATGCTCTTTTTCAACTATAAATGTAAATGTAGGTTCGAAATTTTTTTTTGTATCTATTGCTTTCAATCCCTCGATGGATCTTATATGTCCTTTCGATGCTATACAACAATATTCTTCACCTAAGAAATGTTCTATTTTTGCACATTTTGATGGCGATTCAACTATTATTAGATATTTTGCTGTAGCTAGATTTGATGACATGGACTTTGATGTTTGTTTTGAACCGTTTTTTGTTGTGGTAAATTTTTTTTTATAATATTTTGGTGGCATGTTATAGATATATTTTTACACGATATATTTCTAATTCATTTACCTAATAGTTTTTGTTTCAATTTATTTACTTGTTCTATTGTATTATTGTATTCTATCTGTGAGAACTCTTGTTTATTTATCTCCGTGCTATTGTGTATTTTGTCATAATAATATAATAGCGACTCCGTATTCTGTGTTCTCTCTAATAAATATTTTTTTTTATTAGAAAAAAAACATTTGCAATATCTTGACATTATATATAATAATAAAATATTATTTTTATTTTGTTTTATTTAATCATCATCAACATATTCATAATCTGTTTCATCATCTGTATCATCATTCTCTATTTGTGAAATTTCTTCTCTAGTTATTTCATAAATTCTTTTTATTAATATATTTCTAGAACCATTATACCAGTTGAACAACAATAATAATGTACCTTTATTGTCAAAACCTATATATTTTACATTATCAAGTGATCCGATATTATAATTTTTACCTATTATCAATGGTTGATTATTGCGATCTTCCAGTAAATTCATTTTGTATTTGATATATATATATATATAATTTTTTATATTATTCAATTTTCTTGAGATAAAATTGAATTCTACAAACAAGTTTTTATTTATATTATAAAATCATGACAATTTATAGTAAAAATATTCAAATCATTATCAAAGATCGTTCTTATTCTGAATGGAGTTTTGTCGATTATGAATCTAAGCAAACGCTAAGTATAGATGATTACCCACAATTAAATACTATCATACCATCAGAACAAAAACTATTCAATTTGGATGTTGTATATTTGGATAATTCAAACATTAATATCAATGTTATTGAAAAACATTCTTATATAAAAACTGTTCCGTATTTATCTGGTATTCTAATTCTTGATAATAATAAAACGTACGGAAGGACACCGAATAAGAAACGTCTTTTATATAAATGTATTCCTGATGATCCGAGTCTTCCTTCGTTTTTGATACCTTATGATATAAAAATTGGATTTTCTAAAATAATAAAAAACCGATATATAATTTTCAAATACGAAAATTGGGAAGGTAAACATCCAAATGGTATGATAATTGAAACAATCGGTGATGTTGATAATTTAGAAGCATTTTATGATTACAAATTATATTGTAAATATTTACATATATCTATTTCAGAATTTACAAATAAAACTCGTTTTACAATTGGTAATAAACCGATACAAACATATATTGACGAGATATCAAATAATCCAAATTATAATATAGAAAATCGTCGAGGTGATTATGTGTTTACTATAGATTCTGCAAATACAGTTGATTATGATGACGCATTCGGAGTAAAAAAAGTTGAAAATAATTGGATTGTCAGTGTTTATATTTCCAATATATTTCTTTGGATAGAAACATTGGATTTATGGGATTATTTTAGTAAAAGGGTTTCTACAATTTATTTACCAGATCGTAACCGCACTATGCTTCCTACGATTTTATCAGATAATTTATGTAGCTTAAAGTCTTTTCAACCACGTTTCGCATTAGCTATGGATGTTGTTATTGACGAAAATGGTTGCATCAATAATATTAGTTATAAAAATGTTTTAATACAAGTTAATAAAAATTATTCATATGATGAAACAACTATGTATATTGATAATCATTATATTATGCTTTATAATCTTTCTAAAAATTTAGATTATAGTATTCAAAATAGTCATGATTTGGTTTCATTTTGGATGATCAAAATGAATACGCATACTGGTACAAAATTATCTGAATACAAAACTGGTATTTTCAAAACAATACATTTAAATAATTCTATATTAAGACATGATATTGATAATCGTGATGAAATGAATGAAAATACATTTCAAGTTATACGTAATTGGAATAATTCTATTGGAAAATATTTATTATATGATATAGATAATACAGAATCTGAATTACCGAAATACTATGCGCATGTAACTAGTCCTATAAGAAGGATGGTTGATTTTCTGAATCAAATTATTTTATTAAAGGAATTTGAATTACTTGATAACATGAGTGAAAAATCACAAATGTTTTTAAAATTATGGTTATCTGAATTAGATTATTTGAATTCAGCTATGCGTTCTATACGAAAAATACAATTAGAATGTGAATTGATAAATAGATGTTTTAAAGATCCAAGTATTATGGATAATAGATATCAAGGTACAGTATTTAGTAAAGAAATGAAATCAAATGGAAAAATAACATATATGGTTTATTTGGAAAAAATAAAATTACTTTCAAAAATTACTATAACTAATGATTTGTCAAATTATTCTAAACATATTTTTGAAATTTATTTGTTCGAAGATGAAGATAAGGTTAGAAAAAAAATAAGATTACAAATAATAATATAAATATAAAACATTATTATATATAAATATGAAATTCAATATTTTTTTATTGCTCACTATTACCTTTGTAAAATCGTCAGTAATAACGCGTTTTGAAGAATGGATTAATAACTTTAAAATTGCAATCGAATCCGATGAACAATATTCATCTACCTTAAAAAAATGGGTTGATAACAATAAATTTATCGAAGAAATAAACTCACAAAATTTGACATATAAACTAGGTCATAATCAGTTTTCTGGAATGGACTCTAACGATTTTTCAAAGTATCTAGGTATTTCTGGTCTTTTATATAAAGACGCGGAAAACATCCGTAATACTAATTCGGATTGGGTCAATATTACAGTTCCGTTATCTGTTAATTGGATTAGTAAAGGTGCTGTTACAAATGTGAAGGATCAAGGTCAATGTGGATCATGTTGGTCTTTTTCTACTACAGGAGCATTAGAAGGTGCATATTTTATTAAATATGGAATATTAGAATCATTTTCAGAACAACAATTAGTTGATTGTGATACTTATCGTAATGGTGGTAAAGATTTAGGCTGTAAGGGAGGTTTGATGGATAATGCTTTCACTTGGATTGGTGATAACGGAGGATTATGTTCTGAAGCCGATTACCCTTATTTTTCTGGTGAAACCAAAACTAATGGTCCTTGTAAAACTAGTTGTAAAAATATTCAAAATAGTAAAATTACTGAATTTGTTGATATCATTAAAAGTTCTGATGATGAAATGATGAAAGCTGTTTCACAACAACCTGTATCCATAGCTATCGAGGCTGATCAGCGTGAATTCCAATTATATAAATCTGGAGTTTTTTCAACATCATGTGGTGTTACGTTGGATCATGGTGTATTGGTGGTCGGTTATGGAACTGATAATAACTTGGATTATTATTTAGTAAAAAATTCATGGGGAACTAGTTGGGGTGATAATGGTTATATCAAATTAGGTCGCGGTAAACAATATAATAATGGTGATGGTCAATGTGGTCTTTTATTACAAGGAAGTTATCCTCTTTTATAAATAAAAATTTTATAATATAATTTGTAATATTATAAAATGAATAAATGTATTTCGTTGTTATTAATAGGGTTATATTCTACTTAAAGCCTTTGTTACTATTAATAAAAAAATTATAATAAACATAAATAACATTTTATTTTTTTCCTATTGATGTTTCTTTTGCTACTTTTATATATCCTTCACCGCCTTTACTTGTTGTGTCTGGCGGAGCATAATATTCTTCTAAGCATTTTTCATAATATATTTCTAATATTTTTTCTAAATTCAATAGTTGTTTAGTACATCTAATTTGAGAACATACTTCCATCATATGTTGAGGTTCAGCTTCGTTGTTTAATTTTCTAGCTTTTAAAATATATTCTTGTATTATGGGATCATTTGGTAATTTTTTGATATTTCCGCCAATATAATAATGACCACCATATTGTTTTGAAAATTTAATATATTCAAAAATTACTGAATAATCGATTTGTTCTTCTTTTTTATTGTTTTTTTCACATTCATTATTATATTCATCGAATGTTTCTTTATTTATTGTTATAAATTTTTCTAAATCAATTAGAGATGGTTCTTTTCCTATAAATTCTTCGTATTGTATTGACATATACTGAGACAATACAATAAAAAATATATATTATTTTTATTCAATTTTTTAAATATCATCTATATCTATTTCTTCTGTTTGTTCTAAATCGAAATCAACTGGTATCCGTTGTTTTGGAACTACTATAGTATTTTCTTCTACATCATCTGTAAAAATTAAATCATCGTCATTTTTGGTTGAATTTGTATTTGTATATCCTAATTGACGTTTTAATAAATCAGAAATTTGAATACCTGGAATATTACGTAATTGATCTACTTGGTTATTTTCATAAATGGACAAAATATCACAATTTTTTGATGGATTTTCCCATTCACGAAGACCTATTAGAACTATGTTGTTTATAGATAACATATTATTACGTTTTTGTTTTCCACGAAATTTATTTCGAATATGCCCGATTAGACGAATATTATCATTTGTGTATATTTCACACATACCATTACCAAGCATTTTTGTTACTATTGCAAATAGTTCCAATTCACACTCAGGTAATCGTAATCTACTATCCCCTCTAGTTTGATGTTTTCTAGCGAGACCTTTTGTACCAGTGCCACCTGTTCTATTCTTTACCATTTTGATTAGTTTTATTATTAGATATTTTATTATTTTTATGAATTCAATTTTTTATATTAACTCGGAAAAATCCACGATAAAAATAAAAGAAGTAAAAAAAAAGAAGTATATATTTAAAATTACAAAAGTTTAATAAAGTGTAAGGAGATTGTTGTGATCAATAGAGCCGATAAGGTTATGATTATTGAAATCGAAAATCCGTTT